ATTTAAAGGTGGAATTTCTTTATTTGAAGAAAAACAATATAGTACTAATAAACCTTTGAAACTTAAAAAGAAAGACTTTATAAATAGGAAGAAAAAAGCAGATGAGTATTTTATTAGATTTTTAACTCTGGAATTTGCTCCAGAATCCTACTTAATTAAAGAGGGTTATACACTAATTAATAGTAAATGAAAATGAAGAAAGAAATTGCTAGTTATAAGCTTGGTCAGTTTGTTGATTTTAAGGGTGTTGAAAGATTGGTAGTTGCTTGTGCTGTAAGTATGCCAGTGAAAGAAGGTCTTACTGCAACTTGGAATATTCCAGGTGTTGAGGATTCTTTCGAGATTGTACGAGCTATATCTATTGGCATTGCGGTATATAATCCAGAAGATGAGTTTAATCTTACTTTTGGTAAAGAACAAGCTTATAAGAAAGCTCTTGCAGGAGATCCTTGTTGGTTTATTGGTAAAGGCGGTGTAATTACTAAAGAGTGTATTGATGCACTTTTGACAGAGAAAATTAATCACTTTATTAAGAATCCTGAGATAGTCATTAAGGATTATAATGCTAACAAGGCTAAATATGAGCAGATTCAGAAAGAGAAAGAGTACATTCAGAGTGCCTCTCCGGCAGAACAAGCGATATTAACCTTAATGTCTAGAGGGGTAGATGTGCAGGGAGTTCTTGATAAAACAAAGACCCTAGTAGATGCAATTGAAAACGGTTCTAAGTTGGTTGATTAAACTATTTATAATTGTAGGAATTTTATTTATAATTGTACGTATAGAACAATTAAATAACAATATACAGAGTGTCCCTTCTAATAAAGAAATAATTAGAGATTCTTTAGTTAGGGATACTCTAAATCACACTAAAGATTCCTTAACAATTAAAATAGTAAAAATAAGAGAGACGTATGAAGATAAGAAAGCTATTATTATGTCTAATGATACTTCTGCCGACATACAGTTTTTCACAAACTACATCAACCATTACAATAACTCCAGAACAACTGAAAACAACTAATCTTATATTTCTAGAGCATGAGAAATATACAAAAGAAGTTCCATTATTAAATAAGAAGATTGAAACACTAGAAGAGATAAATAAATCTTGGTTACATACTGATTCTATAAGAAGAATTAATGAAAAGCAGTATAACGCTATTATTAAAAAGGATAGTATTAAAATAACACAATTACAAAGTTCACACAAAAAATATAAAGTTGTAACTAAGATTAGTATAATATTAAATATCATTCTTGCATGCCTGTTAGTAAAGTAAACTATAAAGATCCAAATGGATTAACTTATAAACATCCAGAAAGAAGTTGTAAAAGATGTTTAAAATATCCATGTATAGCTAATATGGATAAGTTATATAGTGATTTTGCTAAATATGGATGTAAGCACTTTGATGATATGAATGTGTTTCATTAATGGAGCAAATAACAATTCATGCTAAACTAGTTGCGGAACAAATAGATGGAATGGGATACACTAATTATGTATTTGAAGATTTGAATCCTAAGGACGAAGACTTTAGATATATAATGTGTGTCCGATTCCCTAATTGGGAGCAAAAAAGTATCGAAATTGATGAAATTGGATATTTAAATATAAGATATGTAGAAGGAGGAAAAGATACATGGTTTGATGGTCAGAACCTAATACCTTATAAATATACTAATGTCATATTTCTCAAGTTTATTGAGGATAAACCTAAAGTTGATATAAGTGAAATTATTTTAGATTAAATTTATATTGTAGATTATTAATTATTAGATTACTATGAAACATTATTTGAATTTAATTATATGACAGTATTAGGAGATAAGCTTCAGGCAGCTATGAGTAAAAAGGCAAGTGATATTACTACTTATGTATGGAAAGGTCCAAAGGTTAATGGAGAGCAGCAGGAAATCTTAATGATTGATGCTTCTTTCGATCAGCTTAAAAAGTGGTATCGTCATTGTCAGCAAATGCTTTATAATGAGGATTCTAAAAATCCAGGAAGAGTTACCTTACTTGAGATTGTACAGGATCAAATTAGTCGTTGTAGAGCAGAACTTCTTATAAGATGGCTTATGGCTGAGAAGCAGTATTCTAACACAAGATGTTTGGAAGATTTACGAAAGTTAATCAGTAACAATAAAAATACACTAACCCCAGAGGCTATTAAATCATTCCCTATTAGTAAGGTGATGGATGGTCTTCCTATTGATTATCAGCAGGTACCTGTTAAATTGGTAATGGACGCTTGTCTTGACCTTTTGGGAATTTTTGATAATAGCCATATCACACTCAACTTTATTCTTAAAATGGGTTTGTGGTTTACTCCACGTGAAATGCAAAAGGATTTGTATCGTAAAGACCCTGAAACTGGTAAAGCTAGAAATCGTCTTGATGTAGTTAAAGAAGAACTTAGAATTAGTTTGAGACCTAATCAGTATTTACGTATTTGTGATACAGGTTTGTCTTATACTGAGTTTAAGGCAATTTATATGCTGCAGAGAGATAAGTATTCTAACTTAACTAGTGAGCAGCTTAAGTTACTTTCTAATAAAATTCTGTATCGTTTTCAGATTCAGTGTGAAGAGCAGGCTAAACAATGGCTTACTAAGATAGATGAAATTAATAAGGTTGCTGCAGATAAAGGTTGGGATGTAACACGTGCTGACTTGTAATAAGTTGGCATGTTAGTGAAAATATTGTCATAAGTGCCGGTAATGCACGATCTATTTGAGCCTGTTTCTCGAGATGAAAGGCAGGCTCAAGCACTTAAAGCTTGGATTAAAGCTAAAGGACATGGGACTATTGTAGGATGTACTGGATTTGGTAAGACTAGAGTGGCTTTAAATGCTATAACTAAATTACGATCAAAATATCCTACAATGTCAGTACTAGTAGTAGTACCTTTTGATAATTTAAGAGAGCAATGGTCTAAAGAACTTGATGAGAGGGGTTTGGGATTCAATACTGATGTAAAAGTAATGATGGGAGCATCTAAAAAGGAATGGTCTTGTGACTTACTAATTATTGATGAAGCTCATAAAATCAATAGTGAAGTTCTTAGTAATGTTCTTACAAATACTAAGTTTAAATTGATACTTGGTTTAACTGCTACTTTTGAAAGACTGGATGGAAGACATGAAATTTTAGCTAAATATGCTCCAGTTGTAGATACTATAACTATGGAGGATGCCCTCTTTAATGGATGGGTAGCTAAATATAAAGACTATGTAGTTGTTATTGATGTCCCTGATATTGATGTTTACCAGAAATATAATAAAGAATTTAATGAACACTTTGAATTCTTTCAATGGGACTTTAACAAGGTTATGTCTATGACAGGTAAAAATGGTTTTACTAATAGATGGCAATATTGTAAGGATATTTATCCTGATGATTATGCTATGCAAAAAGACTATTTAAAATCTGTCACATTTCATGCTATGGGTTTTATGAAAACTATGCAATCTAGAAAAAAGTTTGTACAAAATCATCCTGAGAAAATACGAATAGCTAAAGAGATAATTAAATATAGAAGTGATAAGAAAATTGTCACTTTTAATGCCAATACAGCTATGGCAGAAGCATATAAAGAGGGATATGTTTATACTGGTAAAGAAGGTAAAAAGAAAAATAGAATAACACTAGAAGAGTTTTCTAAAATGCCAAGCGGAGTATTAAACAGCTGTAAGATGGCAATTGAAGGCTTGGATGTACCCGATTTATCAGTAGGTATACAAACTGGTATAGATAGTAGTAAAACTAAAGCTGTACAGTCTCTTGGAAGAGTAGTACGATTAGCAAAGGGTAAACTAGGTGCTGAGTTTTTTACATTAGTAATTAATGATACTGTAGAAACTAAATGGATGCAAAATGCCAAGAAGGATTCTCAGATTGAAATTATTGATGTAGAGAACTTAATGCATGTTCTTAAAGGTGAACCATACGAGCTTTATAAAAGAAAGATTAAGAATTTTACATTTAGGTTTTAAGACATTAGAAATGGAAATGTATTATACAAAGAAAGAGTACAATTCAATGAAGAGTGCTCTTTTACGTGAAAATAAGTCCTTGAAGAAGCAAATTTCAAAATTACAAAAGAAGGTAGAGGATTTAGAGTATGCACATGAGGTTGTTTTTGAACCTGACTTCGAAATGAATCCAGTGGCTGAAGAAACCACTGAATAGATAAGTCTATAATATTCACGTAACTAGACTCTAAAGCTATAACAAGTATTACAAGTCTAGTGTTAACTAGCTAAATATGTTAATTATACGTGAAGAATTTAGAACTTAAACAGCAACTTGTATTTTGTGAAAAATATAAAATTGATGCAAATCAATTATTGTTGCTAGAAATTATTCTCATCGCTCAAGAGGGTGACGATGCAGAACTTGTCCAGCTTTATTTTCAATCAGAGGCAAAGGGAAGCCTATTGGAACAATTAATTAGATTACAAGAGGTAGGAGTAATATTAAAGTCTTATAAGTTACCTAAGAAAGGTGAACGATTAGATTTATTTAGTATTCCTATTAATAGAAATCTTGTAAAAGACTTTTATAAGTGTTCTTTTGAACTAGGTAAAGAACTATTTGAGGAATATCCTCAATTCGGTTTTATCAATGGGAATCCAGTTGGTATACGTAGTGTTTCTAAGAAGTTTGATAGTCTAGAAGACTTTTATCGCTTCTATGGAAAGACTATTAGGTGGAAACAGGAAACCCATGACCATATTATAGAATTAGTTAAATGGGCTCGAGAGAATAACATTCTCTGTGTAAGTCTGTGTAACTTTGTAATAGATCATAGATGGGATGAATTAGAAGCACTCCGTAATGGAGATTTAGCTAATACTAATTTTGATGCTATTAAGGTTGTATAATTAAATATTATGGCAGAGAAAATTAGTGGTTTAGAGGAATTCTTTCAATTAGTTAAAGAAGGAAGAGAAGGACACAATATAGGACTTAGTACAGGTTCACCTAAGTTAGATTTATATACCGATGGAGTTCTTCCAGGTACCTCTTATTTAATAGGAGGTGCTTCAGGCAGTGGTAAATCTACCTGGGCACTCTGGACTTATGTATATCAACCATTAATGCATTATTTAAATGGGGATAGTCCAGAAAGAGACCCTAGATGGTTATTATTCTCACTGGAGATGACTCGAAGTCAAGTATATGCTAAGTTAGTTAGTATGTACATATTTGACAATTTTGGAGTTGAATTGCGATTTAAGCAGATATTTTCTAGAGGAAAAGACTGTGTATTATCTGATGAAGAATATGAACTCTTAACTAGGAGTGCTGACTTTATCAAAATTCTTGATGAGAGATTATCTTTTTATGAAGGTAGTCTTACAGAGGCAGTCTATTTAAAGGAAGTAAATGAGGAATTATTAAAGTGGGGTAAATTTGAGAATGGTAAATACATTCCAAATAATCCTAACATGTTCTTAGGTATTATGATTGACCATATGACCTTGGTAAAGGCAAGTGGTGGTCGAACTAAGAAAGATGAAATTGATGCAATTTCTAGGGATTCTGTTCAAATCAGAAATAATACTAAAATTGTGTCTCCTATAATGATTTCTCAGTTTAATAGAAATGCTAATGGTCAGGAGAGAATGAAACAAGGTCTACAAGATCCATCTATGGAAGACTATAAAGACAGTGGATCACTACTTGAAGATTCACAAGTAGCTATAGGTTTATTTAGTCCACACAAATATAAATTATCTACTTATAAGAAATATAATATCAAGATACTGGAGCAGTGTTTTATTGGTGTATTTATCTTAAAGAGTAGATTTGGTTCTTCTGACCTAATGATTCCTACTGGTTTTTATGGTGATTGTAGTCATTATGCAGATTTACCTAAACCTGAGAATATATTTGACTGGGAGAAATATACTAGTCCTAATTATTTATTAGAAGATGGTGTTCAGCAATTAAATGTTGAACTTAATCATATAGATGAAGAAGAGATAGATGACAATAATCAAAATTCTAAATATTCATTTATATTATGAGTAATCTTATTTGCTTGGCAGGTTTATCAAATAGTGGAAAATCAACTAGTCTTCGTACTCTTGACCCAGAGTCTACATTCATTATAAGTTGTACTAATAAGCAGCTTCAAATTCCAGGATTTCGTAAGAAGTATCCTAAGGTAGCCATTAGAGATAAAAAGCTCATCGGCAATTGGTATATTCAGAATAATTATACTAAAATTGAGAACGTGTTGCATATGATTTCTGATTCTCGACCAGATATAAAAGTAATAGTTCTTGATGATATTAATTATCTGTTATCTAATGAAACCTTTGAGAATGCTACTACCAAGGGATATGAGAAGTTTACATTGATGGCAAAGAATTATTATGATTTGCTGGCAGAGTGTCAACTTCTTCGTGATGATTTAACTATTGTAGTTATTTCACATACTGAAAATTTTGGAACTGATTTGGACCCACAATATCGTCTTTGGACAACAGGTAAATAAATTTTGCCTATAATACCTCTAATTCGGTAAAAGTTAAATAAGGTATATATAGAGTATACACGAATAAGCTTTCTAAGAAAGACTAAGGTCCAAGTATTATATATTTGGATAGCTGTTAATACCGAGCTAAGATAGATGATAAATCTATAAAGTGTAACGACTATCCTGAGAGGGAGTACTACAGGTAATCACTGTAGGAAATGGGGATGTTAGTTATAAATTCATTTGAAAATCTTTTTATTTTGACTATCGGTAAGATAAGTATAAAGTGGTTCATAACTTTTAAATTAAATTTTATGGAAGTAACATTTTATACTTTAACTTCATCTGCATATCCTAATGATATTAGATATGTAGGAAAAACTAGATAGACAATAAAGAGAAGATTACAAGGTCATATTTGCTCCGCCAAAAGGGCAGCTAAAAAAGGATATTGTACTAATCATAATTATAATTGGATTAATCAACAATTATCTAGAGGTAACAGTATAATAATAGAGGAAATCGAAACTGTACACTTTGAAGAAGGTGAAGATTGGCAATGGTTGGAAAAATATTGGATTGCCCAATTTAGAGAATGGGGATTTAATCTTACTAATATCAAAGAAGGTGGAGAAGATAACTATTATACAGAACCAACGCAAGAGGTAATACGAAAACGCGCTATGCAATGCGTAGGAAGACCCCGTACAGAACAGACCAAACAAGATATTTCTAAAGCTTTATCCTGTCAAAATAAATCTGAAGAAACTATAAATAAAATACGTAAAAGTATTTCAGAAAAACAGGGAAGACCAGTACTCCAATTAACTAAAAGTGGTGAGTTAATAAAAGAATGGTTAACTGGAGCAGAAGCTGCAAGAGAATTGAAATTAGATAAAGCTAATCTTAATGCTTGTTGTAAAGGAAAAAAGAAATCTTGTGGAGGTTATATTTGGAAGTACAAATATCCAGATGTGATACCTGAAACAAAAATAGTTCAAATGGATTTAAATGGAAACGTTATCAAAGTGTTTAAAAATTCTGCAGAAGCGGGAAGAGAACTTGGAATAGAAAAGAATCTCATTAATAATGTATGTAAGGGAAAACAACCTGAAACATATCATTTTGTTTTTAAATACTATAATGACGTTTTCAAGACTAATGAAGATATAGTCTCAACTACACAGAAATGTGTAGAGTGATATATTCCTTGAGATTGATTAAGCTCAGATTAATGGAGTATATTCAAGAATTTGAAAATGTTGACCAATCAGATTAATTTGGATGGAATGTTTTCATACATTATTTATTCAGAAAGAATTGTGGATGATGTAGATGGGGAAGTACATTATCGTTTTAAGACTAGAACAGATGGTAATGATACTTGTAGAAGTGTAGCAGGCTGTTTTGACGAAAAATATATTGAGCCTGATATGAAACTAGTTATAGATACTATCAATGCATTTGAAAACGAAGATTAAGACTATTTAACTAACTAATTAACTAATTATTGAATATATGAAGCTGGACATTGTAATGCACTATTCTGTTGATGAAGCAACAGGAGAAATCACTTTTATTGGTAAAGATGAGATTAAGGTAGATACTGCTAAGAAAACTTCTTCCTCTAGAAAGAGTTCTACTAAAAAAGACGAAAACCCTGAGCCTATTGTAACACTTGATTCTACTAAATTAACGCTTACCCAAGGAGCAGTTGATTTATTACAAGTCTGTGAAGATTGTCGTATAGACATCAAGTATGACAAGAAAGGCAAGCAGTTGCTTCCAAAGATTGGAACAGATGCTGCTTTTAAATCTAAGGGAGGTAATTTACTTTCAGGTAAGAATACTGTAAGATATGGAGGCGCTAATAATAAGAAGTTAGCAGGATATGGTACTACCTTTAAAATGGAACCAACTGAAGATGAAGGTATTTATTGGCTTGTAGGAGACAAAATGCCTGAAGAACAAGAGGTTCCAAAAGAGTTAGTTAATATTGAGGATGAGCTCGATATAACTAACTTGGATACTATAGAAGAGGAATCTACAGACTTATCTAGTCTGAGTTATACTCTCTAATAAATAGAGTTAATTAAATATATTAGATAACAATTAATTTATTAGATTATGATTACTTAAATTTTGAAAATTATATAATATATGTCATTTAATTTTGCTATTTCATCTGATTCTGCAGTTCGTAACAGTCGTCGTCCACTCGCACCATGGGAAATCCATGATGTAAAGTTTAAGGGAGCTGAAATTCGTGAGTTTAACGGTAAGAAAGACCCTAATGCTCATTATAAGTTGCTCTCCATTAAATATGAGAATGAGGATGGCTACTTTAATGTAGATTTGTTCTTCCCTAAAGATGGTGATGACGTACGACCAGAATTTGATGGTGCTAATGGTGGTAAAGTTCAGATGGCTTCCTCATTTGAGACCACTATGGCAATAGTAAAACAGACTGCACAGGTTCTTAACCCTAAAGGTTTTGAACAGATGCAAAAGCTGAGTGTTAAGTTTAAGAGCTTTGATGATGTTGCAAAGACTTTCATTAAAGTAACTACACCAGCTATTGATACAGATATTAAAATTAAATTGACAGGTAAGAATCGTGACGGTAAGGTAGTTGCTCAGATTCCACGTATCTTGGCTTTGAATAAGGAGGGAGAAGCATTTATTTGTGACAATTATATTGGTCCAAAGCTCTTCTGGTCTGATTATGAAGCAGGTAAGCGTGATGAGTATTTGAAGTCAACTCCTACTGACCCAGATAAGGCTGTCGCAGATACAGCAGGAGTAGATGAAGCTCCTAAGGATGATTTGGATCTCGATAGCTTGCTTTAATTAAATAATTCTCTATGGACTTTAGTTTTGAACCTAAAGTTACTAGGGAGTTTCTTCTAAGTGAAAACAATGAGGAGACATATATGAGTTATTATCTAGGAATACCTGTAGATAAAGGCTTGTATGTGTCTCCTCTACGTTCTGACCATCATAAAACTTGTGGATTTTTTAGAGGTAAATCTGGCAGACTTTACTTTAAAGACTTTGCTACTGGAGAATGCTTTGCCTTTGAAAATGTTGTAATGAAAAAGTTTAATTGTAACTACCATGAGGCTCTAAGAATTATAGCTAAAGACTTCGGATTTATTAAGGGAGAATCTCCTATATCTAAACCCGTAGTTAAGCAAGCTGAATTTAAAGGAGACAAACAAACTTTCATTCAAATAGAGGCACAAGAATTTTCTGAAGAGGAACTGAAATGGTGGAATCAGTATGGTATAACTAAACCTATATTAAATAAGTATAGAATATTTAGTTGCAGAACAGTCTTTTTAAATGGTTCTATAGTTAGTCAGTCTACTCCGAAATGTCCTAGTTATGGATATTATTTTGGAAAGAAAGAACATGTAGAACAATGGAAAATATATTATCCGAAAAGGTCTGATTATAGATTTATAGGTAATATATCTACTAAAACTATTCAAGGTTATAGACAATTACCTAAGAATGGTAAGTTATTAGTAATAACTAAGAGTTTAAAAGATTGTGCTTGTTTATATAGTATGGGAATACCCGCATGTGCTCCACAAAGTGAAACTCAATTTATTTCTAATACTATCTTAGAAGATTTAAGGCAACGATTTGATAAAATAGTACTTTTATTTGATGCTGACCTTACTGGAGTACATTACACTAATGTACTACGTAGAAAATATGATTTCTTAATTCCTTGCATTATACCTAGAAGGTATGGGGCTAAGGATATTAGTGATTTCTATAAGAAGTATGGGAGAGAAGAGACTATTAAATTTATTAAAGAATCTATTAAATATATAAAAGAATGGGAAAGACATAGGTGAATACTAGTGTAACAGTAAAATATAAGAATGGTGACACACAAACATTCCAAACAATAGAAGAAGCTTCCGAAGTAACTAAATTAACAGTTAATTCAATTAAGTCTAGAGCTAATAAACCTGGCTCTGGAGCTAAATCTAAAGATGGAATGACATTTCAATGGGCAGATCCTGCTGTCAGAAGAAGTCTTACTGCTAAAAAGAGTAAGAAAAAGGGATCTAGCTTTGAACTTGATATTGTACATAAATTAAGGGAAATTGGATATCCTAATTGCATGACTAGCCGTAACAAAGATAAAACTTTAGACGCTAACAAAGTGGATATTTGTGATGAGGAAGTTCCTTGTTATATACAAGCTAAATATACTCAGAACATGCCTAATTACTTCACAATTAGAGATGCTTGTAGTTTAAAGGACAAGCCTTTTGTAATGTGTTGGAAGAAAGCAGGCAAAGATGGAGAGCAAAGTCCTGGTACAGTTGCCGTTATACCGATAGATTACTTTTACCAACTAATTAGTAAATTAAAATGAATACTTATTTGATTCCTTGGAGTGACCCAGGAGAGTGTGATATTCTCAAAATTACTGCAAATAGTTATGAAGACTGTGTAGACAAAGTAATTAAACATTATGCAGAAGAATTTGATTCAGATGCTTTAGCAGAGTGTACAGATTACGAAGAATTTATGCAGTTGATATATGATAATCACGATATTTTCTTGGGAAGCATTCATGAAATTGAAGAATATGAATAACCTGCGTATTGCACTAGATATAGATGATACCATTTTAAAGTGGTTTGAGGCTTATCAAAAGCGTTTTCCTGGTGAACGTAATTTAGTGCAACATATAATTACCAGAAATGTACGTAAGTTACAATATGATAGAGAATTTTGGGAAAATCTAGAGTTATTAGAGCGTCCTAATTTTGAACCTCATATTTACTCAACTAAACGTATAAATCAAAAGAGTTACACTCGTAATTCTTTAATTAAAAATGGTTTGCCAATAAAACCCATTTATCAGACTTATAATCAAAATGGTAATAAAGCTGATATAATAAAGGGAAGATGTGATGTTCTTATAGATGATAGTTTATTTAATGTAACTAAAGCTATACAGAGTGGATTACCTGCCCTTCTTATTGATAGACCACACAATCAAAATGTGGAGTGTGAATTTCGCATTTATAATTTAGATTATGAAGAAATCCTAGATGCATATATGAATGAGTTAAATGTCTTAGAATGGCAAAATTAAGAGACATAGTTAAACTTACTCCATTAATTGACACTCTTAAATTAGTTAAAATTGATGATGCAGAGTATTTCTCTTCTAAGTATGGAAGTTACATAAGTAATTCAAGATTAGGATTACTTAATCCATTTCAAGGAGGTTCAACAGATGCCTTCTTTGCAGGGTTCAAAGACGAAGGGTTTGTTTCCAGTTTAGTTATAGGTTCTGCAGTTCATTGCCTCACTTTACAAGATGAGAGTTTTGAACTTGCTCCGGCTCTAGGAAAACCTACTGCTAAACTGGGAGCTATGGCAGATGAACTTTATCCAGTATGGTTGCAACATCCCATTAGAACTTCTGATATTGAAGAAGCTTCAAGTAAGATTAATTACTATAAAAATAAGCTTACTCCAGATATCATTAAAAAGGTAAATGAGCAATGTATTCCGTATTGGAAAGCTAGAAAGAATGCACAATTAAATAGTACTAAAGAACTTATCTATTTAGATGATAAGAGTCATGATACTGTATATAATTGTGTAGAAGCATTAACTAAGAATCCACAAATCCAAGAGTTACTTAATCCTTCAGGACTCTTAGATCCTCCTCTTTCTATGAATGAACAGGCATTCCTACTAGATATAGAAGCTGAATGTGCTAATGGTAAGAAAACAATATTACACTTAAAAGCTAAACTTGATAATTTTACTATTGATACAGAGCAAGACATTATTACTGTAAATGATGTTAAAACTATTAGTAAAGTAGTGTCTGCTATCGATGATAATATCAATAGATATCACTATAGTAGAGAATTAGCTGAATATTTATACCTATTAAATTTGTATGTAGCAAAGGAGTACAATATATCAAAACCTTCAATAAAGGCTAATTATTTAGTAGTATCTACAATTCCACAATACTATACTAAAGTTAGACCTGTAACTAATAAGGAAATACAAGAAGGTATGTATGAGTTAGGAACCTTGTTACGTCATGTAGCATATTTAATTTGCTATAAAGGATATTCTCTTTAATGGAACTCAAAGATTTAGACTTTGATAAGACTCTAGCAATATATAAAAAATTCTTTAGTGTTCATTTTTTAAACAGTAACTTGGGTGATAAATTAGCTGTAATAGCCTTAACTTGTTATATAACTAATGAACTCAGGAAAAAAGACAAAGAAATCACTTGTTATGATGTTTTATTAAAGGTAGGAAAAGATTTCGGAAAAGAAGAAAAAGAAACCTTTCTGAAATCACTTGGTGCTATTTGTGAGGACTTTATGTATGGAGTTAAAGACTTCCCGGACTATGGAGTACCCCTCAAAAATATGCCAAAACAGCTTAAAAAATTATTAGATTCTTATGTACCATTTTGATAATATTTTATCAAAAATTTGTACAATTATTTAGATTAACATTAATTAACACTATAATCCTTGGATAATTTCCTAAATGGATTATTGTTGTTTACATCAGTCAAGAAAACTGGTTTTAGATAAGTATTTCGTAGATGACATGAAAATGATTAATGTTTAATAAGGATTTAATAATTATGAGTACAAAGGTTTTGAATTTTAAGAGTGTAGCAGTATCAGCAGAGTCTAAGGATGTAGCAATCGCAAACATTGAAGAGCAGTATTTCCATATTAACGGTGATGCAACTCAGGCTTACAAGAACGCAAAGGCTAAGCATCAGGGTGTTTGGACAGAGCGTGACGACAAGGCATTTAAGTTGGATTATTTGGAGAAGAAAGGTAAGAGCTGCCCAGGTGCTGGTTACATTATTGTAGTAGAGGCTGCTATTGGTGACACTCGTGAGCGTCCATATAAGATTGAAGATGTAAAGAGCGAGGGTAAGAGAAAGTTTAAGTCAATGTATAAGTGGATTGACGCTGAAGGTAAGACAGTATGTCAGGTTGATACTAATAAGGCAGATGCTAAGAATGCAATCAAGGAACTCTATAAGAGTGGCGCATTTAGAGGTGATGCTAAGTTGGTAAAGACAAAGGATGTAGTAGAGGGTAATGCAGTTGTAGCTACAGCTAAGTATACTCCTTCTAAGAATACTAAGCCAGGTTCATACATTGCTTTTGGTATTGAAAATGCATAATCATATATTGGGTAACTAACATTATTGTTAGAATTAAGTAAGGTGATTGTCCGTGAGGATAGTCACCTTTTTTTCTTTAGATACATTAATAGCTAGATTACTTTAAATAATTAAGTAATTAAATTAAATGCAAGTAACTTTAGAGCAACTTTATTCAGGAAAAGCCACTAGAATTAAAGAAAAGGAGTATTTTACAACTGAGCAGTATGTAATGCCATTTATAGACAGGATGTCTAAGTTTACAGACAAGTTTGAAATTCAGGTTAAGCCTGCAGATCAGATTAGTCTAACTAATGATGGCGAGGTTAATTTTGAAAATATCGTATATAATAGAGTGTGGGTAGAAGCACAACTTCCAGGAGAATATGCTTATGAGGGTCATACTCAGTCGGTTAGTCTTCTGTATGCTTTAGATACCCGTAAACCAGTGTATAAGATATTTCAAAATGCAGTACGTAGTGCTTGTTTAAATATGTGTGTATTTTCTCCAAACATGCTGCAGGTTAGAGAATTAGAGCCTGAAGCAGCTATGGAATATACCTTTGTAAATCAGGTTATGGAAATGACTGATAATACAAAGGTGATGTTGGAGAATTTAGCTAATACATATATTAAGAGAAATGAACTCTATGACAATTTAGGACATTGGGTAGATAATTGTATTAGTAGCAAATTTAATTCGGGATTTGGTACTGTAAAGTTGGCAGAATCTACAGCTATTGATGCTTATAAAAAATTAGTAATTGACGAGAAGTCTGACTATTTTGTACCTAATAATGAGGATATTTGTATGTTCGATGCTTATCAGGCATTTACAGACATCATTACTCATGATAAAGGTAGGGATATAGTCAATAAATTTGAGAAGATTTATTTAGTTAAAGAGATTCTAGGTATTAAATAAGAAAATATTTGGAATTAGCTAAATAATAAAATATAATATAGATTCAGTAATGATTAGATGTTTATAAATAGATTATATTTTTAACGGCTTAACAGCTTATTTAAACATTTAACAATGAAAAAGGAAACCAGAAATCGTATTGAGAAAGTATTGAACTATGCTAAAGAGAATAATTGTAGTGTAAAAGCAGCTTGTATTGCAAAGAACTATAATTATAGCACTTTAATGAATACTATTAAATATACTCGTAGTATTGGTAAAGATGAAGATATTATTTCTCTATATGATTCTGTAAAAAAGCCTACAGGTAATTCTGTAGAGCATATTGATACTGATGAAAGAGCTGAGACTGAACAGATTCGTAATGAGGATGGTGCAATAGTTAGTTATAGATTTAAGGTATTTCGTCGCGATAAGACTCCTGTGATAGGAGCATTAACTAGAGATGAAATGAATCTTATCTATAGACTTTATTCTTATTATGGTTCTAGTCTCACACAGCGACAAGTAAGTAGACATTTTCCTGATTATTCTTTAGTTGATTTTAAGAGAATCTTACGTGCTTTTAATATAACTAAAGCTTCTAGTCCATTTGCTCCTCATGTAATTGAAGAACATACACCAGAAGAACTTCAGGAAATGCAACTCAGAGAGAAGGAGAATGACTTCTTAAAAGCTGTGGAAAAGAATGAGGTAAGAGACCTCAAACAACTAGTTATTAAACTCACTAAAGAACAAATGAAAAGTTCCATTAGTGAGGAGAAACTAATTCAATTAATTAAAGAAACTAATAAAGACTATAAAGAGCTTCCAGTTAACATTAATAGCAGTAATCCAACATATCCAATATTAATTATATGGTTGTCTGATTTACATATTGGAGCTTATAATGCTAAGTATAGTAGTTTCGTAACCCTTCCTAATTATGATAAAGAAGAGATTAAGGCTAGATTAACTAAGATTGTACAGACATTTGCTGGTCAGTCTTATGGAGCAGTTTATGTAGTTAATCTTGGCGATTCTATTGATGGTTATAATAAAGAAACTACTAGAGGTGGACATCAACTTCCTGAGGTAATGGATGATAAAGAGATTAGTGAGATCTATATAGAGTGTATGATGGAGTTCTTCAAAGCTCTTAAAGCTAATATAAAGAGTGATGAGTTTAATTATCTCTGTATAGGTGAGAGTAATCATGATGGCAATTGGGGATGGTTAAATAATAAGTTATTAGCTGCATATTTAGCTAATGAAGGAGTTAAGAGTTTTATTAGTAACTTTCCCATTGACCATTTCACTATTGGTAAACATTCATGGATTTTCATGCACGGCAAAGACAATAACAATCAGTCTCGCCAATTTCCACTTACGCTTAATCCTCAAACTGAATTATATTTTGCTAACTATATAGCAGAACAGAATATTAGTAATAAATATATCTATGTAGTAAAAGGCGATTTACATAATTATGCTTATACTACAGGTAAACAGTTTGATTATATTTCAGTAGGTAGTATGTATGGAAGTAGTAATTATATTGTTGCCAATTTTGGACATACTAAATGGAGTATTAATTATTCTGTAGTTACAGAAGATGATATGTTGATGGGAACAGTTAAGGGAAATAACTAGATTAGCATTTAATAAGGAAAATAGAAGTTGCATGTTAACAAGAAGTGATATTTTAAGTGAAGCAATTCATAAATGCTTGGTTGAAATGTATAAATGGGCTCAGCCAGCTATAGATTTAGATAAACTTATTGCAGATGGGTATAAAGATTCTGAGGAGGATCCTCTATATAAGAAACACTATTTGTCAGAGAAGAATTTTATCTATCTGAGAGATATATATAAAGATGCTTATGGAATTACTGATAATTGGAATGACACTTTTGAATTACTAATAGACTATTTAGCTAAGGGAGGTATGGAGGATGACTATAGACCTGCTACTAAAGACAGACCTGCTTATAGAGATTATAAAAAGGTCCCAGCATTAGATACTTTGATTGGTAAGGAAGCTACTGATAAGTGTCTAGAACATATTAAAAAGTGTCAGAATTTCTATTATGGACATTCTAGAGAAGTAAATCAATTTGATATGACTATGGCTTTAGGTGTGGGAAGTCCTAATTCTAATGCTAAATATGTAACAAAGTATTGGCAATCTCATGGGAGACCTGATTTTACTATTAAAGATTTCAGGATTGATGATATTATCTATGATGATGAATATCCTGCTGTAGATGAATTTTTAGAGTCTTTAAAATAAATAGTATGAAAGATATTATATTGCCAAGTGAAACCTCAGATGCTATTGATTTAGGTGCTATTGATGAAGATACTAGAGGTCTAGTCATACCTTATAAGGATAACTATGCTGTTGGTTACATAGCTTATACATGTGGAGAAACTAATCCTTGGGCGTTCTTCAATACTATGGATAATACTATAATAGTTGGAGATATTCAAAGTGTTGATTATGCTGAAGAATCCCTAACTGATTTAGTTAAAAGACTTGTAAAGGATAAAATTGCTGATAGTTTTAAACTCATTAATTTCACAATAGATTTAGATAATTATAATCCAGATAAATTATCTTCAGATAATAAAAAATTAATGAATAAAAAGAATGTATGGTCATTATAAAAAGAGACGGAACAAAGGAAGAGTTTAATGCAGATAAAATATTTAATGCTTTAACTAAGGCATTTAAAGCTTGTGGTTATACTTCTGTTGAAAATGTTATTCGGGATATGGTTTCAGAAATGAGATTCTGGGATAATATCACTGTAGAAGAAATTCAAGATGAAGTAGAAGAGACTTTATATAATTACGAATATTTTGATGTAGCTAGAGCTTATTCTATTTATAGAGAAGAACACAAGAAGGCTAGATTTATTAGAAGTAGGCTTAATTATATGGATACTTATAAAGATTCTGGTGTGAATGCATCTACTTCTTCAGAAACTGATGCTAATGCTAATGTTGCTTCTAAGAATGTAGCCAATCTTGAGGGTGAAGTATATAAAGTAACCAATAGAATTATTCAAAGACAACGAATGAAAGATAAACTTAATAAATTGTATCCGGGTCAAGAACTTGGAAGACAGTATATTAAGGATTTGGAGAATCATATTATCTATACTCATGATGAGGCAAGTACCCCAGTACTTAAACCTTATTGTAAGGCAGTTACATTGTATCCATTAATGCTTGAGGGTGTAGGTAATATTGATGGAGTTACTCCTAGTGCTCCAAATGATATTCAGTCTTTTAGTGGTCAGGTAACTAATGCTGTATTTTTATTTAGTTCTCAGTGTAAAGGAGCTGTTGCTCTTGGTGATTATTTTATAGCTCTTAATTATTATGTAATTCAAGAGTTTGGACCTGTATGGTATGATAAGGTGGATGAAGTTGTAACTAATTCTCACTTTCTGCATCAGTATACTGTTGGACATTATATCCGAAAGGGTATGAAGCAGTTTATTTATGGAGTCAATCAACCTGCAGGCAACAGAAGTTACAATTCACCTTTCTCTAATGTTTCTTTTTATGATAAAATATATTTTAAATCGCTCTTTGGAGAATTTTATTATCCTGATGGAACACAGCCTGAATGGAATGCTATAGATAAGTTGCAGAGAATCTTTATGCAACTTTTAAGAGAAATCAGATTAATTAAACCTCTCACATTCCCAGTAACTACTATGGCTCTTGTACATAATAATAAAGAATATCTTGATCCTGAATACAAGGAGTTATGTGCTGAAGAATGGGCTAAGGGTGGAAGTTTCTTCTGCTATACTAGTGACAATCCTACATCTTTGGCATCATGTTGTAGAGTCCTAAATGAAATGTCTGATAATACCTTTAGTTCTACTACAGGTATGACTGGAGTTATGACTGGTTCTTGTAATGTAATTACTCTTAACATTAATAGAATTGTTCAGGATTGGATAAAGTCACCTTTAACTCCGGATGAATTGGATTCTGGTGAGGAATGGGCAAATAAGTTTAAGCAATATTTAATCCCAATTCTTGAAAGAGTATATAAGTATCACATTGCATATAAGACAATGCTTTACGAAATGGAAGACGCTAAAATGTTCTCTGATTGTAATGCAGGATATATTTATATGCGTAAATTGTATTCTACTATTGGATTAATAGGTTATTGTGAAGCCGCACAATTCTTAGGACTATCTGTATCTAATAATGAGGCATATAAGAATTTCCTTAAGTTAGTATTTGGCACTGTTAAGGAAGAGAATAAGAAAAACTCTATTCATGATAGTAAGAGACCATTCTTATTTAATAGTGAGGCTATCCCTGGAGAAGGATTGGGTGTAAAACTCTATAATTGGGATAAGAAAGATGGTTATACAGTGCCTGAAAATCAGAATCTGTATAACTGTTATTTCTATAATCCATGGGATGAGACCTCTATTCTTGATAAATTTAAGCTTCATGGTAGAGGGGTAGCTCAGTACTGTGATGGAGGACAAGCTCTTCATGCAAATCTTGATGCTCATTTGAGTAAACAACAATATTTACATCTGTTGGATGTAGCTAAAGATGAGGGTACTAGTTATTTCACATTTAACATTCCAATGTCTCAGTGTAGAGAATGTGGACATGTAGTAAATGCTCCTATTGATGAGTGTCCTATTTGTCATTGTAGACACATCAAATATTATACTAGAATTATTGGTTATTTAGTGTGTGTAGACAATTGGAGTAATCCAAGACAGTTAGAATTTGCAATACGTAAGTATAAGAGTGGAGATAGAAGCTTTACATATAAACCAAATCTTTAATATGCATACAATTTACGGGGATCTTGATTATGTCCAAGGTTATTTAAGAATGGGTCATTTAGAAATGGAATTAAATGATAAAGATTTTGAGAAATTTAAATCTTTGTCTTTAAAAGAACAAAAAGAATGGCTTTGGGATGAAGGACGAGTAAATGTAGATGATTTTAGCGTTGACGATATTGGTAGTATTACTGAAATAAATTATTAATATGACAGAAATTGATTTTTAATGAAAGAGTTATTAAAGTTTGAAGCAGAATGGTGTGGTCAGTGTAAAGCTCTTAAACCTACATTGGATAATGTACTTAAAGACTTTCCTGATGTTAAGTTAACAATAGTAGATTGTGAAATTGAAGAACAGAAAACACTAAAGTATCAGATTAGAAATATGCCTACTCTTATCTATTTAAAAGATGGAGTAGAAGTAGGTAGATTATCTGGAGCAGTTCCAGCTAATAAGATAAAGGAATTACTTAGTAAATAATGGAAATAACATTAGTTAAAGAAGAAACACTTGATGAAGAAGCTCTAAGAGACTTTATCAATCAAGAATTTCAAAATAAAAGCATAGATGAGATTTTAGACTATTTAGAAACTGACAAAGGACTTGAATATTTAGAATCTTGTATATGTAATTTGGTAGGTGAGATTGGTATGCAAATAGATGATTCTACCTATCAAAATATTTTAGATTATTTAGAAAATAATTTATAAATGGTTAAGGAGACTTAGGTAACTAGGTCTCCTTTTTCTATATATGAGTGTGGAAAGAAAACAGCTTAAATCAGTTAATTGTTCTCTACGTAACTTTACATATGGTCTAAATTCTGATTATATAGTAGTAACAGAATGGGCTAATGGAGAAGGTTGGGATATAACAATTAACGATAAACAGATTAGTCTACATAGTGGAGAATTAGCAGCTATTAATTATTTAACTGCTATGATAGATTATGACTATGAATCTAAGCTTGACTAACTATGGAGGAAATAATTGTACTAGACTATTGTGATGGATCTGTCTGGATTTATAAATTACCATGGTTAAATATGGATGATACTGCTATAGATGATTGGTTAGATTCTATGGGATTTAATTTAGATGACATAGAATGGATGGTTAACAAAAATATTACAATTAACGATGAACGATAATAAAAAGACACTAGAACAAACAGTTGACATCTTGATTGAAGGTGCTAGAAAAACTTCTAACACTTTCATTTTAGAAATGGCTAAATTAATTAAGGCTGCATTAATTAATAATAAGCATTCTGAAAAGCCTGTTTCTGAATTAGAAGTTTTACAGAAAATGGCTAAAGAGCGTGAAAAAGCTATAGCTATTTATGAGAAAGCTGGTCGTAAGGATTTGGCACTTAAAGAGACCAGAGAACTTGGTTATATTCTAGGTATAATGCCTAAAGAGCCTTCAGAGCAGGAGATTGAAGAACTTATTGCTGAATTAATGGAAGCAACAACTCTTACTATTAAGGACACTAAAGGGGTTATTGCAGATGTTCAAAGTAGATTCCCTACTGCTCAAAAGAGTACTATTGTCAAAATATTTAAATCTTTATTACAATGAAATTATACGGAAAATTTGATGGCAGTGCTATTACTGACATTTCTTGTAATTTAAGAGCTTTTGGATGGTTTGATGATGTTTATTATACCACTAAAGAAGCTGTATCAATGTATGATGTTTACGTACCTTTTGAAGAAAATTGGGATGCAGATTGGCTTCCTTATAATTGTACTATCGTAGAAGATGAAGTATTTTTCAAAGATGGTAAATATTATTATGAAGGAGATGAGCCTGATAATTCAGAAGAAGGTGAACGAACTCTTGAATATAATGAAGGTAAGTTGGTAAAACAACAGTTTAAACCATATTAACATGTATTTTGTATATCAAAAGAGTATAAATATAGCTAGTGAATATAGTTATAATGTAGAGTCTATAATAGAATGGCTCCAAACTTATATAGATGGGAATTATATCAAAGAAGTATATGAAAAAGATGTTACTGCTAGAGATATAGTAGATGACATTTTTTGTGAACCAGATGAGTGGTATGATGCCTTTGTGCAAAATTTTGATGTAGAACAAGATGTTATAGATAATATGTCTCAAGAAGATCTTTCTAGACAAATAGAAGAGGTAGCTAAAGATAAATTACTAGATTATTATACTAAATATTTAGAAGAATTAAAACTCGAAGAATGGTAGATTTAACATGGCGTGAAATTCGACAAGTGTTTGTTGAAGAAGATGCCCTTTACTCAGCTTTACTTTATGTATATCGTACCTATATAGGAACTGAAGATGATGGTATAGACGAGATTATTGAAGGCATACAAGATTATATTGAAAATTATATAGAAGAATTAATTAAGGAGGCTTCTCCTTATGATTATTCTAATGGTGATATAGATGCTGAAGATATTACAGAGTTAGTTACCAAAGATGAGTTCTTAGAAAAATTTAAGAAATGGTATTTGAATGACTAAAATATTAATCATACCTGATTTACATGGTCGTAGTTTTTGGAAAGAACCATGCAATAATTGGACAGGTAAAATAGTATTCTTAGGAGATTACCATGACCCTTATGGAGAATACGTAGATGGAGAACCTGATAAAGCAGCATCTTTAGCTAATCTTAGAGAATTAGCTGCTTTTGTAGAGAATAGACGCCATACTTCTGATGTTATATGCTTATTAGGTAATCACGATTTAAGCTATTTCAATGGAAATGGTAAATGTAGATTTGATTATTGGCAACAAAAAGAAGTAAAAGAGTTAATTAGTGGCTTAAGTCCTCAATTATATTACATATATGAAGATTTGACTACTAAAGAACCTCATAAATATTTATTCTCTCATGCAGGCATTACTGGGGACTGGTTAGTTTGTAATAATCTAGAATTAAAAGATTTAAATAATATAGATATAACTAATCTTAGTCCTTTAGATCAAATTCCATACTCTAGAGGAGGATATAATATTTATGGTTCTTGCGTTTGGAATAGTCTAGAAGACTTTCAGATACAAACTCCATATAAAGACTATTATCAAATATTTGGGCATACTTGGGGAGGCAGAACCAAGCCTTTAATTACAGATAAGTATGCTATGTTAGATTGTTGCAAACCATTTGTGTTAAACACAGAAACTAAACAAATTGTACCATGGATATTATAAAACTTCCATATACTTCCTATCTTGAGGTTAATGTAAAGGATCTTTCAGAGTTTATACAAAATGATCTATTAAAGGAAAAGGTTCCTAGAGATAGTTGGCATGACGACATAGGAGATAATATTTATTATTATCTAGAAGGATACTTTAGAAAAAAAGATATAGAATATAATGAAGATATTAATGACCAGTTGCTAGATTTGCTATGTGACAGTATTTTCAAATATTTAAACCTACTCTAAAAAATGGCATATATAAATCTTGACCTTTATGAAGAGGTAGAAGTAAAGGATTTCATCGATTATATAAAGTCCTATTATCCTCAGTGTAGTTCACTCTCTAACGAGGATTTAATGAGTTATATAGATGATCATATCCATAGTCTTATAGAAGCTTATTTAAGCTCTTTAGGATTAACATTTGGAGATATTAACTGGGATGACGGATTAGATACCCTTTATGATGAATGTGTTGATTATTTAAATGATTAAATATGTCAATTCGATGGTTACTTTCTCAGAGTTTCCTAACGAAATTAGTCTGTGCATCAATATTAGTCAATGTCCTTGCCATTGTCCTGGTTGCCATTCATCTTATCTTGCTGAGGACATAGGGGAACCTTTAGGAGTATTAGCTTTGCATAAGTTAATTACAGAAAATAAAGGTATTACTTGTGTTGGATTTATGGGTGGAGACATAGAGCCAAAAAGTGTTAATGCTCTTGCACAATATATTAAAACAAAGTATAATTTAAAAGTTGGTTGGTATAGTGGTAGAAGTCATTTATCTCCAGAAATTGATTTGCAGTATTTTGATTATGTAAAATTAGGTCCTTATGTAGAAGAAAGAGGAGGACTAGATAATCCTAATACAAATCAAGTAATGTTGGAAATTGATAACACTTGCGGAAGACCAATAACTAAAGATATAACTAGTTATTTTTGGCGTAAAAGTAATTAATGACTTTAGAATTAGCTTATAATAATGATATTTTAGATTTTAAAAAACAATTGGAGGACTTAGCTACTATTTATAGTGTCACTATAAAAGCTTATAATGAGTCTCATTATTTAGAGAAAAAGAAAGCATGCCGATTAAAAGGTGGTTATAGTGCTAGATTGGTCCCTTTTGTTATATTTAAAGATAATAATCATGAGATTCCTTTTTATAGTGAATCAAATGAATGTACTTTAGATAATATTTCTGAAATTTTAAATCGTTATTGTAATGTTGAAAGTACCTGTAATTAATGAGTCTAATAATGACCTTCCTAAATATGCAACATCTGGCTCTGCTGGATTTGATTTTTGTGCCAATGTAGATGGAGTAAAAGAAAAACTTACTTGGAATTGCTTTCTTTCACGAAATATAAATGGAAAGATTGTTGAAGTTACAATTTATCCAGGTGGTCGTGCTTTAATTCCAACTGGTTTACATATGGCTATTCCAAAAGGATATATGTTAGCTGTTGTAGCTAGAAGTGGTCTGGGTCTCAAGAAAGGAGTAACTATGGCTAATTCTTTCGGAGTTATAGATGCTGATTATCGTGGGGACATTGGTCTTATTGTACAGAATAATGGATTTGAACCATTTACAGTACAACAGGGAGATAAAATTGGACAAGGTATTATTTATAAATGTGAACAAGCTGAATTTACATTAGTTGACGAACTCGATAAAACGGAACGTGGAGAAGGCGGTTATGGGCACACTGGAGTTCGTAATTGATATTATATTAGATTTATTAGATTAATTAGATAAATACTTAATATTTAATATTAATTAATATGATTACTAAGGAACAATTCACAAAGGTTATTGAAGACACATTGAAATTGAATAAAGAATACGATAGATGGGATGATTTTGGTATTAATCTGTGGGAACTTCCTATAGGAGATACTGTAGCTGATCTTGCTGAATCAATTTGGGATATTGTATTCGATGAAGATGGAATAGATTGGATTAACTGGTGGATATATGAGAGACCTGCTTTGTTTGAAGGTGATGAAGTAAATAAAGCCTATAACGAAGATGGTACAGAGATTCCAACAGAAACCGTAGATGACCTTTGGAATATTGTAGAAAAGTTTCGTAAGTAATGATCAAATATCTTTTAGGACGCGCTAGTACTGGTAAATTTCGTTTTGCAGTTGTAGAATGTGATGAAGAATGGCATTCAGATTGTGAACCAGCTGGTTATATAATTCAACGTAGTTATGGTCAGGTGAGAGGAAAAACAACCCTCTCACCTCAAATTATTGTAGATAGAACTAAACAGAAGAGAAATTGGCAGGAACAATATACTTTACAATTTAACTCTGAAGTTAAGAAATATTTAGATAAAGGCTATAAAGAAATTGATAAACATCCTAATGAATATACTGATGATGAACTCCTTAGTATATTTGGAGATGTTAAGACCAATCAGTATGGTGTAATTAAACCTCAATTAGCTAAACAAGCTGATAAGGTTACAAATCCTAAGATATTTAATAAAGAATGGTTAATTAGTAGAAAACTTGATGGTGTAAAGGCATTATTCTATTGGGATGGTAAAGCGATTCATACAGCTAGCCGTGGTGGAGAACATTATGACTATAGTACAATTCATTTGCGTACTAATTCTGCTTTACTTGCTTTCTTCAAAGAAAATCCTACTGTTATTCTTGACGGTGAGTTGTTCGTAAGAGGTAAGACTCTTCAGCAACTTTCAGGAGCTGCTAGAATGGAGAAGAATGCCTATGATTGCGATTGGTTGCAGTATTGGGTATATGATTGTTATAACTCTGCAGATATTGACATGATAGCTTCAGAACGTTATAAGTTCTTGGAAGATAAATTTGCAGAAGCTCATAATTTCCCTATTTATAGAAGTAGTGAGGATGAATCAGATGCTCCAATCAGACTCTTGGGACATGAATATGTATCTGGCTGGGACAATATGAAGAAACTTCACGATGAATGGGTTTCTGCAGGATTTGAAGGAGCAGTAATTACAGACCCTTCTAAGCCTTATAAAGTAGGTTCTCGTTGTAATAATCTCATAAAGATTAAGCAATATAAGTCTGAAGATTTCAAAGTAATTGGATATAAATTAGGACTTAGAGGTTCTGAAGATATGACATTTACTTGTGAATTAGAAGATGGACGTACTTTTGAAGCTATGCCAGTAGGTAATAGAGAAATTAAAGCTGAATATGTTGAAAACTTTGAAACTAAATACAAAGGACACAAAGCTGAATGTACTTTCTTTAACTATTCAGACGATGGTATTCCTACTCAACCTAAGTTGAGAATCTTCCGCTTTGATTTAGAGTAAATTTTACTAGTGATTTTACATATATGAAAATAAAACTGATAGGTAAGGGACATTATGAAGTAATTCATAAAAATAAAGTTATAGGTAGATTTGATAAATATGATTTAGATACATTAAATAATGCTCAAGCAGGAGCAACTCTAAATTTTGCAGACTAATGTATTTCAAAGGAACCATTGTAATTACAGACCCATGTTATATAATTAAGGAGAATCCTATTAAGTATCCTAATGAAAGGGATTTTGGACTTCCAGCATCTATAATTAATAAACCATTTAAGGATTACTCTACTCCAGAAGAGTTAGCTTACAAAGCTGCTCTAGATAAATACTACAAAGAGTCTCGTAAATATGACGATTGGGATAAATGTGATTTTGGAGAGAATATGGAAGTATTAGGTATCCATAATTATATTTCTGAATCTACTATTTATGGAGATTGGAGTTGTACTACTTATCAAACAGAGGAGGAACCAAAAGAACTTCTAGAAAGTATTCTACGAGTTCTAAATAATAATCTTGAAAATGAGGAATATGGAGATGATGAACTCCCTATTCCAGATGAGGGCAAGGCTATAGGAGAGTTCTGTGCAGATGCAGGTCTTGTAGGAGTATTCCTACTTGATGAGATACTGGCATATAATCCTAAATGGAAATCTTGGATAGAAGAGCATTCTTGGTGTGCTACTATAATTGAGGATTTTGAGGGTGAAGTAGAGTATTATATAGATAAAGTAGATGAAGAAGCTCACATAGTAGGGACTGGAAATATTAACTTTTATACAGCACAAACTGGAGTATGAAACATTATTTAATTAATGATAGTGTAAATTGGGCAGATGAGTTTGATGTGCCTTTTTACGAATTGTTAGATGAAGATATGTACCGTATTTATATGTATGCCAAACTAAAATTAGGAAGTGCTATAACCGATAAGTTTTTTGGCACTAATGAAGGTTGGGAATATGATGAGGGTTTGGACTTACTTCAATTTGAACCAGTAGAACTCTCTGATATAGAATATTCTGTTATTAAAAATCATCTACCAATAGGCACCTTAGATGTAATGGATGATTTACTTAACTATCTAGAAAACAGAGCAAATTTAGAAGATTCTGAAGACATATATAAGATGACTCCCGAACAAGTAATGAAAATTATTGATGCAATTGCCAAGTGAGTTTAAGTGCGCAGGAAATACTATTAAGGTACAGTTGGTAGAAAAAACAGATAATGATAATTATGGAAATTGGTGCGATGCTACCAATACTATAACTATAGCTAAAACTATAGAATTAGAAGATAAAACTGTGGTGAAGTTGACAGAAGATCAAATAACCAATACATTTTGGCATGAACTCCTCCATTGTTTTCAGTTCTATTTCGATAATAGCTATAGTGAAGCACAATCACAAGTATATGCCAACTTTCTGTGTGAATATTTCAAATCTGTTGCTTCAGATGATGAATTTGCATAATGCCTAAAAAGAAAGCAATTGTTCCACCAGTAGTTATCGAAAAGAAACCAAAAGTTAAGTATGTTTCTAAACTAAAAGAATATGCTATTAATTTCGATGCTACTATAAAAATACATCAAGGAGGGTTTGAATCAACCCTACCTTGGTGTATCAAAGTAGATAAAAGTAAATATGCTAATTTAACCGAAGCACAGATAGTAGCTAAGGTTAAAGAGGCAATTAGATTGGCAATCTTAGATAAGTGTCCTTGGGTATCTGAGATTATTTCATTAGATAATATTAAGTTCTCTCAAGAATTAATTAATAATGAAGTTAATCAAGAGCAAAAATTGTAACATTAATTATCTAGCTAAAGTAGTTGATATTAAAGTTTTTAGAAAACATTCAAATCCAGAAGTAACTAAACTTAAATGTTGTACTATTGATGGATTTAATATTATTACTTCAATAGATGCTGAACCTGGGCTTTATATATATTTCCCAACAGCTTGTTGTATTAATCCTGATTTTTTATCTTATGATAACTTATTTAGAAAGTCAGAGAAAAACAACGATCCACATAAAACTGGTCTATTTGAAGATAATGGTAAGGTTAAAGCGGTTAAATTAAAAGGTGAATTATCAGAAGGATTTATTGTACCTGCTGTAGAATTTACCAACTGGCTTATATCTATAACTAATAGAGATATTGAATTAATTGACGGAACTGAATTTGATACAGTAGAACATGAAGGCAAGACATTTTGGGTTAATAAGAAATTCATCATTAAAGGATCACAGGGAACTCCTGGAGGAGGCTCAAAAAAGACACGTAAAGTTAAGAAGGAACTCGATAAAGTCATCCCTTCTCAATTCAGATTTCATTATGACACAGTTATTATCAAGAAATGTCCTAATGTAATTCAACCTGAAGATTTAATTAGTATTACTGAGAAAATACATGGAATGTCTCATATTTCAGCATATGTAATGTGTCATAAGGAACTTACTTGGAAAGAAAAGTTAGCTAAATGGCTTACAGGTAATAACTTTGATATTTATGACCATCTATATGCTTCAAAGAATGTGATTAAAAATCAGTATTATAATCCTAATGTGACACCAGGATTTTATGGTTGTGATACTTGGAAGTATGCTGATGATTATCTACGTCCATATATTCAAAAGGGTATGACTATTTATGCAGAGATTGTGGGATACAATCCAACTGGCACATATATTCAAAAGGGATACGATTATGGTTGTGAGAAGCCTAATGCTGTTGTAGACAATTTGATATATAAGCCAGAAAAACATTTTAAAGTAAGACCTTATAGAATCACACTAACTAATGTAGATGGTGAAGTACATGAATTTAGTGCAAGGGAAGTGCAACAGTATTGTAAATCAGTAGGGCTAACTCCTGTAACTGAATATTATTATGGATATGCTAAGGATTTATATCCTGAATTAGATAGTAAGGATAGGGACTGGGCAAAAAAGTTTTTGGATAAACTATCTAATGATAAGCGTTTCTATATGGAATGTAAATCACCTTCTTGTGTTAATAAGGTACCTCATGAGGGTATAGTTATTAAAAAGGAGGATATGATTGGTCACGCTTGGAAATTAAAATGTTTCAAATTTGTAGATAAAGCTCAATCTGACCCAGAGATGGATAAAGAAGATGAACTTAATTAATAAAGTACGCACTTTCATCAAGCATTGGAATGAGTATAAAAATCCATTCTATGTTTGGTGGAAGTGTAGAAATTGGTTTCAAAGACCCAATTGTTATATTCATTGTGGTAAGAAAATATGGTTCTTTGGATTACCTATAACAGATAGATATTATAATAGAATATTAGATATTAGATTTAGCGCCGTTGGTTGGAAATGGAAGTATGAGAGAATCGAGCATGAATGGAATCCTTATATTGCTATTACCTTATTTAGGAAGTGGCAGTTAATATTTATGTTTAACTACATAATTAAAGACAATGAAGATTCTAGTACTAGAAATATGGCTACTTGGGAAGCTATGCTAGATATAGTATATAATAATAAATCCTTATATCAAGTAGTTAATGGACATCAATGGTGTAAATCTGTAGATAATGGAAAGGAAGTTATTACAATAAAAGATAACTTATCTTATGATGGATTCTTTGAATATTTAATAGAATATGAAAATATGCGCAATGTCTGATTTACATGGTAATCTTATCCATATACAGAAGTGTGATTTATGTTTAATTGCAGGAGATGTTGTACCTCTGAATATACAGAAAAATAGAGTAGAATCTATAGTATGGTTCTTTCAAGATTTTTTACCTTGGATTAAGGAATTACCTTGTGAAGAAGTATATATGGTAGCAGGTAATCATGATTTTATATGTGCTTCTGAATATCCAGTAATGAAAGCCTTGGAGTATCTTTCTGATTTTAAGTTTACTTATTTACTTAATGATTATACTAATTATAGGGCTCTTAATGGTAAAAATTATAAGGTATATGGGTCTCCACAATGTCACGTGTTTGGGAATTGGGCATTTATGCACAGTGAGGAATTTCTAGAAGGTCTATATAATCAAGTTCCAAATGATATAGATATATGGTTGACCCACGATACTCCTGCTTTAGGAGATTTGGATTTATTACCTCCGAGTCGATGGAGTCAAGAATCTATCCATGCAGGAGGTCAAAGTTTAGCTGAAGCTATTCAGAGAATTAAACCTAGATATGTATTTTGTGGGCATCTACATACTTGTAAAGATAAATATCTAAAATTGGATAATACAGAAATATATAATGTTTCTATTCTTGATAATGATTATCATATTAGTTATGAACCTACATATTTGGAAATCGATTAATAAAGAAGAAGATAATATATTAGATATTTACTGTTCTAGATTCTACTTTAATTAAAAATACTAGTAATGAAAGAAGAAGTATTCAATCAACTTATTACTGATTATAAGGAATTAGAAATTAAAACTACAGAACTTAGAGATTTCTTAATTCATAAAATAGATAAAACTTCCATAGATAATCTTAATAAAGATTTATTGATAGCCCAACTCAGAGCAATGGAAGCTTATCTTACTATTCTTAGTATACGTATAGGTCTTAACAGACCAACCCAAGAAGAAAAGCAATTAGATGAAGCTAAAGTACTAGCTAAGTCTACAATTAATGAATAAAAGAGTTATTTTTTCTGACAAGTCTGATTCTCTACTTCAGAGTTATTTTCGAGATATATCTAAATATAAAATATTAGATAATGAAGAAATAAATGAATTAATCATTAAAGCTCAAAATGGAGATGAAAAGGCAAGAGAAAAAGTAATTACTTCTAATTTAAGATTTGTAGTAACTATAGCTAAGCAGTTTCAAAATAGAGGTATTCCTCTTATGGATTTAATATCTTCAGGATTGGAAGGCTTATGTAAATCTGTAAATAAGTTTGATCCAACTAGAGGTGTTAAATTTCTTAATTATTCTGCTTGGTGGATAAAACAATGTATTTATACTACTATATATTGGTATGGTCGTGAGATTAGATTACCAGTAACTCAACACTTAAAAGTAATTCAAATATTAAGAGCTACTAATGAGTTTATCAAAAAGAATGGTAGAAATCCAACCACAAATGAATTACATACTTTAACTAATATCCCTGAAAAGCAAATAGATTATTTAGCACAATTTTCTAACAGATTAGTCAGTGTTGATGATTTTATTGGTGGGGATGAAGAAAATAGTCAAGTATGTGATGTGATTCCAGATGGAGAGCCACCTCTTGATGAACAAGTTAATAAAAGCTTTATTAATAAAGAATTATGCAAATGTCTAGATGTACTTCCTGTTAGAGAACATGATATTATTGTTATGTTATTTGGTATAGGAATGAATCCTATGTCTAAACAGGAAGTAGGAGATATGTTTGGTATCGGTGTTGAAAGAGTTAGACAGATAAAGGAAAAGGCTTTAGATAGAATAAGAAAGAGATGCAATTTACAGTTATCTAAATTAATATAATGATATCTAAGGAAGAATTTCTTAATGGGAATTGGTGGTTAGTTATTGCTAAATACCCAGTAGCTTGTGATGCTTCAATAAAAGAAGTAATTGAAAGTGAAGAAGATCCTACATTAGAATCTAGTTACGCAAATGAATTAATAGAAGAATGTGTTGATTCATTTGGTTATTTAGATGAATTTACTTATGATCCAGATTTGGAAGAAGGTGAAGAATATGGAGAAGAGGATCAATTTGAAGATTGGTATGAGCAGCAGAGAGAAGGTATTGAGCTCGAGGCTATAAAGATAGATGAAAAGGTAATAGATGAATATGGAATAGAGTGGTTAAATAACTATTTAGCATGACAGAAAATTATCCAGCAGGAGCTTATAATGACCCAAGTGCACCTTGGAATGAACCTAATGATAGAGATGTTACTGTAGAAGTAAATGTCGAATTGGGTACTTTTGTAGATATTACAATTCCTCAGTATAAAGAAGGCAGACATTTAGTTATTAACGAAGAAGAATTAAAAGAAGCAGTAGAAGAAGCTATAAAAGATAAATTAAATATTGATAATGAAGATATAGTTCTAAATAATTTAACTATTTGTAATTATCAATGATTTATTTAGTTAGTCATAATAAAAGTTTATTTCAAACTGATAAATATGTAGAAGCGACAATGAAGCAGGCAATGTCTGTTTTATTGCCGCTTAAACTATGTCAATTAGATACTGAGACTAAAGGACTTGACTGTCATACTAAGGCTTTATTGACTATACAGTTAGGTAATAAAGATAATCAAGTAGTTATTGATTGGACTACTCTAACTCCTAGAGAAAAGCAAATAGTTAAAAACTACCTAGAATCAGACAGATTGTTTCTGGGATGGAATTTAATGTTTGATTTAACCTTTTTATATGTTCAGGGTATCTATCCTAAGCATATTTGGGATGGTATGATAGCAGAACAGCTCTTATATTTGGGATATCCAGCTCAAATGCGTGAAAAGAGCTTAAAGGCAGCTGCATGGAATTATTTAAATATTAACATTGATAAAACTGTTCGAGGTAAAATTATTAATGATGGTTTAACTACTGAGGTTGTTATTTATGCGGCAGGGGATGTCACATATATAGAGGATATAAAAGAAAAGCAAGATATTGAAATAGAAAAACAAGGCATGAAACTCGCAGTAGAGCTGGAATGTGAATTTGTTAAATCCCTTGCTTACTTCAAATATTGTGGAGTTCATCTCGATATTACGAAGTGGAAAGCTAAAATGACTAAAGATCAAGCTAAACTTGATAAGGCTATTTCAGAGTTAAATGCTTGGGTAGTAGCTTGGGATAAAGAAAATCCTCATAATGGCTATGATATTCAATATCCTGAACTTAAATATCCAAAGTATTCTGCAGATTATCCTGCTGAGGTAAAGAGATTAATTAAAGATGGATATAAAAGGTTTCCTCAGGAAGACTTACAAACTCCTGACGGTAAGGTTGATGCTTATAAGAAAGTAATTAAGAATCAGTTTACACGAATTGATACTCAAGGTGATTTATTTACAGGATTTGATACTGAACCTAAATGTGCGATAAATTGGAGTAGTCAAAAACAAGTAATACCTCTATTTGAATTACTTGGAATTAATGTAGAAACATTTGACAAAAAGACTAAACAGAAAAAGAAGTCTATTGAAGCAAATGTTTTAAAGCCCCAAAAGAATGACTTTCCAATTATTCCTATATTTTTAGAGTATCAAGAAGCTGCTAAAGTCGTATCTACTTATGGACAAAACTGGTTAAATGCAATCAATCCTAAAACAGGTAGAATACATGCAGATTTTCATTCTATAGGTACAGATACTGCAAGAGTTAGTTCCGGTGGAGGTGTTTGGAAACTGAATATGCAAAATCTACCTCACGATCCAGAAACTAGAGCATGTTTTACATCCGAAGAAGGTAATGCTTGGTTATCTGCGGATTATCAAAGTCAGGAATCTCGTATTATTGCATCTGTTTCTAAAGATGAGAAGATGATAGACCTATTTGAACATGGTTGCGGTGATGTTCATTCTCTGGTAGCCTACATGAGTTATCCTAATATAATTCCAAGAGACACTAAGATTGAGGATATAAAGAAACTCTATCATAATTGGAGACAGAAAGCTAAATCTATCGAGTTTGCTATTAATTATGGAGGAGACTATAATACTATATCTAAGAATGATGGTATTCCTGTAGAAGAAGCAAAAGAAATTTATGATAATTTTATGGAGGGTTTTCCAGGAATAAAAAGATACCAAGACTATTGTAGAGCAGCTGTTATGAGAGATGGTTATATATTACTTAATCCTCTCACTGGGCATAGAGCACATATTTATGATGCTGAAGAGTTAAAAGAGACTCATAATAAAATGCAGGAACCTGGGTTTTGGGAGTATTATCAGAATGTAAGAAAACGTAATCCACAAGATGAAATCGTACAGGAAGTAAGACATTATATGCAGCGTAAAGCAGCTTCTGAGAAACAATCTATTAATTATAGAATACAGAATAGAGGAGCGATGTGCTTTAAACTATCTTCTATTAAACTATTTAATTGGATTGTGGATCATAAGCTAATAGATAAGGTAAAGATGTGTGTACCAGCTCATGATGAATTTAACTTGGAGTGTCCAGCAGCAATTAAAGAACAAGTGGGCAAAGTGTTGATTGATTGTATGATAGCCGGAGGTAAACCATTCTGTCCTAATGTATTTTTAGGAGCAGATATAGATATAAATGACCATTGGGTTCACTAATAATTAAATAATTATGAAATTAAAGGGAACAGTTGAAATTGAAGAGTCTAATTATAAGAAAGCTTTAGAGTTGGCGTTTACAGATTATCTAGAAGATGGCGCACAAACTCCCGGGTTATTTAAAGAATATATGATAGATAGATTATGTGAAGATTTTGTATTAGATATTACTTTAGATGAAGAAACTATTGCACAAGCAGTGGATGATACAAAGAGATTCGTAAGAGAAGTTTTAAAGAATATCTAATGATTAAATTAGCTAATAATATTGAATGGAATAAAAATTGGAAAGATGCATATTTTTATGAGAAAGGTATAATTGTAAGTATGTTTACAATTGTATTAATGATATTATTTTTAATCTTTGCCAGTATAATATGAACTATGTAGTTATTATGGAATATAAGTGCACAGGTAGATTATGCCGTGTATATGAAGTAGATGCAGAATCAGAAGAAGATGCTATTAGATTAGCCTCATCTGGAAAAGGGTATAATGGTGAAGATGTAGATAGTATTGAAATGATAGGTGAACCAAATATTACTGTAGAGGAAAATGAGTAAATTAGTTATATGCAGAGGTCTTCCAGCAAGTGGAAAGTCCACATGGGCTAAGCAGTGGGTTCTTGAAGACCCTGAATACAGAGTTAGAATTAATCAAGATGATATTCGACTTATGCTTGGTAAGTATTGGGTTCCTAAGAGAGAGCCTCTTGTACAACACATACAAGAAGAAGCCCTAATTGAAGCCTTACTTAAAGGTTATGACATAGTTATTGATAACACTAATTTAAATAAAAAAGTGTTAGATAACTATCGTGCTCTAGTTATAGCTCATGGAAATCATGCTATAGAATTTAAGGATTTTTTTGATACTCCTTTATCTGTATGTATTGAACGTGATAAAAACAGAGATTTACAAGTTACAGAAAGAGTTATCAGAAGTTTTTATAATAATTATAAGGATAAATATCCTTTGAATGGTAATTAAATGACAATAGATAATTTTAATGCAGTGGCTCCCTGGTTTGACAATCTCTCAGACCAGGGAGATTTCTTCTTTGTACAAGTAATGCAAAGAAATAAAGAAAAAAATAATGTAGGTAGTAGTGGTTACGTAATTAAAGACTATCATTTCTTTGATAAAGAAACATTCTTATCTAAGAAAGAAGAAATTACTACTTTGTGCAAAGCCTTTAATGCTAGAGCTTATTTTTGGATAAACCCTAGAAATTGTAAAGAAGTACAATATGAAATAATCAGGGAAGCTCTGGAGGCTATAGAACTGGGAACTCATAAGTTATTTAAATGTGTATCTAGGGCTCTTGGCAGAAAAAGATGTAATAAATATAAATCTAAATGGATATTAGATTTTGACACTAAGGATTGGAGTCTCATAAATAAGTATTTAGAAGTGATTTATAGATGTAGACCTGATGGTGTCAAAGTAAACACATTTATTAAAACTGTGAATGGTATCCATGTTATAACAGATCCATTTGATTTAGAGCAATTTAAACAAAAAGTAGCCATAGCTAAATTAGATAATATAGATATACATAAAGACAATCCAACAGTTTTATATTATTCAAATGAGTAAAAAATTATGGATAGCTCGAGATTCTGATTATATAACGTATGATTACCCCAATGATGACTATGGTCAAAAACATAAGGGTAAACTACATATATTTTATGATACTCCAGAATTAGAGCTTAAAGAAGATAATCCAACAAAATATTGGGGATGTTCTAGAAGATATTGTTGGGGATGTGCTAGAGAAATAGCTGTAGTTCCTAGTTATATGTATCCTGAAATAGAACCTTGTACTTGTTGGCAATTAGATAATTTAATTAAATATAAAGATCAAAATTTTATGAATTATGAAATTATAGGAAATGCCTGATAAATTAGGAGTCTCAATAGTTAAATATTTGTGTCCAATTTGCGGTAAGGAAGCTGATAATGGAGTTATTATGAACTCTCTACTTACAGAAGAAAATGCTAAAGAAGTAGAGAAGTTACACAATAAGGCTATTGGATATGCTGACCATGCTTGTAAAGAGTGTGCCACTTATAAAGATAAAGCTGTATTTTTTGTAGGTATAGATGCTTCTAAATCTACTAAAGCAGACCCTTATAGAACAGGACAAATTGTCGGTGTTAAAAAAGAAGCTGAAATTGTTGAACATTGTAAGAAATTTATTCAAACATTGTCTGATGGTTCTCAGTATTGTTTAATAGATAATGAAGTAGGAAAGACGATAGGATTATGGTAAAATCAATGAATCCTCTACTGCTAGACCCAGTTAGAGTATACGTTGGTAAATTAAAAAGTACAATTCAAAGTTTAGAACATAAAGTTGATAACTTTAAGAAGTATGATGCTAATCGAAAAGTTTATTATAGTAAAGCTATGCAGCGTCTTGGTGAACTGGAATCTTGGATAGATGAAACTGATCCAGAATTTAAGTTACGAGGCAAAATACAATCTCAGAAGCAAACTATAACTAACTTGAGTGCTTTGATTAAAGCATCTAAACTTGAAGTTCCAGAAGACTTTGATTTAGCTAAAGCCAAAGTTAAAATACTCGAATTACAGAAAGAGGTAAAGGCTTTGACTAAGCAAAATACAAGTCTAAAAGCTTCTGTTTCTGAATTAGTATATAAATTAAATAATCAATCTTAATATGAAGTTCATTAAGCAGTCATTTGAATTTATCAATCAAACAGATTTCTCTTTAGTAGGAATCAAAAAGCATATTGAAAGATGTGCACGAGTTAGTTATAAAAGCGAAGATAAGATTACAGACACCTCTTATGAGAAGTTTGTAAATATGCTAGAATCTAGAGGACATGATAGACCTCTTGAGTTTGGCACTGTTTATTTAGATATTCCTACAAAGGATTTAGAGCCAGGCTATGAATATATAAATGCCGTTGGTAAGTATGCTCTTAATCCTTGGAGTATCAAGGAAGATTTTGATAACCACGCTTGCATATCTACTAATTACAGAGTAATTAAAGATAATCATTGGGAAAGTGACTTACAGTATCTTTGTGAGCCTACTGAACATCATCATGCAAGATACACAGTTCACATGATTCTTGATCGTGGAGTTATGGACGAGTTCAGAACTCACGTAGGATTGTCTCACTTAGCTGAAAGTACTCGTTACTGTAATTATTCTAAAGATAAGTTTGGTAATGAGTTAACTTTTATCCAACCTTGTTGGGATATTAGAGGTACTAATTACATTGATTTTTTACAACAAGCTGAGTGGGGCTATTTTAGAATGTTAAAGAAGGGTTGGACACCCCAGCAAGCTCGTTCTATACTTCCCCTGGGTATTAAGTCTGAGCTTATCTCTTGTGGATTTAAAGATGCGTGGGAAAACTTCTTTAAGAGAAGAGATGCTCCCGATGCACATCCAATGGCTCAAGAAATAGCTAATCCAATGCATAAAGAATTTTTTAAGTTAACTAGAACATCATGGTTATCTTAATTATAATATATATAATATCTATTATAGGAGCTATATTAAGTATTAGATATGATCAAGCCATGTTTGATGAGGATAGTTGGACTATATTTTTAGTATTCTGTCCTGTAGTAAATAGTGGTATATGCTTCATAGAAATAATGGACTTCCTGCCCATTAGTTTATCATATCTTAATAAAAAATTGTATAATTTGATTACTTATAAAACTCATAAAAAATGATAACAATTGGATTAGCTATTTATATAATTTCAACTATAGGGGCTATTTTATATATCAGATACGATTCAGATTATGATGAGGCTTATCCTGACGAACCAGGTGGTGTATTACTTTTGGTTTTATGTCCAGCATTAAACTCTGTTGTAGCTGTATATGAATTAGGTAAATTTTTAGCTTATATAAATGATAGATTTCTTCATAAGTTTAATAAGCCTCTTATAAAACTAATTAAATATAAAAGAAAATGAACTTCTTAGATAAAAAAGTAGAAGAGATTCTTAAAAATCATCCTAGTGGTGAAGATTTCTTTAATCACTTAGATGATATGATTCGTGGACACAAGAGTATTATTGATGCTGCCTGGGATAAGTTGGTTCAATGGTGTTATGACGAGCATCTGTGGGTAAATAGAGGCATTCCCACATTTGGTTGGAATGGTTTGATTCTTACAGGTGCTTTTGGAAGAGCAGTATTTAATTACATGCCTTATGAGATACGTAAAACCTTTGAGCAAGTAATATTAGTTAATGGGGGATTGCGACAAGAAGATACTAAAGCACAAATACTAGTTAATCAAATAGACGTTGATGATTTTATCTTATTTGATGACTCTTTTTATTCAGGTACTACTAGAAATAAAATAGAGGAAGCCCTCAAAGAAATTCGTCAAGGTTGTAAAATCATTCAGACTGTATGTATCTATGATGGTGGTAAAGACCCTAATGTAACTTCTTTATATAAATATTATAAATGATAGAACTAGTATCAATATCAAATATATATGGGGATTGTACTTCTGATTATGAGATAATCCATTCCCCTTTAGATACTGTTGGTGATATTATAGATCACGCTACAGAAAATAATGAATGGGGCAATTTTGTAATTAATGGTGAGAGGTTTTATTCGGGCAAATATGTTATTATGAATGTGCCTGAAGAAATTCGAAGTAAACATATACGAAATGCTAACTGTAGCGGAGGTTGGGGAAACATGAACTATTATATAGAAACTTGTTAAAGGAATTAAATGGGTAAAAACATTAGTTATACTTGTGATTTCTGTGGCTCTACTATAAATTTAGATAAGCAAGTAGGAATCTTAGATTACTGCAGTGCAGTAAACTCTATAGATGAGAGGTGGACACTCAATAGGCGTAGATATATATGTGATAAATGTCTCGAAAAAATTTCATTATTTTTAAGCAAATGAATCAAATAGGTAAAATAGAAAAATCTTATTCTTATACTATTCCAGAAGGTCCTCATAAGGGAGAAACCCTTTGGAGTGGTAGATATTGTGCAGTTAGTTGTGTAGTATTAGCTAAAGAAAAAGATGGTAAATGGTATGTATTAATTAATAAAAGAGGTAAAGGAACACCTGATGACCAAGGTAAATGGAATATGCCATGTGGATATTTAGATGGTGGAGAATCTGCTACTGAAGCATGTTCTAGAGAAGTTGCCGAGGAATGTGGAGTTAGTATTCCTTCAGAAGCTTTTGCATTAATTAACGTGGAGACTGACCCTAAAAAGTGTAATAAAGGTAATGTTACTTTAAGACATTTATGTATTTTAAGTCTTAGAAAACATATTGGTAAACTTCAAGCAGGTGGAGAAAAAGATGAAGTTGACGGAATTAAATGGTTGCCTATAGAAGAAATTCCTAATTATAACTGGGCATTTAATCATAAGTCAACTCTTTTGAATGACATTATACCTAAGCTAGAGGAGTATTACCATAATTATGTATTAGGTACAATAAAAGTAACTTATGAATAAGTAAATATTTAGATTAGTATTAATTAGATCAATTATTTATATTTAAAAAATATTGTTATATGAACTCATTACAGAATTTGTTTGGTCTTTCTTTTAGCTCTAAGTTGAATAATATTCAGTCTTCTTTTCAGACTGCTCATGATAAAGCAGTTACTTTAATCTCCAAAATGAATGACAAGATTTCAGAAAAAGAAGAGGAAGTAAAGAAGATTCAGTCTGAAATTAAAGACATCGAGAATATTAAGGCTCAGGCAAATAAATTCGTAGGTAATCTTAAGAGTATCTTAGTATAATGTATAAAATTATCGAAACTTTTGAGTACTATGTAGAAAATCCAAATGATTTTTGCCCAGTACAAGAAATAGTAGATAAAGAGAAAGACTTAGGAGTTGATGCTTATTGGTATAATACAGAGAATGCACCTAGTCATAAGTATGGAGATAGCCCTTGGGGTAATAGTAATATCAGAGTAATATCAGAGTAATTAGTAAATAAAAATGTATAAAGTAACTGAAGTTTTTGAATATTTAGTTAATGATAATACTAGTTTTTTATCAGCGCACGATATATTAGATTGGGTTGCTGGAATGACTTGTCCATTATGGGATGGCTATCAAGATATGCTACCTAAAAATTCTGAAGGAGAGGAAGAATATATACCGTGGGGTAAAAGTGAGTTATCTTCTGTTAACTTATCAAATGACAAGGCATTCATAGATAAGAAGGTTCTCTTAATGTTAATTCAAAATTCCGAAAAGTTGGAGGCTTTAGAAGCCGAAGGAGTTGATAATTGGGAAGGTTATAGCTTGGCTATGAAAGAACTTAATACTGGTTATCAAAAGGATGCTATAACTGATGAAGTATTAATTAAGCAATATTGTGAATGATTGATTTTGAAACTAAAAAAGTGCTGTTCATTGATTTGGACGGCACTTTAATTAAGACTATTTCAGGTAAAACATTCCCTGAAGATATTACAGATTTTAGAATCCAGTTACCTGTGTTAGATAAGATTAAAGAGACATTTCCAAATCTTAGCTATTTCTTTATAGTAACTAATCAAGGTGGTATTGGCAAATTTATATCTGAGGCGGATTTTGGGACTAAAATAGATGCCATTAGTGATTTATGCTTTTTCTATTTAATTGAACGTAGATTAACTATGTACTATGATTACCTATATTGTGCTTCTAATGATAAGGATAATCCCTATAGAAAGCCTAATACTGGAATGCTAGAGAAATTATATTATAATCATAATCTTCACTACAATAAACAAGAGATGATTATGATAGGAGATGCTTCTGGTAAACCAGGAGATTTTTCAGATTCAGATAAGAAGTGCGCTGAGAATTTTGGCATAGATTATATTGATGTTAGGGACTTTTTAGAATTATGAAATTAAGACTAGACGAGTATTATTATATACTTAATATAGATTCTTGGTGTGAAGGAATAGAGGAATATATGCCTGAAAATATGGCTGAAGAATTTATAAAATTTCTAGAATCTCATAGTTCTGATAAAATCTATAATTATTTAGAAAATTTATATTCATATATAGAAATAGTAGATACCCAATATACTATTGCTGATATGGATTTAGATAAATCTTATATTGCATATGCAGCGATTATAAAGGTTAATGGTAAATATTATTCTTTTGATTGGTATGATACCCGTTATTGGAATTTTGAGGATAAAGTAGATATTGATGAGGAATTAATAGAAGTATTTCCAAAAGAAGTAACTATAACTGAATATGAACCAAAATAATTCTTCAGAGTTTTATGAAGCCAATACTGCAGAATTCATTGAGAAATTTATTTATATAAATAAAAAACCAATGAAATTGAATAATAATCAAAAGTATCTAATTAAAATTTTAATCAGTCAATAATTATATTAAGTATGGACGAGTATGGACGAGTATGGATTTGTGAATGATTTAGATTTAGCTAAGTCAATATTAATTATGTACTTCTCTAATAAGTTTATTTTTGAACGTGGATTATGTCCCAAAATTAAAGATGAGTTAGTAGAATTTGAAGGAGGTTTCACCTTTCTGGATGATAATCATTATAATTTTGGAGGTCCTGATCAAGTGTCTGGATATGTAATCCAAACATTAGAGGGATGTTTAAAAGAATATGAAGAATGTCCTTCAATGTCCGGTGCAGCTGCATATTTAAATACATTCGATGTTGTATTCTATGAAATTGAAGGTGAAATTAAGTGCTTTGTTTTAAAAGAACTTGACTAAAATTTCTAATAAGAAAGTAGGAAAAGCAGAGAACATTAATATAAAACTATTATGACATTAACATTTGGTTTACAAAGAAGTAGTACTAAAAGTAAAAGAGCTCATAAGAAATTTCCTAGGTGTAAGTTTAAGGATTTTACAGCTATTCCTAGAAATTTAAAAGAATGGGGGTATTGTAAGCATAATTGGAACGATGATGACTATACCTATATTAATGGTGATTTTGAAAAGTTTTTAAAATGTAATGTAGGGCATCCAGTTAATAAAGTATTTTCTAAGTTTCTGTCTAGATGTAATAATCTGAGTAAATTTAATCCTAAAGAAGAATTTTATAGCTTTATTCAAGATAAAGAAGATATAGACTCTCAACGTGGTGGGTTTTATGTAACTAATGGTATTCTTAATTATAAAAAGCCTGTTAAAGAGAGTGATTATCAAATAATTAATAAATATAACGAGAATCAGAAAAGATTTAATAAATTATATTTGAGACCCCTAATTAAAGCTCTAATAGAATCAAGGGTTCCACAATGTATTGGTAAATATTTATTAAGAGAGGGTGAAAAAACTATCTATATAGATTTTTATCCAGGTGTTGGGTATTATGAAAACATTTGGAATAAAAGACAAATAACAAATATAATAGGAGTAGGTCGTGGAATCAACTATGAGGTTATCAATACACAGAGCGGTAAAACTAAATACCTTTGTAGTGTAGATACAAGTTGGGTTTATGGTAGACCTGATATTTGCTTTTATTTCAAGAAATAAACATATTATAAATGATCAAATATACAAAAGAAGAAGCAAAACATATTTGGGTAACTTCAGATACCCATTTTAATCATGCTAATATAATTAAGTATTGTAATCGTCCATTCTCTTCTGTTGAGGAAATGAATGAAACTATAATAGAAAATTGGAATAAAGTAGTCTCTGAGGATGATACGGTCTATCATTTAGGAGATTTTGCTTTAGGTGATAAATCACTCATCCCCGATTTTATAAGACGTCTAACTGGACATATAAGCTTTATTATGGGAAATCATGATAATTTGAATATTATGAAAAGTTTTGAGACTCCTTTTAGATGTGAAACAGTATCTTGGGAAGAAGTAATTAAGGTGGAGAAGAAAACTATAATTCTTAATCACTTCCCTTTTGGCTCCTTACCAGACCCCGCTACCAATCGTCCTATAATTCAATTGCATGGTCATGTGCATAGTACACCAGATAAGCCATGGAATTATTTCGATAATCAGTATGATGTAGGTGTAGATAATAATAACTTCACACCTGTAAATCTGGCGGAATTATTAGATAAAATTCATTATAAAGTACATATTAAATGAAAATAACTTTATATGAGCATTCTAAGAAAGTGTATCAAACAACGGACGCAGAATTGGAAAGAATCCCTAATATAGGAGAATTTATGTGTATTGATGAAGTAGGTTATAATGTAGTTGATATACATACTATTTTTGATACAATTACTGAAGAAGTAGAATTAATAATATGTTTAAATAAATGCAATTAATAACTCCTGAATATATAAATAATAATCTTGATCTTTTTAAATATTTACAAAAGATTGGAATACTTCCAGATAATTCTAATGTAAGAGATAAAAATATTGGAGAAAGTAACTATTCTAAGTCTATAATTCAGCCCTGGTCTGTATGGCAAGATTGGAAACTAAATCCTTGGGATGCTGATATAGTTAAGCGTATATATAGAACTAAAGTATTACAAGGAAAGACTGAGAGTGAAGCTAGAATAGAAGACTATGAAAAGATTATTCATATATGTCAAGAGAGGATAAGACAATTACAAAATAATTAATATGAAAAAATTAAGTAATGGAAATCTCTATACTAGAGATGAGTTTAGAGAGCGCGTTGAGAATGGATTGTTTATAGATTCTGACGGTGAAGGACAGTATTCTAACGAGAATGGAGATTGGACTCATAAATGGTTATCTCCTTCTTCCTTTACATTGGATGAGGTTAACAACAAAAATATGGAATATACGCATGTAATATGGTATAATAAATAATAATTAAGGGCAGGTCAGTGGAGTAAAATCCATTGACTTGCCCTATTTTTTTTACTTTATAGGGGGTGAGTTAGCAAATGCTAGCTTGCCCCTATTTTTTTAATTTATGTGTGATATATGATACTTATTACAATAAGTACACTAATAAATGGTATAAGTATCTAAGTGCATCTTTTTAAGATATTTCTCAGCTAAATCTGTGGTATCAAATGTCATTTTAGTTTTACCTAATTTATTATAATGGCATCTAGGATATTTAGTAGATAAATTGTCTCTAGGTTTCATAAAAATAATTATTGATTTTTAGCCCATAATTTATAAGTATCTTGAAAACTTCTAAATAATGCTTGTGAATTCATTACTGTTTCTCCTAAAGATTTATTTCCAGTAACTAAGTTCCACATATCATTAATTATTTTAGACTATAATTTATAGGTAGCAGGATTAGTAGAATTACCTAAATAGTCTAATACTGCTAATGGTCCTTTAAATCCGTCAAAAGCACTATGACCTCCTTTATATACAAGTTCAGTAATTGCATTACCTATTAAGTTCTAACCATCTGCATTTTTCTTATGGTCTTTATACATAGGATTAAATACTAATCCAAATAGACCTGCTACTATCAGACTAACTAATAAATCAGAGAATAATTTACGTAAGTTAGCCTATTGTACTTCATTATTCCAAATGTTTTCTTTAAAACCATCTATACCATTATAATGAAATTCTTTAAGAGTATCGGCTATTGTATAAATTATTCCTTGTACCATATCTGGAACATATTTAATTACAGGAGCATTTTCATCACCACCTTCTTCTAAGGTCACAGCTTCCCCCTATTTATTCCAGTATAAAGGTTTACCATTTCTTGTTTCTTGCTCTGCATGATAAGAACTATTTGAGATTTGTCTTGATTTTCCATAGTTATCTATTAAACCATTCATCCATGTAGAAAAAACTGCAAAATTACGACCTATTGCAATGTTCTCATATTTAGCTTTGGTACTCTAGTTATATGCTCCATATATACTGTCTGCAAGATTTTTAAATGAAGTTATTTGAGCTTGAGTATATGCATCAGGCAAATCATCCCCCTCAGTTAAACTAGTTCCATTTTCCTAATTCATCATACGCATTAAACTAAGGTATAAAGAACGCTGCTTCTAATAAGCAACTTCATCTGTTCTATCTCCCTTAGCATATAAATCAAAACGCTTATCACGTCGCCAATCATAAACTAACTGCCCATCTTTAATATAATAAGCATCAAATACCCCGTCATGTTTCATTTGTGCAGTAAATAATACCATTCTATTTAAATAGTCAGGTCCATAAAGAGTGGAGTAAGCCCAGTTTTCCCAATTTAAAATACCACCTCTACAAGTTTTCTAACCTTCAGAAATCTTAGCAATATCCATATTAGATAATCTATATTTAAGATTTAACTAATTAAGTTTACTAATGGTCATAATATTTTGAGGTCCCTCTACTATTACTTCTTTATATCCACTAAGAACTTCAGCAGCAGTTATATCTGTTTGATATTTGTTTATACTTCTTGCTAAATTTTCAAATAAACCTTGAATAGTATCACGAACAGTTCCTGCTACATTTCCTGCAATATAACATTTACTAACAGCCCTTCTAATAGGATCAATTAAAGCTTCAATAGCTTTAGTTTGAGGTTCCATTATAGACTAATTAAATACAGAAACTGACAAAAAATCATTTATGGTTTTTACCGTATGTTCTACATTTTTAATATCATCTTCTGTTTCTCCTTTTAAGTATAAATCAAGTAAAATACCTTTGGTTCTAGTTAACATTTTCTAATATTCAACAGACTAAATATGTTTTTCCATAAAGTCAATTAGAATATTTTCAACATTAGTTTCAAAGTAATCCAATCCCTTTTCGTTTAACCAGTTAGCTCGTCTATTAGAATCTTCAGATCTTTTAAATGGATTGTATGCTTGTAAATTCTCTAAATCGGCTTTCCTTTCAGCTTTTTCTTCTTCATTAAGAGTGTCATCCATAAATTCATTATAGGCATCTACTGGATGAGTTATTCTTTTCATCCATCTCTGTCCAAATTCTTTAAAACCCTACTTAGCTTTAGTTCTACGAGTAGCAATTGAAGCTCTTTCTAGAGGAACATCTAAATAATTCGTATTTTTAATAGAATCAATAAGATGTGAATCATTAATTCCAGTAAACTACCAAGTTTGTCCTCGCATTTCATATCTTATTTTATTTATTTCAAATAAAACATTTTTTAAAAATTCTCTTTCTGAAGCATTTAGGTCATTAGCTTCATCATAAGGATTTTTAAATTTCAATTCCCCAACACTTAAATAATATGGATCGTAAAGATTTTTAAAGATTCGTACTTCATCACCTATAGTACTATTACGTAATGCTGTGTATCCTTTGGCTTCAAAAAATTTATTCATAACTTTACGTAATGGAGAATATTCATGTAAAACTCTGTCAGCTACTTTGTTTACAGCCTACTAAAACATAAAACCAGTTATACGAACATTTGTATTAGGGATACTTTGAGTTTTAAATATATATTCAGACATCTATCCAAAAGCTTCATTCTCAAGAGATAAATCTCCATTATACATATTTAATGCTCTTAAAGCTGACATATAAACTTTTGCTAAAGTAGCTAAAGAGGAATCTGCTGAATAAATTAATTGCTTAATTCTTCGCGGGTCTTTAGGCAATCTATCCATATTTTCTATTTTATCAATAATAGTCTAAAGTTTGATTAATTTACCTTCTACAGTTTTAGTAGTTTCCAGACCATCTACTATAGTTCCATCTAAATTAGTTTTTGATGTAATGTCATCTTCTATTTCTTTAAGTTCAGATACTTCTGGATGTTTGCTTAAAGCTTCTCTCCAAGTTTGAATCATTAATTCCGAAGGGTCTATAGTTTCTACACCTTCAAAGTTATTATTTAAACTTAGTGAACTATTATTTTCTTTAACTACATCTACTATTGTCTTAAAATGAGGTAATAACATGGATATATCCATTTCACATCCTTTTTTATTATGCAAATTAGATATACCGACTACCTTTAAGGTACCTAACTTAGGGGTAAAAGGCAGTTTAGGTAATATCTAGTTTAAAGCTGTGAGGGTCTTTATAGCTTCAATATTACCATAGTTAGCCTACATTGTAAAATTCTTGTTATTTAAGTCGGTAAGATAAGAACCTAACAAATTTTCTCTTCCTTTATACTTAACTTTAGTACTAACGTCAAATGGAGTAATTGTAACCACATCAATCTAATTAGTAACTTTATGCTTAAATAATAATATATTAGCATTAGTTAAAGTGCTATTATCTATTAGTTCCCACTTATAATCTGGTTTACCATCTGGGTCTCTAGTATCAAATTCAAAATACTTATTTAACTAATTTTGTATAAAAGAGCTATTTTTTAGGGAACAATAAAAAGAATCTAGTCCCTATTCGTAGGCAGCTTGTATATCCGCCACTACACGATAAGATGCTTTCTATGCTGGTGTAGAATTTATTAACTAATCTTCCAATTGAGTTACCATGGTTACAACCTGTTCATTATTTTCACCTATTCTAGTGTCATCTACATGAATAGCTTCTTTCTATCCAGGAAACAATATATCCCAACCCTTCTCTTCTGAAGGTTTAGCTATCATATTCCAATTAGCTTTAACCCATCCTTTAGCGGATTCTTTAATACCACTCGCTGTAACTTCTATACTCTAATTAGGAAAAATTCTTGCTAATTGTGCATTGATAGTATTAAAGTCCTCATCATTAATATCAATGGCTTCTATATTAGAATCAATAAAATTGGCTACTATATTATCATATTTCTACATAGTATATTGAGAATCTTTCATATCATAGCTAATAGCCTTAGATGCTTCTATTCCAGTAATATTCTAGAACTAATTATCATATTTAACCTTTATAGGAATAAGATTAACTCTAATATCAGTAGCATTTATACCATTATATGCTAAAATTCGTTTTAAAAACGCTAGTTTATATTTGTACTTTTCTTTTTTAACAGCAGCCCAATCAGATTCATTATCTATAGATACAGCAAGATTATATATGTCTAAGGTTCCATCTGGTTTTACACATAAATAGTCAATATGCCCTATGATATTTTCTATCTAATCACGTAATTTAGCAGAAACATTTAAGTTTCTCAATAAATAAGCTCCATTTCCTCTATTTTTCTTAAGTACCTCTTTTTCTACAGAGTTAACTACATCATGTAACTAATTAAATACTGGTTGTAAAGATGTATTTAAAGCAGCTCCAGCAAAATGTCTATCATCATCCTAACTAGTAGATGAAACTATAATTCGGTGAGCATCAGCAGCATCTTTGGCTATAGTTTCCCAATTCTACTTCCTTTGTTTTATAGTATCTTCAGCCTGCTATTCTGTATATCCCTAATTTATTAACTGCTCTTTAACTATAGGTAAGTATTCATTATCAAAATCTATACGAAACATAGGAGGTCTACCATCTACTTTAAAGTAAGCTGAATCAATAAATGTCTAAGTAGTAAAATCCTTTCCTACATTTATATCTACATCATCTATAGGAGATTCTTTATTTGCTGAGAATTTATATTCCTTTTTAAGCTTATCTAATTTATCATATAATAAGGTCTATTTATCATGCTCTAAACTATATAATATAGCTAGAGCACTCTAAATATCACCATCACTAAATTCTTCTATTAAAGATTGATATGAATTATATACTTTGTTATTAAATCTATACTTACATCCCATTAACAACCAAATTCTTTTATTTTACCTAATTCTATATTCTATCTAATTAAATTGGCTATCTTCATATTTCTTTTTATAGCTTCTGAATTTTCTGAAATTCCTTCTTTCATAAATGTGTCAAAAGCTAGTCCTGATTCGGCTATAGGATTTGCTACATTTTGAGGAAAGTTGTCAAATATGAATTTGAAATCTTCTAGAAAATCCTGACCTTTAAACTCCTTAAGTAAGCTCTATTTCTAAAACATCTAATCAGCTATCATATCTGCTACACACTCCTCTAATTTATCCTACATTGCAAAGTTAGTATAAGCTTCGTTAATATAGTCTAAATTAGTTCTAAATTTAGGTTTTTGCTAATATTTAGTTATAATTGCTTGATAACTGTCAGGATATTTAGCTTTTAAAACTCCTAAAAATATATGAGCCATCTCGTGAAATACATCAGATACATTAGCATTACTACTATTTATATAGATTTGTCCATTATATATAAAAGCTCTAGCATTTTTTACATCAATTTTATTCTACTATCCAAAATCATTTAGTTCAGTTTGAGACATAGTATTTATAGTTATACCAAACTTTTCATTAAAATATTGGACTGCCTATTCCATTGAAGCTGTAGTAGGTTTTGTAGCTGCCTCATCTCCAAATTTACCAGTAATATCTATTTTATTACCATCGTTTTCTAGATATTTAAGAGTAGCTATTTTACCCCGCATTTCCTCTACCAGATAACTTTTAGTTTCAGCTTTATTTATCTTATCTACTATCTCTTTACCTAATTTCTAATTATTTTTAATTAACTAATTAATATCAGTATTTTTATTTTCAGCCGTTTTTAAGTCTTTAGTAAATAAATAAACAAAAGCAGCAGCTTTCTCAGGAGTATTTAGAGTTTCAATACCTTCTATATCAGGAAATACTTTTCTAAAGTCTGCTAAAGTACCATTTAATGCTTGTTTAAATATTTCAGGCAACTTAGATATACTAGGTAACTAAATATCCAAAGTAGTTATTATCTACCCTTCTTTAACTCCCTTTAGTTCTATTTTAGAAGTACGTGGAGCAGTTGGATGCATCTTAATTGAGTATAATCCTGATTCTCTAAGAGTTTGTGTAGCATTCCAATCATCTATTTTAGCTTTTGCTGCTTCTAAGGAACTAAATGTTTGAGAATATGAATTAGGAGATATTATACTTCTAGATATAGCATAATGTGTAACTTTAGCACTTGGATTATAATATTTATAAATATATACCCCATGATACATACCATCAGTATCAACTCCTTCTTCTGCTTTTACAGGACTAAATAAGTATTTAGAATCATAACCAAAATTATATACTTCACCTAAAGACGAATATGGGAAAGATAAAATTAACTATTTAGCAGATTCTTTCTACTATACTTCTTCTTTAGTTTTATATTTAACCTATATTTTATCATCCTAAATAGATATATCCGGGTTTAAATTAGCTAATGCTGTTTTTAATAGTCCGATTGCCTGTTCTGGACTATTCTTAATAGTTTTAGCTAAAGATTCTAGTTTAACTCCCTATTTATCCCACTATTCCTATAATTCTTTCCATTTCTTTTTAATTTCAGTTTGCGGAATCTTTTTATCTACCGCCTCTTTAGTGACTTCTTTTGTTTCTCCTCCTATTATTTTAGAAATTTTTGCTTTCATTAAATTAGGGTCAAATAAGAATATCTTATGTAAGAATGTCTATAAATCTTCCTAACTTAAACTATTAAAATCCTAAAAAGAAGGCATATCTTGTATATAATTGGAAAGTACTGAATATAAATTTTTCATAGTAAGTTTATATTCAAATCTATTTTTATGTTTAGGATCTTTTATACTCCTAATAGCTAATTCTAAGTCAGACTTACCCATATCTGAATTATATATGTCCTATATCTTACATAATATATTATTAAGAGTCTTAGAAGGAATTATATTATTACCATTTGAATCTTTAAAAGGTTTATATTTAGATTTATTATCTAAATAATCTAATAAAAGTTTTTCTCCGGTAATATTATATTTATTTATTATAGAATTTAATTCCCCTTGATATTCTTTCAGGTCTTCTCTAAGGGTGTTGTTATCTATAGCTTTCTTTATTTTCTATCTCTAATCAAGATAATTAAATAAGTCCTAGGCACCATAAAACCCATTTACAAAGAAAATATCTGAACCACTGGGACTTATCACCCTACCAAAATACTTAGAACCATTTAACTAAATTTGATTACAAGCTACTATAGTATGATTTTCATTAATCTCTAATTCAGGGAAAGCTTCTTTTAAATCCGGATATTTATCTTGAAGCTATCCAAGGGTAGTATTACTAATAAACTCATGTTTTTCTACATCTGATTCTTTTAAAGCTTGTACTCTAGCTGCCCTAAAAAGAGCAGCTAGTTTAGTACGTTCCGCTTTAGGCAGTTGAGTAATTAATTCAACTGCTCTATTTATATCTATGTCCTCATCAGTATTTTTTAATAATGTTTGCTCCTGGGTCTATAATTTACCGTCTACATAATTATTAACTAATACCTTTATATCACATCCCATTAATTAACAGTCTTTTATAAGTGAAGCTTTATTAGAAGTTATATACTAAGTTAACAAGTTTCTAATACCATCTATAGTCTATTTTTGTTCATCTGTATCTAAATCATCAAATTTACCGTCAAAGTCTACTATCTTAGTTAAGAATAATGTATTATGCATATTAGGCATTTCTAAAGGACTATTCTCACTAAAATTCTGTAATCTATTCATCTTACTTTGATAATCTTCATCTGGCACAGGTGGTGGAATTAAATCATATTCCTAATACTAATTATTATTGTCCAATTTTTTAAGCACATATCCTCGAACAGGGTCATTCACCTTAACAAAAGGCTCCTAATGGTAGCTTTCTGCATAAGTACTAATTATAGGAGCAGCCGCTATCTAATAATCAGTATAGTTATATTCCTAATCAGTTTCAATATCCCAATCCTAATCTGATATAAACTTTAAATACTAATTTAAAATATTTTTAGGGTTAGTACAAACTTTAAAAGAAGTAGTAAGACGTTCGCCACCATACTAGTTATTGTTTACTGCTATATTATACATTTGTAAAATATCCGCAATAGTATAATCTCCCTAGTACTATCTAGTCTCAAAATCAGCCATTCCTCTTAATATATCATCATAAGCCTCTCTAGACTATATGGTTATATCAGGATTAAGCAAATCTATATCAGTTGCTAATACTTCTGTATTATTATAAGGAACTAGAGTAAGATGTTTAACTAAAGAATTATTAGGATAATTTTCCCTTAGGTAATTAAGAAATTCATGCTCAACCCAATGTTTTAAAGTAGCTATACCATTTATAGTACTTGGATCGATTTTGTTGACTTTAATACTCTAAAAATACGGATCAAATCCATCTGCCTAATTAACTGCTATTGGAGTAAGTGTTCTCATAAAAGATAATGTATTTAACTTATCAACATATTTAATTACCCCATTTAGCTATTTATCATTAACACTTTCAGAATTAGCAAGCAGCTTATTAACTAATCTACTCTTAGATGCAAAAGTATTATTTGCCACAACAAGTGATTTAAACAACTATAAAATCTATTTATAATGTGGAATCTACTCCATCATTTCAAATACATTAGCAGTACTTTTAATTATATCATAGTAATCAGATGCTTGTTTTCTATATTCATCATCTACTAAATATTTATATATATCAAAGTTATTAATTAAATCCTGTTCATGAGCAATATCTAACTCATTTGCTATGTACTCTGGGTCCAAAGTAGGATTATTTTCATGCAGTCTATTAATTAACTATTCTTTAGCCTATTCAGCTTCCTAAATCTCTTTTTCCTTAGCCCCTTCTTTAGGATATATTTTAGATACATTCATATTTAGAGCTTTCTCTCTATCTGTAACTATTTTAGACATACGGTTCATTCTAGAAAGTAAATCTAACTCAGAAGTAGGTAATCCCTAATTAAGTCCTAGCCAAGCAGATGATATTGTAGAAATTTCAGAGGCATCATTATATAGATTTTTAAATTCTTCTATATCGCCCTTAAAATCTGAATCTTTATTATACTGTGTTCTAACTTGTCTTAATTTATCTGTTAAATCTTGACAGTATCTAAGATAAGAGTTAACTTCAACATCATCAGTATCAATTAATTCAGTTAAATCTACATCCTAATTAATTATAGCATAATTAATATAAGCTTGCATAATGCTTCCTAACCCTTTAATATCTTCCTCCTCAGACAATCCAGCATTCTATTTAACTAAATCATAAATATCAGAATTTTTTAAATAGTTAGTTACATATCTATTTTTATTTATCCAAGTAGTTCTTTGCTCTCCAGTATCAATATCCTCCTAAGTTGTTCTTATTTGTCCATGTAAGAATTTTTTAACTCCAACAATACCCTAAGCCAAATTAATAGCCATAGCAGCATTACCGCTTTCATTCTAGAACATATTAGGATTAGCTAACTAATCTATGAGTTCTGATACTGGACTAGTCATAAATGCAACTAAATCGTTTATGTTTAGTCCCATCATCATTCCATATACATACATTCTAGCAAAATTAGTTCCTGCATTTATCTTAGCAAGAATAAGCTCTTTAGCATTATCAGTAGCTGCAGAAAGAAGCTAAGAGATTAATTGATCAACATATTTATAGTCTTCATCATCAAGAACTCCAAATTGACTCTGTAATGTAGATTTTATTTGTTCATCATACTTATTTAAATCAGGGATATGATTAATAGTCTATTCTATTGGGGTGCCCTTAGCTCTTCCATTTATTCTTTTATAAGTATGCTAAAATTTTAATTTATTTATTGCCTCCTAATTACCAGACTTTAGCACTTTTGTCCAATAATAAAAAGTATTAAACCATACTTTTTCACCATTAGCAGCCACACTAATTACATTCTTACCTACAAGATTTTGATACTACATAATATACTTAGTCATAGGATTAAGCATATTTAAAGTAGCTGCCTAGTTACCTTTTGGAGAATTATCAGCGGCTTTACGCATAATACCCATAGCAATAGCTGTATATGCCTAATCACGATTTCTAATATCATGTGATACCTAATAAATGTTTGCAGAAGCTACATTTTTAAAAGCTGATTCTGCTACATTATCAGAAATAAGGTAATTTTCATGTTTATTAATGGTTTCTATTAAAGTATTTAATACCTTGGCATCACCTGAATAATTAATACCATTATGTTGTTCAGCAATTCTAATTATTTTAGATAGTTGTTTAATGAAATCTGCATTACCCAATTTATGCACATTCTATAATACTTCATTTACATCCTAGTTTTCAGCTAAATTAATTAAAGTATTTATCTCACTAGATATATCATAATCACCTTTATATACAACGATATGTTTAGGAATAGGCAAAGTCTTACTAGCTTGTAAAGTTTCTACACTATTATAATTAAATAAAGGACTCCATCCTATATAAGCAGCATTTTCATCATAAGATTGTCCCATTATATAAGCCTTATCAATATCATAGTCAGAACCCTACAAATAAGTCTAGAAATGACTTACATAAGATATATTTTTAGAGTTTTCAGTCCATGCTATATTTTTCATAGTCATAAAGGACTACAAAGATTGGGCAGGAATACGAGCAGCTATAAAGTTCTAAGAATCTAAGAAACTGACATATCGTTTATGTGCTTCTTTTCTTAAGAAAGCTTCTAATAATTCTTTATACGTAGCCTTATTTTCTTTAGATAAAGCTACAAGTTCATCTTTAGATTTCTATTGATTGGTAGTTGTAATGCTATCTAACTAAGTCTATAATAAGTCTTTTACATCCTAATTAATTAACTAATTTCCTAAAAAGAAACTACTTACAGATTTAATATGTTTAAAGGCATCTCCACTATATACTTTAGAATTATTTACCTAAGCTAATTTATAATTATCAGCTCTATAAATTTTAGCAATAATAGAAGCCCTCTACTTAGCAGCATCCGCTTCATTACCTAAAGCTATCTTAAAGTCAGATAATGGAGCTATTTCATAAAGAGTATTAGTTCTGTAAATAACTCTTCCCTTTACTATCTATTTAGTAGTTTCAACATATTGCTTTACATAATCAACACGTCTTTGAACAGAAGTATGGTCATCTAAATCTCTTAGTCTATACTAATTAGGATCTAATACTATACCATCTGTATTAATAAATTCTCCGTCTCTATATGTAACCTCTGGAGCGTTAATCCATTTACCAACTTCAAATAGGTCTCTATTACCTCGGGTTAACTAGATTTCTTCTTTATCATTGGTACTTAACTAACTGGCATCGAATCCTTTATACTAAATATAATCATTATTTTTAACTGGTGTTAAAGTAATTAAAGTAGTATTACCAGTATCTTTTACGAATGCAAAATCATAACTAGTATTAGCAGGAGCGTTTATTTTATTAAACTTCTTATAAAAATAGTCCTCTCCCTATTTAAGAACTTCAGCAAGAGATTCATTTTCTATTCCGAATTTATCTTTATAGATATTAGACATCACAAGTTCAGCAGCATAATTCTATAAACTTCCCTACATAATAGTTTTCTAATTACCAAATCTATCAGTATAAGTTCCATTATGAATATTATTTAATTCAGCCTAAACTAATGATTGGTGATTAGCTTTTTTACCTTTAGGATTAGTATAAGCATCTCTAATAACCGGAGAATCAAATATATTCATATATTCTCCTGTTTCAGAATCCTGCCACCTAAGTAAAGAAGGTCTTAAATCATGAGGTCTAACTATATTTTCCTAATATTTAAAATTATACTATTGTCTTTCCCCAGTAACTACCTCACCACCTGGTAGTGTAACTTTACCAACCAACTAAGTAGCTACTGCTGATAACTCTGTAGAATCTGCTTTCCATTCACCGTCAACCTTAGTTAAGTTTAACTCTGCTGTAGGTGAAGTTATTTTATATGTGCCCTTTTTATAATCAACTTTTATAGATACATTATTAGCTATTTCTATATCATTAATTCCATCCTTAAACTTGTAATAGTCGTCCATAGAATTTAATTCTACAGTATGAACTTTTCCTTCTGTATCAATAATATTTACATTGTCAGAGGGCATAAACCAACTTTTATCAGATCTTACCTCTACTTCCTATTGTCGACTATTTAAATATCTCTAGATAAGCTGATGGTTATAACTAGTTATATCCTAGGTATCAATTCTATTAGGATTATCTATTCCCAGTTTTTGTGCCTAATTTTCTAACTATTTAATAGATTGTCCATTTATAAAGAACTCTCCTATTGAATTAGTTTCTGGAGTATAATCCTGATGACTCTATAATAAAGCAATTAGAGACTATTTATAATCTTCCTAAGCTCTTTTTAAGATGTCAGTTGCCATTAATTTTTCACCACCAAATTCAAAATATTGAATCATATGATAAGCAGGAACCATAACACATCCAGAACCTGGGTGCTTACGTTTAATAGCTTCTTTGTTAATTGTACTAGCTAATGTAGCAATGAAATCAGAATATACATTAGGGTCACTAAATGGTATTTTAGAACTATCCTACTGATGATTTTTACTTTTATAGAATACTGATTCTACTGCTTGCATAATTACATGCTATAAACTCTCTCTATCTTTAATAGAAGAAGATTTCATTACAATTCTACCAATAGCATCATATAAATCAGACTAAGCTTGTTTTGGATCTTCAAAATTCTGAATAAAAGTATCCACAGCTTTACTCATTTTCTTAGTAGTAGCTAAAGAAGCTCTTCCAAGACCCTAAAATATTTCATCAGTGTTATCATATGTAAATCCATATGCTGATGTAGCAGTAATAACCTGAGAAAACTCTGTAAGTTCAGAATTTATAATATCATGGTCAGCATTCATCTACATTCCAAGACCATCCGAGTCTACTTCAAAATAACTAAGGTCTTTATCATCATACCAAGCACTAGACTGATTAATATTTTGTGCACCATTTTTTACTGCTGTATTATTTAAAGCATAACCAATATGATACTATTTAAGAGGTTGTATATAGTTATCCTAATCAAGAGGAACATTATCAGCACTTTCATTAATTTTATGACCAACTGCGTTCATAAAATTAACAACTACCTCATTACTAAATTCAGAATAATTTCCCTTACTATCAACACAATTAATACCTCCTAAAGCCGTATGTAATTCAAATAAAGAATTAATAGTATGCTTATTAACTATTTCTGGATTGGACTAATCCATTAAAAATACCTATGCCTATTGCCAAGTATCAAAAGTAGCATGATTACTTTTCTAGTTAGGAGAATCATAAAATACATGATATACTTTATGTGAAGGAGCTTCTATACCTTTAATTACAGGTGCCTCTGTGGTATAATATAGAGTATTTCCTTCTTTAGTTACAGTTTTGTTAAAACCAGTAATTTGAATCTGATCTCCATACTTGTCTTTATAATACAACTAATTGTTTTTAACTCCGTCAGCATTTCCGAGAATAACATTATTAAACCATCTAGCTGTAGCTAAAATTTTAGATTCATCGAGATTACCTAAAGCTATGGATTGCATTAAATCCACGTCACCTTTCCATTGTAAGTTGGTCATCTTTTTAAACATTTTAAAAAGACTAGTGTGAGAATTTAAGGAAGCTCGCATAGTTTCATTAGTAATAGTATCGGTTGCAAACTTAGCTAAGAATGCAGTACCTGTTACTGGGTCATAAGCATGCCAAATAGGTTTTTTAATAAATCCCACAGCCTGAGAACCTAATGCTTTATTCTCCAAAATAGACTAGAATGGATTAATTTGAGCAGAACCATCCGCAGAATCAATATCATCTTCATGGTCTCCTCTATAGTTATACACTGAAGCGCCCTCGTCTCTAATTACTGCACATTTAGTTTTAGCAGAAATACCATTTATAACTTTAGGTAAGCAGTACTGTAAAGTAGCAGGTATAATTACATTACGTTTAAACTAAGTACCCTAAGCTACATTAGCTATCATGGTCATAGACTAATGATAAATATCATTTATAAAGCTTGATATATTAGCAGGTATTGTAGTATATTTTAAGTCTGCAACAGAATTAGTTGTATTTAAGAATTCTTTAGCCTACTAGAAAGTATTTTCACTTACCTATATTTTAGTTTTTTTAAAGAACTCCTCAGAATTATCACAAGATTTTACTAAATTATAGGTGGTTTGTTTAGCTTTATCCGGGTGATTAATCTCAGAACCAGTTAAACTCATACGTAAATTATTACTTAAGAATCCTTCAACATAGAAGAATTTATCAAGCAATGGATTTACTACAATATCTTTACTAGAATCTATTTTAGTATTTGATATAATATTTAAACCATTCTATTTAGCTAAAATCAACTTACCAGTTTTAGCATCTACCCAGTTTTTAAAGAAAGCACTTCTACCCTTAGAGTCATTCTTATATAATCCTAAAATAGTCTACATGATAGGATTATTAGAAATAGATTCAGGCAATTTCTCACCATAATAATTATCTACTGAATCATTTAAATCAACCACTTGATAGGTGCAATTATTATCAAGAAAGTTTTGTATAAATAAATGTTTCTATTGCTCTAAGAAGGTATTCAAAGTGTCTTTATTAGCATATAATTCTTCAGCATAATACTACAAGAGTTCATTTACAGCTAAATGTTTACCTGCTTTTCTATAATCAGCATCTAAAGTAACCTTCTCGCCAATAGAATCAGCTAACTTAATTAACTCTGGTTCAGTAATATTAGCTAACATCTATTGATATGTATAGTTAGTCCTATGCTAATTATTATAAGCATCAGTTAGTCTTTGCAGTTTATTTTTAGTTGAATTCCATACATTTTTATAGAAAGTACCTATAGTTTTAATAGTATTGTCAACTATAGTATCTTTCAGATTTTCATCATTTATAATATCGTCTCCAAATAAATTCTTAGTAATTTCATAATTAATGAAAGTAGTTTTATCAGAATAAGCTGTAGGCTATATTATAAATGTTCCATATTGTAAATAGCTTCCCCAGAACTTATTAAATACAGAATGGAAGAATAACTCTCCTTGTGAAAAATTCTTTAACTATTTAGACTCTTGCCACTGTGAAGTAGCTTCTAGGTCATGTTGAATACCTCTAATTTTAGTAGAATCTTGCACGAAAAATAAACTACCTGCATTAGTATCCTACTATTTAAATAAATAATGATGAATATTAGTACCTAATTTATTTACACTATTATTTGGAATATTATCTCCAGCTTTATTTTTGGTAGTAGCTTTGGAAGCTTCTCCTGACTACATAGAATAAGCGTCACTCCAAGCTTCAAGTACGCTATCTTTAAAAGAAGCAACTGTAATCTTTAAGTTATTAAACATATTAGTAAACAGTTTACTCTTTTTATTATTCTCATAAATTCGATAAATTCCATCCTTACCTGTATTAGATAAATACTATGCAAAATCCTAGTCCCCGGCTTCATCATAGAGATAATTAACATAGGCTGCTTTAATAGCTAACGTAGTTAAATCCTTTAAATTATCCTTATTCAGCTATTGAAATATCTCAAGCTGCTGAATTTTCTATGAAGGGTTATCTAGAATCTTTAGACTTAAATGGTCATCAATAAAAGATAGTAGGTCTTTTAATTTTCTTTCTCGTTCAGTGAGTTCCTCATTTCTAAGTAATTTCTATCTAAAGGAAGTTAAATCAATTTTATTTAAATCATTAAATAATTCATTATTCTAATATTTACCATCGGAATTTAATATCTGAGTAGATATATAAGTAACTTTTTCATCTCCGATTACTATAGAATACTGTTTATTGCCATCTACAGTATTAATAGTGTCAAACTACCACTTACTACGTCTAGCTTCACGTTCAGAAGCTGAGGCGTTATTAATATTTCTATTAATTCTTACTCTAGTTTTGTAGGTATCTGCATTATTAAAATATCTTTTCTTTACCTTAATTTGAACCATACCAGTTTCACCATCAAAAGATGTTTCAAGATAATGCATAGTAGTATTCCTATCTATAATACCTGATATTTCAGCAGATAACTAAGCAACTGTACCGTTTATTTGCTTAGCATTTTTTAATTCCTAAGACCTTAAAGAATTTGGATTACTTTCATTTAAAGCAGCTTCATATAATGAATATAATATATTTAAATCATATTCGGTAGTTGCAGTAGTATTATTTAATGGAATTGTATCAATTAATCTCTAACTACTTCCTTTTACTGGTTCAAATAACAAACTTAAGGCTTTATATAACTAACTCTATGGATTCTCATGTAAATCTACTAAAGCTAAAGCAAAATCATTAACTGCCTATACTTTATTATAACTGCTACCAGCCCATTGAGCTAAATTTATTTTATTATATAGAACATCATCAATAAGATTTCGAGCGGCTACAATAACTGAAGTACTATTTAATCTTCTATTCTAAAATTGGTCAGTTTTATAATTTAACACTCTTATCTAACTAAAGAATGCTTTAACTACATTTGCTATATATTTTTCTGATTCTACAGATTCACTCTATTGCCAACTTTTTTTCTAATGAGCTGTTTCCTATTTGTATGAATATTTGGTAGGGTCTCCAAACTCCATTCCTTTCTATCCCTGTTTGATGTCGATAGCATCTCCTAAAGAGTCTACTAGCATCTCATCAAAATGAATTAGAGAAGTATAGGCGTTTGCAGCATTTAATAAATCGTTATTTTCTAATTCAAAACTATCTAATAATTCTTTAAATGAACCTGCACCTAAGTCAGTATCAAGTAAATACTTATATTTTTTATTATTTAATAATCTTTTAACTTCATAGTAATAAGAAGATAAATGATCCGCTGTATATAATACAGTTTTTACATTATCTTGCTATTTTCCTGACCTATAAATATTAAATAAAGTATTTTTAAAGTCTGTATTCTATAATAAAATATTCATTATACTAGTATATAATTCTGTATTAGATACTTTATCATAATTATTAAGTCTTTTAGAAGATAAACTATCTAGAGTCTATTGTAAATTAGGAATATGTTTCATGTAATCGTAGAAAGCTTGCATTACATAAAAATACTTACTTCCTATAAATCCTTCTTCATTTACAAATTCATTAGGTAATTTTTCATACTTAGAATCTACTGATTTTAAATATTCTACTATCTATTTAAAGTATTTATTTTTAAGATTAATAAGATTCTAATTTAATACATTATCAGCTTGTACAACTAATGCTCCGCTAGCTATATTATAATAAGATGCTACAAAAAGATTATCACTAAATCCCTCTTTCAGTTGTCTAATAATATTATATGCTCCGGTACCATATATTTCTTTAAGATGTTCATCTAAACTTAACTAATTATTATCTAATATTTCAAAAGTAGTTTTAGCTTCAATCGAGCCTTCTCCTTCTGGAGTAGACCCAGACGAGTGTTCGTCTAAGTCTACATGAAGGGTTTCTAATACTTTACTTCTTAATTCATTAAATTTAGGAAGCAAATCTGGTTTTCTAGAAGTTAGCGCTGCTATTGCATCATCCATAGATTTGTTAAATCCTTGAATGGATTTCTAAATGTCATCTTCAGAATCTAACGAATCTAATTTATATCTAGTTGTTTTAGGTATTCCCTATTTATTTATAAATCTATCAATAAATTTATCAGCATTTTCGTCACGTGAATAAGCCATTAAAGCTCTACCTATATCTGCTACACTATAGGTATTTAACAAGTTACATACTGTCATTAACAATTAAATATTTTATATAATTTTGAATAATTCTACTCTATTAATCCAGTTATATCTATATAATCAAGATTATCTACTAAATCATGTAATTTTTCGGAAATCTAATCATCATTAAGGATTTTAGCATTATTTATAAGAGTGTTTAATTCCTCTATAAAACTGGTTAAAGTATCATCGTCGTTAATTTGTTTTCTAAATTCCTAGCTATTTAATAACTAATTAAGAGCCACTGATTGTTTTACTTTCTTACCGCCAAAATCAACTAACTAATCAAATCTATTAGCAGCTTCTTGTATCTAATCACCTTTAAGAGTCCAAGTTTCAGTATCTAATTCATACTCAGTTCCGTTATTTTCCACTATTAATTTAGATTCTCCATTAATACTCTTAGTTTTTAAATTAAATTCTCCTTGAACCTAAGAACTAATTATATCCTTTAAAGTCTATTTCTTAACATCTCCAGTTTTCTAATAAGTGTAATTTACAGGTAATTCTAAAGCCTAGTCCTAACCAACTGCTTTAAATACGTTTATTATCTAATCTCTAGTAATTTCATTTAATTTATCAACAGCTTCTTCTAGGGTGTCTTCGTCAAAGTTAAAACCTGAGTCATTAACCTATTTAAGAACTTCCGCAGCTACAGGCATTCTCTATTCTAATGGAATTACTTTAGGCTACGTAGTTGCTGGAGCAGTGTTAGTCTAAGTATTTGTAGAATTAGTTGGGCTTACCGTGTTATTTAACAGTTCATCAATAGATAAATCAATTCCTGCTGCTCTTAGGTCATTGTCTGAAGTAAATAATTCATCAGAGGTTTTAATAGGATAAAATACAGTTTCTTTTCCTGCTTTAATACTAATTATATCAGTAGAACTGGCACTTTCTTTAGTTCTAGATATATCAGGATTAATAAAAAAGCCATAAGGGAATCTAGCATCATCTGCTCTCATTAATGGATTGTTCTTATCATATTTCCTATGAATATCATCAGTAGTACCATGGAACATTAAATCAAACATATCTGCAAGACTTCTATCTGGATGTTCATTTGGCTTAGCTTTGGTATTAAGTCTTGTTTTTAACAATCCTCCATCACCAAATAAATCTCCTATCTAAGTACTTACTGTTTTCTTTTCTCCATTATCATTCCAAGATACTTTAGCAGATTCTGTATATGTACCTGAAAGCTAATCAGGATTATACTAAAAGAATGTAGTAGTTCTAAGAATATTACTTAAATATCTTGGAATAGCTGACCATTGCTCACCTTGTTTATAGACTATATCTATTACTGTATCATCGTCTCTTTTTTCAACAATACGTAAATCAGATGTAAATAAACCCGAAAGAGTTCTCTAATGATCAGCACTATTTATATCAATAAATTCATTTTCACCCCAAGGAGTATCGGGTTCTCTAGTTCCATCAGGATTCTAAGCACCAGGATGTAATAACTAAAGGCCCAAAGTATCAGCATAAGCAGAAGGACATATGGCTCCTAATATTCTATTACTTAACTAATAGAACTACTTAGCTTTATCCGGAGTTATAACTATTAAATTAGCTTCAGACTTATTTCTATAAGCCTAACTACCAGCAACTTTAAATCTCTAAACACGAAAGTCATGTTTACTTGAGTAACCTAATCTAAAGGTAGGTATATCTTTACAAACTTCCTAGTTAAACTTTTCTAAATTATTTAAGTCGGCTCTAGTTAATTTTTTACCAGTTAAATAAGTATCTACATCTACCTATTTATTATTAAATAAATAATTTTGAGCTTTAATTAATGTATCTAGTTTCTTAGCATCATACTAATTTTCCTACATCCAATTATTTAAAGCTTCATTAAATTTACTTAAAGCAGCTCTCCAGTTCCATAAGGAAACAAACATCTAAATTCCATGATAATTAGCTCTATAAGGAAGTCGAGTATTATCACCTCCCTAAATTTTATTACAGAATGCATTGCTTGTCATTTGACTAAATGTCATACCATAATTATGAAGTCTAATCATTCTGACTATAGGCTGATTATGTTCTGGATCTTGAATTTGGTTTATGTACTATTTAACTAAATCTTCAGGTTTTAATAGTGTATCAGAGGAAACAAATACTACCGCTTTTCCTTTTAAAGAAGGGTCAATATTCAATAAGGTAGGGTCTTTAGCTGCATAAGTATATACTTCTGAAAAGACAAATCCAGGATTTCTATCTTTCATATTATTAAAGTCATTAACATTATCGACAGCATTAGGATCAATTCTACCTCCCAGTCTTATTTCAGGTCCGGTTCTTTTGGTAAACCAAGTATGTTTCTATCTAACTATTGCTTTACTTATATCTATAGAAAAACTACCTTCTTTATTATACTTGTTTATCCAAGAATCAAATAAATTAGCCCATTTCTAAGACCTATTTTCGATTGTACTAAGAATATTTTGTAATTTAGACTTTCTTTCATCAGAGACAGTTGGATCAGAAAGTTCTTGATTAATTCTGTCTTTTATTTTACTTAAATTGCTAGTTAAAGTTTCAGGGTTATTAATACCTGCTAAGTCAAATTTACATATTTGTCCTTTTTTATTTTTAACCTTAAATATAATATTAGCCACATACTTATTTCCTTTATAAGTCATACCTACTTCTGGCATAGGCTTAAAAGAAGGCTGAATTTCCCCTTCAACAGAACGAATTTCTAATTCATAAGTACCTGCGTCCCAGTCAGCTTTACTAAAGTTATTGGTTATGCAAGTTGGCATTACCCTAGTATGTGTACCTAAAATAGTTTCATCATAATTATGATTAAAAATCAGAGCAGATTTTACCTAATATAACTATTTTTCTAAAGTATGTTTATCCTTATACCAGAAAACTGATTCCTAGTCTGTTAAAGCTGATATATTACGTAATTCTCCATTCTAATCTGGTCCAAAATGCCATGCATTTCCTTTATACTCTTTACCATTTTTACCTTTGTGGGTTTCTTCCACAGCTTCAGCTCCAATTAAAGTACAATCACCCCAAGACATTACTGTGAATTCACTTTTTATTGAATCCTCGATTTCATGTGAATTTTTAGTTTCTTCTTCAGAATCAATTAACTAATTAACAGCCTCTTCAGTATCTTTATCTATATTTAAAGATTCAGGTGCTTTAAAATCTGTAGGATTTATAGCTTGCTAAGTAGATTGCTAGTTAGCATTCTAGTTTGATGTTTCATTTAAACCTTCAATAGGAGATAAATCCAACTAATCTAATATAGATAATTTACGTTCCTTTAGCTACTCTATAGTACTTTTTCCATTAATCTTATCCTTAAGACTAGGGGCTTTAGCAGTATAATCATCCTATGTATTTTTACCTATAATGCTACTTAATCCATTATCAATAAATATAGAAGCAGTTTTACCGCGACTCATTAAAGTGTATAAATCCTATAAGAAATTTCTTATATCTATGTCTTCGTCAGGCTTAGTGAATGATTGATCAATTACTACATATTCAAACTCCTAACCCTGCATCTAATCCTTAGATAATACAGTAGGATTTACACCAACCTATTTTAACGCCTAGTACGCTGCACTAGAGGTATCTCCAATAAAACCAATATCAGAAGAAGTTTTTAATTTATTAATAGTGTCATTTGATAATGTTGGAGTAATTAAATCTCCTGCTAGACTATTACCATTATAAACTCTAAATCCTAACTTAGGAATTAACTAAGCGACTTGTTTCCAATATGCTGATAAGTCAGATTCTGACATTTCCTAAAGATTTGTAAGAACCTGAGCCAATAAAGTTTTTACATTATTTAAGTTAGCCTATTTCTAAATATTGTTATCTCGTAGTGATACACTTAATTCTGGAGTTCTAGATGCAAACAAATCTACAGGTCTCATATTACCTATAGCATTATTTTTATTATAATATCCTTTCTATTTTTCATCTCCAAGTAACATTAAAGTTCCTCCATTTTTCTACATATAAGTATCTAGAATTTGAAGTACTGGAGCTGGAATATGTGTAGCTTCATCTATAGCTAATATATTTGGAATTTCATCTAACTAATTAAACGTAAGGTCTTTTTTAAGTTTAGTCTAAGCAAAATCACCTGCAGAATAACTAAAATATTCAGAATCTTTCTCTAACTAGTTTTTACTTGGCTTATACTCTATATTTAAATCTGATTTTAAATCTGTCCAAACTGTATCTCCTAAAAGTTTTCTCATTAAGGATTCAATATCCATTGATTTACCTTTTCCAAATGAGGTAAGTAATCCCTAAGCCTACGTAGAAGTTGGTCCTACACATAGTATTTTGGTTTCAGGTCCCAAAAAATCAATAACAGATTTACCTACTACAGAAGTTTTTCCACTACCAGCATCACCAGTAATAATTACTGTATTATTAGCATTATACAGATTACTTCCGGACTTATCAAAAGCATATTTCATTATATCTCTATAAGTCTAAGTAGTCTAAGCAATAGCTACTTTTGAAGCATATTCTTGACTAGCTATTGGCGCTTTATCGGAGTTTTGTCCTACTGAAGTTTTTAAAAAGTTATAAAAATCAACTGGATTAAGTGATAATATAGTTGCTAAATATTGGAGTTTGTCATATTCTGACATATCTCCATACTACATTTTAGGGTTTAATCGAGTATTTCTCTAATCTCCTAACTAATTAAAACTAATTAGTTTGTCAAGAATATTAGATTCTTTTAAAAATTCAGAGACAGACATTCCTGATTCCTATAAGGCTTTCTAAAAATTACCATAAAAAGCCTTTTCATAATTAAATAGAGAAACATCTGGAACATTATCATCCAAACTACCCTCTAACAAGTTATAATGTTTATCTTTTACATCAATTACGAAATGTTGTTTATTAGCTTGCCATAAACCATTAAAACTTCTAGTTAAGGCTTTGTCAGTTTCTTCAAATTGTCTTCTCTTATTTATATCGTTATTATTAGATAAATCAATCCATGCATCGAGAGTCTTTATAAACTAATTAAGTTGTTCTTGATATATAGTTGCATAATCATCATCGATTTCAGGAAGTTCTTCCCAGTTTTGAATAGTGTCACTATGTTTTTTAGCATACTCATTCATTACTTTGTTATGTCCTATGACATTATTACCTGTAGGGGTACTAGAAGCTGCATATAAGTAAGTAGCTACCATAGCCAAAGCATCTCTAGTATTCTAAAGAGTTTTCATTTGCTCACCATCAAGTACTAATTCTCCAATATTTTCAACTTCATCAAAATTAGTGTCTAATTTAGTTAAAGTATCAATAACATCAGGCATTTGAGTTTTATCAAGAACTTTTCCTGCAAGAGACTTAACCAATTCAATTACTGGATTCTTAATGGTGTTCTATATAGAGTTATGTAATTTAACTATAGCATTGTTACCTACATCTGCAACTAGAGAATTTACTTCATTATTTACACTTTGAGTTAATGTCTAAACATATGATTCAACATCTGAATCTAACTAATCCTAGATTCCCATATCATCATTTACTAATGAAGATATACTAGTATCAGGACTAATTACACTTGCTAAATCAGTAAGATTATTAACTACTTTATCAGACTATTCCTTAGATATTTTAAATTCATATAAATCTAATAAACTATTTATTCTCTATTCATACTAAGGAGCTGATTTCTATAACTAATTAAGATTCTATATAGTAGCCTGAGGATCATTTATATTAGCTATAGTATTCTATATCTAATCCTACAATTCTGGATCAGTAATAGCTTGTAGTTGATTAATAATATCCTACTTCTAATCATCGTCAATATCATATAACTAAGAAGGATTATCTATTAATTCCTAAATAGTCATATCTTCTATTCCATCAATCATAAATAAATCTTCAGGATTTAACTCTTCTCCTTTAAAATTTGTATACACCTTAGGAATACTAGCTGCTTTCTATTTAACTAAACTCTTAGTTTTAGCTAAAGCACTATTCTTAATAGTATCTAATACTTCCTTAGTATTACTTAAATCTGTATTAAGATTACCCAAAATACTCTTAACTTCATTACTTAATGGTGCTAACTATATTTTTCTAGCTAATACATCTTTGATTCTCTTAGGAATAAGTTTCTTTAATGTTCCTGCTGCTATTGGATCTAACTAATTACCTACTATAGCTAGCTACTACATTATATTATTAACCCACTCAGCATCTTTCTAATCATTAAGAGCTTCAATTTGACGTGTTCTATTATTCTTACGGTTAATAAAATCCTAATCAGATTCTTCTGCCCCAGTCACAGGGTCTACTAATTTACTATTTCTAGCATTGTATTCATCATCTGATTCTGTATCTAACTTAGTATCATAATTAGCATAGCTAGATATTAAATCTTTAGAATCTAACTAACTAACTATTTGCTGAAATTTCTAATGCCATTGTTTAAACTAAGGAGCATTATCTGTTAAATTATGTAACTCAGGATTGATAACTTTTTCAATCTATTTAAATCTATCCCAAGATTTAGTTATTGCTTCCTTAGTCTAAAATTTCTGTTTTTCTGGTAAAACTACTGTATAAAAGTGTAATTTATCTTCATCAGATATTTCATCTATTGATTTGTTTCCAAACTACTCTTTCCACAATGCTTCGGCATCTATATCCATAAACGGACTGTGTAAATTAGGGTCTAGAGCAAAATTTAGTTTACGAGTATAATCAAGAGAAGTGTCTCCTGATAAAAATTCATCTTTAGCTTGTCTAGCTTTCTCTACTTTCTACTGTAATACAGCAAGAGCATTATTTCTATTTTGTTGCTATTCAGGAGTTAAAGCTCTTAATTTCTAGTCAGTAATTTTATTAGAATCAGTAAGTTCTGTAGAACCATCTAATGTTTGAGAAGCAGTTCTGTAGTCTAACTCAGCTTTAATTAAATTAGATAGGACTTCATTAAAATCTTCATAATAATTAGTTATAGGAGCAATATCTTTATACATCTAATATCTCTGTTCTCCTAATACCATTGTATTAAATAACTAATCATCAGTTAAACCAACTTGATTATTATTTATTACAGTATCTATAGCTGTAATTTTATCATTAATTAAGTCTGCAATTTTCTGATTCTAAGAATCCTTTTCATTGTTAGTGGTTAACCAAACCCTTTTTCCCTTAGAAGTAATTTCATAATCACTAGCAGATAATTTAGTACTTCCTAATTTACCTTTCTTACGTAATTTTTCTACTTCATCACGTAATTCTCCTATATGTCCATTTCTAATTAAAGTAGCCAGTTCTTCATTAGATTTATCTCTTTTATAAGATGCCCCATTAAAAGCTTCTTTAGCATAAAAAATACCTCCACCAAGAGCACCTCCTAAAAATGACATAGAATATCTTTCCAATGCATTATCCCAAGCTCCCACATCAGCAGTTGAAGTATCTGCTCCTAAAAATCCTGCTAACTAATATATAGATTTAGCAGTATCTGTAACTAATTCTTCACCTACTTCTTCTAAACCTTCACCTGCAGCTTTCCCAAAAAATCCTGTAGTATGATATTTTAAATCATCTGCATAGTTACCTAAAAAAGATTTAGTCTTATTTAAAGCTGCGTGTATTTTCTACACTGCTTTATTAGCTGGGGTATCATTAGAAGCACTTATTTGATCAAATATAGCTTTTAAACCTCCTTTTCTAACACCTTTCTCGTCTGCTTCTCCTAATAACTCATTTTTAATAGCATTCCTAGCTGCTTTCACACTATCTTCTGTAGCATCATCAAAGAACAACTCTCCAAGATGTGCATATTTATCTACAGCATACATACCAAGAGTACTACCTAAAGCTATGGCAGCTGCATCCTATTTAGAAGCTCCATGTTGTAAAGCGTCTCCATATACATCAGAATTAGACACAATAGCCATATAAGCTAATGAAGCATCACGTCCTAACTAAGTAGATTCTTTCATAGCTTTCTCTGCTGCCGGCAAGTATTTTTTAATACAAGCAGCTCCTAAAACACTATCTTGCCAATTTCCAGTCTAGGATAATGCCTACATAGGCATAGAAGAAGCTTTAGCTTTATATAATTTAGCTGCATCTTCCATAGCTTCTTCTACATAATTTTTACTACCTTTTAGTTTATTAATAGCCTAAGCAATACCTTTTTGCTAACCCCACTATAAAGCTACATCAGAAATAAGATTACCAAAATTTTCAACACTAAAGGTATGTTCTTTAGCATAGTCAGAAGTTCCAGAAGTAAATTTATCGCCTATAGCAGCTATGGTATTCATCCATTTAGGAGTTTCTGAATCACTAAATAAAGCAGTCGTCATTCCATATAACATAGGTAATGACTTAGCCATTTCCCTAGCTATAAGAGCAGTAGAATAAACAGTTCCAATTGGACCACCTACAAACATAGGTATAAGAGTAGCTACATTCTTAGCAATTACTCCTCCTACAGATTTTTCAATATCATCAGAATCAAAGAAATCATATTTGTTTAATTTAGTACCATCTACAGTAAGAGTATCTAAAGAAGATAATACTTGTTTACCAATAGGGCTTCTACCTCCTAAAGTTTCATAATAATATGTGCCTTCTTCATTTAATTTATAGTCTCCTTTCTTATGTTTAGTACCATCTTTGTCTATAGTGTCTTCTTCGTATTGAGCCAATACTAATGGGTCTGAAAACAAGGATTTTAACCAGCTCAAACCAAAATCAGATTTACCATTAAATAACGCATTATCATTTGGTGTCCAATTTTCAAATTTACCAGTTTCAGAATTAAATATTTTCTATGTTTGAGCTAATTCTGACCTACTATGTTCAGGTTTACTCCAAACATTTACTCCTTCAATACCAATTTTCTATCTATCGGGATTATAACCTCTACCTATTTTAAGACCATTACTTCTAACCTTATCATTAGGAGTTCTTAATGTATCAAAAACATCAAGTTCAAATCCTGCTGGAGTTTTATCATTCTTAAACTACTAGAAATCCTAAAGCCTCTAATCATAATATTTATCGAACTTTTTCTAATCAAAGTCCCCATTGTTTCCTTTAAAAGCAGGATTATTTTTAATAAAATCTGACTTTAAATACTAATCTTTCTTTAAAAATTGTGTATTATCTATACTCATATCCGCGATGTTTTTAAAGTCAGAAACTGTAAAATCGGGATTATTTATATTTGCCACTAACCAATCGTTCATAATACGTCAGCGCTTGTAGTTTTTGCATTATTCATTCTCTAGAAGTTCCTATACTTCATTTCATATTTAAGAGCTTCATTATAATCTAAATTCTAATTACCTCCTCTAACAGCAGCACCTACATTATTAGATATTGGAATATATACAGTTGCTTTATAGATATTTTCAGTACCAAAATAATCAAATGGATTATACCAATCAAAAGTGTCTATATCTGGAACTTTAGCATCTTTACCAGTGCCCACAGTAAGAGAATCTTTAATTAATTGTATCTAATCATCCGTAGGATTTTTGATATGTTTAACATATGCAGTGTCTTCAATACCGTTTTTCTCTGTAGTATAACCTTCAGTAAGCATAAATGGAGCAGTATGTTTAGGATCAGGAGTACCATCATCTTTAAGATATTGATCAAGATGATACTTTGCCTTAATAGCTTCTACTTGTTCCCTAGATGCATTTCCAAGTCCTTTAATTTCATTCATAGCTGCATTAAAATCATCAAGAACACTTAGTTTTACAGTTCCATCTTCATTTACTGGTAAGTCAGCTCTAACAATTCCAGTATTGTTATATGTGATTTTAGATAACTACTCAGGGGTAAGTTTCTAATCTCCAAAAGTTATACTTCTAACATTTTTAACTATATCCTACAAACCTGATTGAGCTAACATATTCTATAGAGAAGTATTAACAATAGGTTCACCTTTTTTATCGTTAATTGCAGAGAAGAATGAACCATATACAGACATTTGTACTCCATCACCTTTATCAATAGTTACTGGAGCTATATCAGCTCCTCCCATATCCTACATAACTTGTAATGGAAGAGAAGTTTTCAACTCTGTATCATCTTTACTTCCAGCATTAGCATCTTTAGACATGGATTTTTTGGTAGGACCACCTTCTAAATCTACAGTAAAAGATCTGTCTTCACTAGTTTTAGATAATACTAATGTACTAATTAAGTTTAAAGCTTCCTTATCAGTTCCTCCTTCAGTTCTTGTCTTTAATAAAGATTTAGCATTTTGTGGTAATGTTTTATATATATAAGCAATAGCCTACTGAGCCTACTAAGCCTGTGTTTTATTAATTATTTGTGCTTTATATAAATCTTCTATGGAAGCATCATATTGCCCGGTTTCTTGGGCTGCTTTAATAAAATCATTAAGTCCTTGTATAAGCTAACCCTATTGAGTTGTAGCATAAGCAGTTTCTGAATTACTATTAGTACCTAAATTTCCAATACTATCCTGTATCATTTTGGTTACTTGACTAATTCCTATACCATTATTAACTACATTTAATATCTCATCTTTCCCTGATAAACTAGGGTCATTAGCTCTTAAATAGAGTAAATCCTAATTAGTCATTTGTTTCCATCCAGACTATTTAGCTTTTTCAGGAGACATTAACTTATAATCTTTACCATTAGTCATATATACTTGACCATACTAATTTATAGCAGCTTCATTAAGTCCTCCATTAGATTTTACATTATCTAAAGCTTTATCATACTATTCTCTACTAAATGAGAGTTGATTCATAGTCTGTAAAGTAGATAAATATTTAGATTCAATGTTCTAAGTAAATGAACCATCAAAATCCATCGATGTAAGCTATTCAAGCTATTGTAACTAATTCATAGCTATATTTACATCATTAGGAAGTCCCTTCAGCTTCTCTTTAAGCATTGTATACAAATCTTTGCTTGATAACTTACCACTTTCAGATTCTTTAGTAGCCTTTGCTGCTAATGCCTCTTCCTAAGTGGCAGTTGTTCGCTTATCAGACACTATAACTGGCTAATAAGCAACAAAGGGAGGAGTGGTTCCTCCCTATTGAAACTTAAATATCATATTTAACTAGATTTCTTTTTACGTTTTTTCTTAGTATTACTATAATTAGTTAGTCTATTTATAGCATCATACATTCTATCTATATGGTCTTTAGTAGTTTTATAGAATCTATCAGCATCTGCAGTCTAAGCTTTTAACTATGCTGCTGCAAGTTTTTCTCCTTTTGCTGCCTCTCTTACCTTACGTAAATTCAGCTTAGCACCTTTTTTAGCTTTAATACTGTAACTATATGAAGGAGTAGATTGTCTGATAGTCCAATACTTAGATTTAGGAATACCATAATATTCCCCTAATAAATCCTATTGAATCTATCTAGTAGCTGATAATACCTTATTCCACTATCTTAATTTAACTGGATCTTTCTAAATATCGCTCAATTTAACTGTACCATCAGTATATACCTTATCCCATAAAGAAACATCTTCAGGAGTTAAACCATATTTATCTGCATAATTAGAAAGACCATATTTAATAGCATTATTTATATCTCCTTGTGCAAACTAATCTGCTCTTGCTCTCATTTGCTCGTAATCAGATTTATCCTTAAATTCCTTCTCCTAAGCTAATGCATCCCATACAGTAAATTTCTAATTAAGATATGCTGCTTCTAAGGCTTTATTTTCATTAGCAGTATTATAGAGAGATTCTCTATTCTTCATAGCAACATCATGTCTATTCGTATGATTAGCTACTTCTTGCTACCAAGCCTATTCCTACATTTCTCTTAATCTCTAATTACTCTATTGACGTCCTGCAGTAATAGCGTCATTACCTTTAGAAGTTGCCTCTAACTAAAGCATAGATTGTAAATTTCCATCAGATGTAATAGGATGACTAGCTGTTCTAGCTAACTAAGCTGCAGCCTATTGACCATTCATTTCTGCATCTAAATCAGACTGAATATAACGATGGTCTTCTTGTGGGTCATATAATATAGGCTACTTCTTTAACATATCTGTAACTTTTCTATTAGTTATGTCAGCATACATAGCTCTAGGAATACCCCATTTATCAGTAACATCAATCTTATTTATAACATCTTTTAAACTAAAGTTATTAGGCTATTTAGGTTTATTCTAGTCTGCCACAGTCGTCTTTGAAGGGTCAGTGTAAGGTTTTAATTTATAATATTTAGTATTTGGGTCTAAATAAAAATCATATCCCTATTCTTTGAACTTTTGCTAGTATTGTTTTAACTATTCATCATTAAAATCACCCTCACGACCCAAAAGTCTTCTAGCATCAGTAATTCCTCCAAATGAATTATCAGTTTTATACATATTACCATTACCTAACCAATCACCTGAATTAGCATTTCTAGACACTATACCAAATTTTCCAGAATCTTGGGCTGATTTAATTCCAAGAGTATTGTATCCTAAACCATCAGGATCATTTCCTTCAGGACTTACGTTCCATTCGTCTTCATATCCAGCTTTATACTTATCCTAATACTAACCAACAGTTGCATTATTATATGCATTAGTATTTAAATAATCCTATTTAGAAGCATTAGTATAATCATTATAATGTAAGTCCTACATAGTATTTAACCAATTAGCATAACCATCTTTATACTATTTAAGACTACCAAGTATATGGTCTAAATTTTTGGAAAACACATCAGTATTCCAATTATAATCATTAGCATATCCTACACTATTCTATTTAGCAGGATTACCATTTATATTATTACCACTAGCTAATTTCTAAATAGAACCACCCTCTTTAAAATAAAAATGATTCTTAGTGAATAAGTCTCTCCAAGTTTTTGCCTCATCACCAGTATTAGATTGTACACTTCTACGAACATAATTATATCGTTCAGGACTATTATTTAAAGGAGAATTAAATATCTACTATTTAGATTTTGCAGTTGCTCTAGGTCTCTCATACTTCCTTTTAGGAGAATTACTAGATGTTGGCTGTTTAAGTAATGAGTTCTTGTATGGGTTTTTTACATCCAAACTAATGCCACGTAAGTTATTTTCTCTAGCTATTTTCCATATATTAGAGTTACTAAATGTTCCCTAATTATTTAATCGACTAAAATCATAAACTGATTTAACTTGTGGATTATTAAAGTGTAAATGTCTTAACTACTACCATTTACCATTTCTAAAGAAACTATTTAATTCAGCATCAGGATGCAACTTCTTAAATTCTTTATTTACATCTTCTAACGATTTCTATTTCTTTAAAGTTTCTAACTACTCTGCAGTTACCTTATACTATTTGCCATCAGAAGCAGTTATATTAAAGTCTTTAGTTTTAGTACCCTTAGCCATCGTGTGAGCATTAAAATGTCCAACTGCACCTCTAGAAACTCCTGCTAAAGCTGAACAACCTGCTGCAATATTTTGCCAATCTTTAACTGTAAGAGATTCATTACTAGCTAATTTAGCCCAAGATACTCTAGATTCAGGAGATAAAGCATTAGCTGCAGATAGGGCAGTTACTATCTTAGGTACATATTTAATTAAAGTTTTAGTTATTTTACCTGCTTTTCCAGCAGTTCCAAAACCTGGAACCAATCCCACGGCATCCATAGCAATATTAGTCCCAAGATTTTTCCACATATCTCCTGCTGACACAGACTTATCAAACATATCTGCACCAAAATTAGTTAAAGAAGAAATTAAACCTGTGCCAGCGCTTGCAGCAGTACCATATACTGGAACAAACGCCGATAAAGCAGAAGCTACATCCATTCCAGCTGCAGATATTCTAGCTATATCAGTGGCAGTAAATTCGGTATCTCCAGGTTTTCTCTAACTTGCTATTTGCCTCTTTTTATCCTCTGGTGTATTTGGATTACTAAGAACCTTTTTATTTTCTTTTTCTTTTGCAGCCTCTTTTTCAGCTCTAGTTTGTAATTTCATACCTAACTAAGCCCTTGCAATAATCTGAGCCTTTCTTACAGAATATGGATCATCTCTATAAGCATGTGCTTTTCCATTTTTAAACCATATATAAAGAGGTTGCCCTTTTGCATTTTCAGAACCCTTTAATTTGTATATTTCATTACCTGCAGCGTCCTATACTTTTTCAAACTAATCCCAACCACCTTGTGTTTTATCAAGCAATGGTTTATAGTAAGCAAGTGCTTCACCTAGATTAGAAATCTTCTATTTACCTCCATTAACTGTCATATTAATAGCTGTTCTAAGAAAATCTCCTTTTCTATTTCCAGTTTTGAAAGCATTCTATAGACGTCTCATTGCTTCTTGACTAGTTCCACTAGTATATTCAAAATCAGTATTTCCGTTCTGCCAACCATTACCAAAGACTTCAGTACCAAAGTTTCTTTTACTTACATTAGCATAACCTTTACCTTCATTAGCTAAATACTACTGCCATATCTTATTATTAGCAATTTCCTATTCCTATTTAATAGCTGCATTGTACTCATCAGTTATATTCTAGGATTCCTGATTATATTGTCTTCTAGCTAAGTCAAGAAGATGCTCTCTCTACTCAGGATGTGCAGCAATCTAGTCTGCTAACTTATATTTATCAATAACTGCCTAATCATTATTTATATCAAAAGCTTCAGGCTTTTTATCCTCTGTAGGTGTAGTACTTTGAGAACCAATATTAAAATACCCATTATTCCATCCACTAATACCTGCTCTACTTGCAGCAAGTATCATATTGTTCTTCCAAGTATCTAAATTAAAATTCTTATCACTTGGATTATATTGTCCTAAGATATTTCTATAATTAGTATAAGCAGCTTTAACATCATCATTCATTTCCTACTTAGACATATAATCATCTAAGTCTGCTATAGTTTCAGCTACTCTATTAGTGTATTCTCCTTCTTTGTCTTTATTCCAATAAGGTTGGAGGTCATTAGCTGTTCCTGCTGGATTATATTTCTTTTGCCAATAAGCATCAAATCCATTCTTAGCATAATCAAATCCATTTGTATCGTCAGAAGTTTTATTTTTAGCAGCTAAAGCCTCTCTTAACCCTTTACCTATCTAACTAGCATAGGAAGCAAATTGTCTATTAGCTTCAAAAGCCTAATACTTACCTTGTTTTCTCTTTTTTAAGGCATCATAATCTTCCTAACTAATTTGCTGACCTTTATTATTATAATAGTAATTATCAGAATCTGTATTAGAGAATTCTCCCTTAGTGTCTGTTATAGTTCCGAATTCATCAGTGCTGAATCTTCCACCTCCATTATTAATATCTTCCTATAAAGCATTAGTAAAATTAGTGTACGCATGCTTCCATTCTTCTTTTTGTTCTGGAGTCCAATCTGTTTTAGAATTAAGAAATGTTTCTGCGTTATCTCTTATATTCTAGAGATATAATTTAGCATCTAATTCATGACCTCCAAAATTATATTTCGATTTTTTAGTCTATTCTGCCATATTATAAAATTAGGGATATACCTAAATGAGTATCTAGATATATCCCTACGTTTAAAATTGATTACTTCTAAATTCTTCTTACAAGACGTCCACCTCTACGATAAACAGGTTCTGATTGTGGAGCCCCACCTGCCTCAGGTCCACCTTCTTCTGTTGGAGCACCGCCTCCGCCAAGCATTTCAAGTACCATTTGACATACCTGAATAGCGATTTGACAATCTTGATTTTGTACTGCTTGCTGAGCACCTTGCATCAACATAGCTGTTGGGTCTTCACCACCCTACTGTGGAGCAGCAGCCTCTGGTGCTGGAGCAGCTCCGCCTTCTTGAAACTTCTTAATAAATTGCATGTGTTTAAATTTAATTTGTTAATTAACTAGTTAATTATCTAATAATATTATGTATTTCAATAGTACATATTAATTATCTAAAATGCAAATAATTTTGATGACTTATGTAATTATTTAATTTTTATCGTTCTAATCTTTCTTAGATTCAGGAGCATCTACATATTCTGGTTCTCTGTGGTCCTGAGCATATAATTCTTTAAACATTCTCTTGCCAAGTCTCTTACAATACTTATTAAATAACTCCTTATTATCTTTATTAGCTTCTGCCTTTTTAGCCCAAGTAATCATCTGTTTTGTAGAAATTCTACTAAATATGCGTTCTCCACCCTATAGATCCATCTGAGTCGAACCATCAGGAGCAAGTACCTTCATTACATATTTATTAGGGTCATCAGATTCATCAAACTCAAAATCATCTCCCTCTTCTATACCTGAATTCTAATTTACTTCAAGTATATACTTAGCATTAGGAAATGGGTGTAGCGTCTCATCTTCGGGCTAAGCTTTATATACTGCAGTTACTTCATCATCATCATTAATAGCTATCTAGTCAAGTGGAATTTTAGTATTTTTCATCCACATTTCTATAACTGGCTACTATTTAGACCAGATAAATAACATTCCTTCATCAGGTGCTAACTATTCTCTATCTTGAAGTCCCTTCTTTCTATCTTCTTCAGTTTTAGCTATTTCTACAGTATATTGTTTGTCTCCTATAATTATTCTTTTCTTATCCATTAAGCCATTTTATTTAATACTGCCATTAAACTAGTTCCTTGTGGGTCTTTAAAATTGGATTTACCAGTTTTAAGATATTGACTTAAAGCTGCTGGACTAAACCACATTCCATAATCAACTTGTAACTAACTAAGACCTCTTAAATTAGCGAATTTACTAGATATATTTCTATTAGCTTTAAGTAATTTAACCGCAGCAGAAATCTACTCCTCTGGATTATTTAAAAATTGTTCTTTAGTTAAATGCGGTGCATATTGTTTTCTTGTACTATTTATAAACTAGAAATATCCACTAGCAGATGACTTAGCATTTTTAACAGTAGGATTAAAATTAGATTCCTTTGCAGCTATTTCTGTAAGTGTCTATCTATATTTAGCATCTTCAGGATGTTTAGCTAAATAAGAAGTCATAGCTAAATTGAAGGACTTAGAGCCCTTTGCAGGAATATGAGAAGTATTTGTTGAATTGTCTTCTGAAGTATTTTGTTCTAGAGGATTCCATCCTGCAAATCCTTCTTTTTTCTAATTTCTAGACTAAATTCTATCTAAATTCTCCTAATTAGTTAATTCTTCTCCTATTGGAGTATATTCTATCTAAGGAGATTCTAAGTAAGAAGGAGCCTATACCTAATTATAGGATACAAATAAATCACTTATTCCCATCTAATGTTCCTCCTTTCTTACATTCTTTAATTAAACCAGTCCTATCTTCTGTATTATGTAGAATCTCATAAACAAGTAATTTTCCGGCTTCAATAGCTAATTCATCTTTCTCTTTCTAAGTATTAGTATATCCCTAATATCTTTTATGTAAATCTTCTAACTACTTAGTTACTTCTAATGAGAAGATAATTTCATTACGTTCTATCTCAGCTTGTTGTTCACCCTTATTATCAACTACTGGTATACCCTTCTTAGTTAAGTCTTCGGCATTTTCCATATGATGCTTATGAGCATGTAAAGCACCTTCAGGAATAACATTTTTCTAATTAGTTTCCTCAACCTTCTCAGGTTCTTGTTTAGGTTTATCAGTTTTACCACCTTCTTCTAATTTCTATATATCTAAATTAATTACAGGAGTCCACTCTTTAGATTCTTCTAACTATCCTCCCTCTTTTAATTTAGATACTTCTGGATATTCAAGATTAATTATAGGTTGCCACTATTCCTATTTAACTTCTATATCTATTTTATCTTTAAGCTAACCACCTTTTCTATGTTTTCTTAGATTAATTCTCTATAAAATAGCACCATGTTTAGCAGCTCTTAAATACTATTGTTGTATACCACCATTAATATCCTATCCATATCTAGTATAAGCTAAATATGATTTATTAGCTAACTAATCTTGATAGGCATTAGATATATCCGTCATAATATTCTATTGAGTCTTGGCTGTATCAATAAGTCTATTAGCTCGTTTCCTAGCACCATTACTAAATAAACCATATTTCTTACCTGCTTTAGAAACAGCATCTTCTATAGTATTTACAGAATCTGCATAGTCTCCTCCAACTTTTTCAATAGTATCATTATTAGCAGAGAACTATTTAGCTCTTTTTGCACCTATACCGTTGATTAATCCTGCAGGAGTAAGTTTCATAAAGCTACTATCTAATATTTTATCTGTAGTAGTCATCTAATCAGTTCCTATTCCTAATGCAGATAATCCATCTCCTATAAATTTTCCAGCCTTCATAGCACCCCCAACAATAGTTCCTACAGGAGAAAACATCATTGCAGCATTAGATATAGAATCATAAGCATTATTTAATCCTTTAGTTAAACCTGAGTCATTAGCGTGCTATTTACCAAAGAACATATTATCTAAAGTATCTACTGCTTGACCACCAATTCCAGCCACTCCTGCTGTCTTATCCTAATTAGATAAATTCTTCCAATTAGACATTAACTAAAAACCGCTGCTAAAAGAACTTCCTAACTAACCTAGATTAGCCATTGTATAATTACCTGACATTATACCAAAATTAGTCAATCCCTAAGAGATGGGATTTAAGGCATTAGAAGCTGTCTAATAACCCTAACTTATTTGCTACTATCTTATTTTAGCTTGTTCATCTTGTTGTACTTTCCATATATTAGTCTATTGCTAATTGATAGCATTTATAGTATTCTAATCTAATACAGAACCAGCTGTAGTAGGGACTAATCTTCCAACTAATCCCTACTACGTAAACTGAAATCCTGCCTAACCTTTCTATATTAGTCTTATTTTTTTATGCATAGCTAACTTGATATATAGTATTTATAAAATCAATTATTGCTAGTTCTTTACCTGAATATCTAATTCTAATCTTTATGAATTTATCTCTCATATCAGTTTCCTTTCTATTTTGAGCACTTCCGAAATTATACTTATAAATATTCACATCATCTAACCAAGAAGATGTATCAAATGGGTGTATTCCATTCTCAAAATCTACCTTATATAAATTATACATTGCATTATCCTTACCTTCAGTAGTATCTTTATATCCATCTAAGACAGAATAAGACTATCCAGGAATTGCTATTTCACCCCTTTCTTTTACTGCATCTGGAATAGGAGAATTATACAAAGGTAATGGAGGTAATTTATCTCCTAACCTAGTACCCGCTCCATCTTTCCAAGTAGAATTTTCTGGAGTGCATAAAGCCTTAGTAGAATCCCTTCTTTCATACTCATTTTTATAAGTAATTAATAAAGGATTTATCTACACTTTCCATCTATCCTCAAGATAACGCATATTAGAAGCCATTAAACCTCTTCCTCCAAAAGAAGAAGCTGAAGTATCAGTCTAATCATCAACATCAACAGCAGGAACGTGATTCCAAACTCTGAACTCCTATCTATTTGGATAATATACAATTTCACCTCCAGATAAGTGTCTATAATCGTGTGTTCCTACCTAAGCCATTATGTAACTATCCTCCACTTCATTAATGTGCTTAGCTCTTGCAAAATAATTATGTGGTAAATCTGCTGACTTATTCTATTGTCTAGTCTAAATCTTCAGGAAGTCACTATTATACTCAATATCACAACCATTATATTGCCAAAGAGCTTTCATAGCCTCTTGTCTAAAATACATATTTGGTTTATCTTTTGCAAAATCATAAGCCTCTCCTATTACTTCATAATGAAAAGATTCAGGTTTTGCTTTATTAGCTATTAATTCCAGATTAGTAAATATCTTATGGACACTAGGATCATTAACTACAATAAATTCGAATTCAAATGGATGCTATTTACCATACCAATAACATGGATATATGTCATCTGCTATATCAAATGAACCTGCCTAACCGTGTTTCCAGAAATCTGTACTTAAAAACTACATATTCCATTTAGGGATAACTGCAACAGTAGATTCATAAGTAGCTACATTATAACTAGCTGTTTTATTATAATAGTAATCTTCTAGAGATTGATCAGTATTAGGTATAGTAGCCTTTATAGTAGCTTTGATATTTAATAGTTTAACTATAGTATCAGGATTTATCTATTTATCTTTAGGTAACATTTCTCTTTTACCTTGTAGATTCTTGAATATAGGAGCATTAATGTGAATTAACTCCGAATAAGTAACAGTTTGTGTATGAACTATATAAGCCTATATAGGACTATCATTATACTTAAACATGTTATCAGAGTAAGTAACTAATTCCTTCCATTTGAAATACATAGACATAATATTAGTAGATTTAGATAACTAAACATCATTAGATACTTCTATCTAAGCTGATAACTTACCATACTAGTTATATAAATCATTGATAATCTCATATGCCTTTGTTTCTTTAAACTTTTCTAAATAATTATCAGAAGTTACTCCCTATACAGTATCCGCAGTTAGTTGCTATTCTATAATATCTATACTTTCTTTAGTATTAGGCTCCCATTTATTTACATCCGTATCAGCATAAGCATGGTTCTTTTTATTTCTATAATAGAGTTCAGAAAGTAGCATGGATCTCATATCTTTATGTATAAACACACTACTTATTTTGTTATGCTCTTCATCCTTAGTAGTTAAATACACTCTCTTAACTCCAGTATTATCCATTAAATCTCTTGTATACAATGGTGATTTAGGATTTATGTACAAACCATACACAGAAATATTATGGTCAGGAAATAATGCATCTTTTACGTTATCTTTTAAAGAGAATGTATTCTACTCATGACCATCTTTATAGAATTTTAATTTCTACAGAGTAAAATTTTTATAGTTGCCATAAACATCTCTACATAATTCATAACTAATATCATATGGCACATTGTAATTAGGAATTACCCTATTAGATAATTGTAATATACCTATAAAATAACTTGTTGTCATTACAGTTCCATAGGTAGTTTTATAAGTTCCATTTTTAGTTAAATAACTAATAGGTACTGATATATTCTAAACAACTTCATTATCTAAAGTAGGATCAAATACTACATTAGTTAAGGTAATACCATCTGCAAAAGAACTTGAAGAATGACTTGTACCTAGTTTAGCTATCCACTTAGAAGTGTCTCTATTAAATGAGAATGGTATATTATTTATATTCTCCATAAAACTAGGAACCCAACTGTAGAATGTAATAAACTTATCTAATAATTCATTATAACATAAATTCCACACTTTCTCCTAGAAACCGGTAGTATTATCATAGAAAGTAAACATTACATCTCCTTTATAAGAATTATAACAAGTTTTTACATTACGAATCCCTAATGTAGGTGTAATCTCTCTTTCTCCAAGAGTAATATTATTATTTAGAAATTCTTGTACTTTAACGTCTGAAATACAGATTAGAGAGCTTCCGTCAGTCTTCCAAATCTTCTTAGCTACAGTATCTACGCCATATACATACTAAGTACTATCTCCTCTTTTTCCTGGAGTCTTTAGAATACTATCTGCCCATTGACTACCAAACATATCAGAGATAACAGTTGGAGTCTCTGGGAGCACTCTAGAAGTAGCTACAAGCTATCCTGATACCTATTGAATTGCTGTCTAATTAACTGGAGCAACTGCAATTCCATGTTCAAATATAATTAATAAATTGGAATTTAATGAAATTAACTTAGTTATTTCTCCATATTCCCTAGTATAATCAACGCTATTAGTCTTTCTAAATACTCTATAACCATTTTTATACGCATCATTAATATGAATATCAGAATACATAATACGTGTTCCAAACCAATTCTTAATATAAGGAACATCAGGTAATAAGTTATTCCATCTATCACTCAGAGATTTACTAAATCCTTTATTATAAATATGAGATTCTGGAATTTTATATGTGCCTTCTACACTCATAGGAGTATATGGAAAATAACCCCTAGAGTGTCCTGTCATTTGTTTTTCATCAACATTAGAACTGTCTAAAGTACGTATATTTAAATTGTAAGAGGAACGTACTCTGAAAGTTACCCACATACCTAACTAAATGGCATTGACATCTCCCAAGTTTATATTCTCATAACTCTCCGTTTTCTCTGGATTATAGTTATCTTTCCAAGTATTTTCATCAACAATTTCATCATTATAAGGGGCAGAAGGGGAATTAAAGTTTCTTATGACTCTATGAGTAAACTAACATATATAACAATCTCCTCTAAATGCAGAAAACTAATACCCCTCTTTGTAGAAGTCTGTGGAATCATTAACTAACTAAGATTTTTTAGTTACTAAATAATTATCAGATTCTAATATGTCAATTCTATCAGTAATAGCAGAATACGTAGAATTATCATCCATTCTTATCTAAATATACTTAAGTGTATTACTACTATCATATTTAGGTATATAAATATTTACAGTAGTCGCAGGAGTTAATTTATCCGAAGTATTAGCCACTCCTAAATAAGCCCCATAGATACCTCTAACTATATCAGAATTAGTCTACTTATTACTTATTGTTTCTTCATCTGTTTCTGATTTATTATTTTTATCATTCTCTGTTTTATATTCATCACCTACAGATTCATATCTCCAAGCTTCTTCTGCATATCCAGCTCTACTTCTAAACTTTAAATTATCTAATCCTACACACTTAACATCTTCAGGGACACTAATTAATTTATAAGTTCCTGATATACTAGAATTAGTATCATAATAGTCAGGTATATAGTAATGTCTATAGTTATTAATAATATCTTCTGAGAAATAATTAGAACTATGCCCCAATAATAAGTTATTTCCCTAAGCTTTTGTAGATTCTATCAAATGTTCATTACCGGTAAATAACTAATTAAAGTAAGCTTGATTTACTTCAAAATCTGGGCATAAGATAACCTATGTTTTATTCTTAGAATTATCCTTAATTATAATTCTATTCTCGAAATTTCCTCCCACCTTTCTAGACTCATCTAATTCAGCTATTTTATATCCTTTAGGACATTTAGTATTTCTTCCATCTAGTTTTTTATGCTACCAAGTCTAAATACCATATTTAATCTCCTGACCTGTAGCAATTGCAGCTGTTATTAATCCTACTGCAGTTCCGGTTCCTACAGCTATAATAGCAGAAGCTCCTGCTACTCCAGTAGCTAATCCCAGTCCTGTAGTTACAGCTCCTCCGGCAACTAGGATTCCTCCTAAAGCAGTACTACCAGCGGTAACTGCTCCAGCTAATGTCGATCCAGCAACTAATGCTCCAGCAGCTCCTGCAGTAAATACTGTAGCTGCGCCTAAAGCTACAACTCCAGCTGTAATGGCAGCTATTTTACCTATTTTACCCCATAAACCAGATGATTTCTTTTTAAACTTAAACTAATATCTAGATAAGAACCCTTCAGAAACATAATTTACATCATTAATATCTTCTGTAGTTACATAAGTTTTATCCAAAGAATCAGATAACTATTCTAATAAACCTCCTGCTGTTGGTATAGTTGGAGTATAAGAGTTCTAATCTAGTCCTAGTGTAATACCTTGAGCTAATATTGTAGGGATTCTAGCTTGACGAACAAAGAAAAACCCTTTAACATATTTCTTTAGTTCCTACATAGCTTCATTATTAATTCTAATGTCTAAACTATGTATAGTATCAGCATCTTTATCAGATTGAAATCTAATTACTCCTTTAACGTTTTCATTAAGAGCTGTAGATTTTAATTCTTTGTTTCTAGTATTAGTAGTTATTAACTAGTAATCTGTTTCATTATAATTAACATAATTACGTTCATTATTAAGATATAATGGTATATCTGAGTATAAATTAAGATCTGAATTATACTCAACTATATTGCTGCATCCTCTAATATTAAATACAGGAGTTAATTCACCATTAGGCAGTATATAAACTATTCCAAGTCTATAGAACTCGTTATTCCAATATCCTACATAATTATAAATATACTGGGAATCCCAATAACCTAAAGATGAAGTATTTATATTATAATTCTGATCAAATTTGCATTCATAGTCTTTATTTTTTAAATAAGGCAAAAAATGTAAAGATAAATCAGACAATTCTTTATAAGGTATTTCAGGTTTATGCACATTGCCTAAAAATAACATATTCTAACAAGAAACCTATGCTTTAGCAGCATCCACAATCTCAAAGGTGTCATTAATGTCAGTAGCTGTTATAGGTATGGTAGGTTCATATCCATTAATACTTATGTTACAAGTACCCTAGTTAGATACTACGAACTTCTTGTCTATCTTTTTATACTCTGTATTAAAATTTTCATCCTATTCTGCAGTATAACGAGAATAATAAACATATAAATAATCATATGCTAAATCTATATTAGACATATATAGATTTACTGTCTTAAAACTATTCTAATCTTTAACACCTGTAGTCAAACTATCTGGATTTCCAAATCCTATAAATACACTAACTAGTCCTGATTCTGCAACAAAGTCTGTTTCATTACCGTCTGCATCAGATAATTTAATATAAAAATGATAATTACCAACTTTAAGATTACCACCAGAAGATGTACCCTCATAAGATAATTTAGGGATACTAATTACTCTTTTATATAACGAAGTGTCTATCTCAAACTGGTCTCCCTAATCATAAATATTGGTGTCATTATTACCTTTTCTGTCTATTATCTCATAAGTATTTTTACCTGTGGCACTGAATCTACTATTAATTAATTTAGGAGTATTTATACCATCATTGATAATTAAGTTGACAGAGCCATCATAACTATACTAAGGAACAATATTTACTGGATGATTTAAATCAAATTTTAACTCGTCTGTTACAAAATCTATTAATTCTCCTTTTTCATGTAATATAGGTAAATTTTCAGTGAGAGGCTCATAAACTTCTTTGCCTTCAACAGTTGTCTTTTTAAGCCACTAAGTACCTATAGTGTAGGTAAATATTGAATCTATATTACTAAGAAAATCGTCTTCCCAATATAGTTTATTATTATATCTCACTACCCAAGCAACCGCAGGGGTTCCGTTAGGTAAGTAGTTGCCGCATTCATCGGTTACAGGATTATTAGAAGGATCTCTACCTTCAATTTTAAAGTGTTGCCTATAGGAACCGTTTTTAAATGCAGTGATAGATATATTTATAGCAGGACCATCTCCAAGTGCTACTTTCTTTCCATTTTGTATTGTTGCATTTGGTACCACTTCATATGTTTTATCTATAATTATATCAAAAGTATCTTCTAATTCCTATTCTGTATATAACTGCTCCTAATATTCATATTTGATCTAGGTTAGTCTATAATTTCTAAATGGATTGTACTCATATACTAAGTTACCTTTAGTGGGTAATACCTTAGTTTGTACATTAAAATTTATTATATCACTCATCATTTAACATGCTTAGCCCCAACTAATATTGTATCTGAAATAAGTAAATCTTTTATAGCTCCGCCCCAGCCCGATCCTGTAAATTTCTAAGAATATAACTAAATACCTGCTGAAGACGATTTTTTAGGAACTAAAGATTCATCTTGATACATAAAAGTCTTAGGTATAGAAAATTTACATTTATTTTCTGAAAAAACGACATTAGACTCAGTGTAACTAGTTAATGCCTATATCTCCTAATTATTATTAATAGGTATCATTGTATCATTTTGAATACAGTATAAATTACCTGCTGATATATTAGATATATAAACATTATCAAAAGTTTTATTAACAAAAGGTTTTATTGTAATATTCTAAGATTGCTATGGTCTTACCGGTATTAAAGATTTTAACTAAATCTGTATAGGAATATTTTTGGTTACGTTATTAAATTGTATAGTAACATTGGAATTAGAAGTATTGCCACTATATTTTTGTATCTAATCTAGATATATACTATAATCATAATTATTTAATAATAACTAACTATTATCACTTACTACTTTTGTACAATAAACAATATCTTTAATAAAGGTAGTTATTGAATTAGAATAAATTAATTCATTTAATTGTAAACTAGAAACTACACTAGACTAATTTAATATATATGTGTTAGCTAACCATCCTGCCCATTTACTAGCAAGATCTTGTAAAGCAGTTTTTAGCTAAGTATTATTACCTTTAGCAGATATATTAATATAATCATTTAATAAATGAATGTCTCCTCCATAATTAAATGCTAACTAAGCGTATATGTTATTATTCTAAAAACCTTCATTATTTGAAAATATTCTATCTCTAAAAGCATTATTAGTATCATTCGTTTTTGAAATATAAGTCTAATTAGTACCAAAATTTAATAAATTAATGAAAAATCCATTTGGAAGATCAAAAGATGCAGAAGAATTTACATCATATTTACCTTCTCTTAAAAAATAATCTCCACTACTTTTCCAAATTGAATGTTGGGAGGTACCATAGGCTTTTCTTATTTGCCAGAGTTCAGCCATTTCTGCCATCTTATTTATTTCGTCCCACACCTCTTTAGCATCATTCTTTTTAAAATAATCTAAGTCTCCTGCTGCTGTATTAATATCACTTAAAGTTTTACTCTGATTCCATTTTACTATATATCTTTGCTTATCTTTACCATCATCACCACTTCTATTAGCCCATAATGAATATACATAATTAAAGTTAAAAGAATTACCTTCTAGAGTTAGACCGTATCCTTCATATCCCTTTTGTATCAAATTAATCATTTCTTTATGAGTAGTTGCCTAACTAATATAAGTTTTTATATACAACGTTGGATTAACTAAATTAATTTTTAAGGATTGTTTAGTGCGCAATTTTCCCAAATTACTTTCTATACCTAGAGAAGAATTATAAGATTTTAAATCATTACCTATATATTCTATTGTATCTAAAGCCTCTTCTGAATCTAATGTACTGGTAAATAACGGTTTATAATTTTTATAAGCATCTTTAGAATCCCATGGATTTGCAATACCTGACATATCTGTGCCCTACCTTTTTATAATATATTCATACTTCTTACTAATATTATTAGGAGCTATATTATCATTAGATTGTCTCAAATATTCATTATTCTAGATATTATTCTAAATCTATATATAAGAATTTCCTGAGTATATATTAATAGGTATGTTATCAGTACTTGAACCTTTTTTTAAACTAAATGAATTATATGTATTTTGTAATCCTAAGTCTGCCGTATACTATATCTCTCCATTATTTATATAATTTAAATTTAAACCTAATCCTTTGAAAACATCAGTGGTATCATTTTGAGGGCCCTCATAACCAATAAAATTCTTTGTTTTAAAATTAGCATAATACTAGGCTCCTACATCTAATGTTAATTCAAACTAGTTGTCTTTAAAGTCTCTCACATTATAGTAATACTGGTTAAACATAGTATTAGTCCATAACCACCTCCATTCAAATTTAAACTATTCAATTTCTTCAGTATTATACTCTCCTAAAACATTTTTACTCGTATATTTGTATATTATTTTGACAGCATATAACATATTACTATACAAAGTACCTGCATCATTATAGAATATTGGAGAAGTAGGACCGATAGTCACTGGTTCTTTATTATCCTTATCCTTATAAAATGTCTTATCTTTTTTATTATAAGTAACTTCTACAGGTTTCAATTTATCTGTTTTTACTAAATAAACATAAGATAAAGTGGTATCTACATTCTTTGGTATTTCACCATTCGTAAACATTTGACCCGCATGGGGTATTAATTTCTTATTATGCTATTTAGATAATTTATAATTTGAAGAATTACCATTTAATGGTATATATTCTGTTATAATACCTGAATAAGAAACTAAATTATTAATAAAGTATTTAGCACATAAGCCTTGATTATCGTAGAACTATACTTCTATTTCAGCTACTCCTTTATTATCCTCTGGATAGATAGAACTATCTATTTGTAAAGTACATAAATTCTCTCCTATATAGTATTTATAGCCTTCTAGGTTAATTTCACCACTTCCTATTTTACTAAAATCTATATAGTGTGTTTGTACTAAATCAGAGAGAACTCCATATTCCATCATAGGGGCTACTTTAAAGGATAATATTAAATCCCTCTTATCTATCTTGTTACCTTTACTATCAGTATCAGGAATATTTATTGTAAATCCTTTTTTAGTTATAGAAGATTTAAAATAATTATTTACTATACAATCCTATACTTCTACAGGATCTACTGATCCTCCTTTATTATTATAATACTTTCCTTCTACAATATGGTGTAAATCTAAGTAGTATTTACCTTCTTCAGGAATGCCATTTTCTATCTACTGTGTAATCTTAGTATGTCCTTTATATTGATCAGATTGTGTCTGATAGTTACTATTTAAGAACTTATCATAATTATCAGTATCAGCTTGTCCCTTTATTTCTAATTCTATATATTTTTTAGTTTCATCAGTTTTAGGAATTTCAGGAAGTGGAGCAACTTTAACTACTTCGTCTCCAGTAACATAGTATTGTCCAGCTTTGTTATCATTTCCTGAATTACTAGCCCATTTGAAATCATATATAACTATACTTTTCGGATTTACATCAAGATTATTAGTTTTCCAATTAAAATTAATGTAAACATCATACTACTAATAATTAACAGTTGTTGATTCAATAGTTTTAGTAACATCTTTATTTTTTAATACCTCATAAGTACTATTAAATGCCTATATTCTTTCTAATTCTATTAAAATAGCTAGCTTACCTGAAACTTTAGATTGAAATACAGAATATCCTGAACTTAATAAGTTTCTGTAACTATCTATATCGGGTTTATTAGAATTGTTAGTGGATTCCTAATTTATATAAAAATCATTGTACCATTTTAAATCATTATTTAAATAATTAATTTTACCTGAATCTTCAATAGCTACCACATTTATTCTAAATTGTTTAGGGAAAGCTCCTACAATATGTGATTTATTTCCATAATCAGATATTCTTGGCATATTATCATGTATATCCCCTGAGTGTACAATAAATTTATCTCCAGGATTCAGCTTATTATCATAAATAACTTTCTTAACAGAATTACTTATAGTTTCTTTAAAACCAAATTTATTCTATTTAAGAAACTCCTCTTCTAATTTAAATGTAGTTTTAATGCCACTTAACTCTTTGCTGCTAATATTTCTTTCTGGCGATGGAAAACAGCCTATTTGAGACTTATTAGTTATTGGATTGTAGGATACAATGTAAATAATATCCCCGAATTCACAAGTACCTACCGGAATATAACCCTCAGGTAAATAAGTTGTCTCTATTCTACCATTACCCATATCATTCTATAATGATAATTCATTACCATTCATAGTTAATAAGGTAGCATTAAGGGCATGAGTAAGACAAGTAGCCTGAGTGTTGTCAGGTGCAAAATCCATAACGAGTCCGTCTCCAAAGGTATTTTTTGCAGTCATTATAGTATTACCTGCCATAAATTATTTCTTTTTATATTTACGTTGTTCATCTATTATAAATTCATAATTATATTCTGATAATAATATGTCTTTGAACTTTAAAGGTTCTCTAAGTAATATTAATTCAGCTTTATCTGTTTTTAGTTTTGCTTGATAGAAAGAAAAACCTCTATCCCAAGAATATGGAAATCTAAATATAGCTACATGTCCATTCTACATAATGTTACATTCATCATATACCTTGAAGAACATAACTTTTTCAAATATAAAATTCTTTTTAGGTCTTCCCCTACCGGTGTGTTTCTGAGCTAAATAAGCTTCATATTGTGGTCTAGTTAGAGCAAAATAGTAATACCCATCCCATTTGATTTTTTTACGTTTATACATTACTCTTAACTTAGTTCTCATTTTATGCTAATAATATTCAAACCAACGTAATGAATCTTTCATCAAATATCCCGAATAAAACCATAATTTACCCTAATTAACAAGCACATCACCACCATAACTATTATGTAAATAAAAAGCTTTCCAACCATACTAGAGTATTCTTTTTATATCAGATTGTGCTATAGTTGGATACATCTCAAATATCTATTCATAATAGTCCTAAATTGTTTTCTATTTCAATACTATTTACCCTAATTAGTGTATTCAGTTATTCTATCTTTATCGCTAGTAGCTAAATAAATGGGTTTTTCTCTTCTTGTTCTTTTCTTGCTTTCCATTACAAACTATAACTAATAACCACAGAAATTAGATGTAATGAAATCGACATCACGCCATTTACCTCGTTTAAAAGCTTTTTTAAAATCATCTCCTTCTGTTCTTTTCATCTATATGTAAGATTGTGTTCTACCCATTCCAGGTAATTTAAATTGAGTATTATTCTCAATAATATCATCAAGAATTAATCTTACACTACTCATCCAAATAGAAGCTGCTAAATCTCTTTTACTCCCATCGGAATAGACTTCTTTACACTATTCAGGAGTCATTTTAAGCTTTCTAACCGGAAAGTTCATAAATATGTCGTGGCATGTAAAAGAATGCCCCATTGCAAAGTTACCCATTTATATTTGTTTAGTTATTAGAAACAAAAATAGGGAAGCAAAATTGCCTCCCTATTCATTACATTGGTTTATATGATTTATTATATACCTTTCTGTCCCAAGAATATTTGGCATCTAGTATATCATTCATTTCATTTTGTGAAATATAGTCAGGTACTCTAGCAGCATCTAATAAAAATAACCATCTTTTACGTAAGAATTGAGCTTCCTACATAATTACTTGGTTATGAGTTTTAAAAGCCTCTTTCTATTTAATAGTATAAGCTATATAAGCTGCTATAGCACTTGCTTCTTTATCATTTATATCAGGTAATCCATCTTCGTCTAAAATATTGGCATGATATAATAAATTTACTGTATCTAAACCTTTATTTACATATAAAGTATTACCTACTCTTTTATATTTAACAAACTTACCACTTATATAATAAGGATTGGTAAATGCTTTTCTGGATTCTATATAATTCTCTACATTTGCAGAGTAAGGATCTCCATCCTACTTTACATTACTAGTATAATTATAATCTTCACCACAATAAGTAACTGCTTCTATTATAGAAACATCACATGGTAACTAAATAGACCCATTAGAGCAATCTACTTTTAACTGTACCTATTTAAGTATAGTATTTTTATTTCCTATTTTATCGTAAGCAATTAAACCAATTTCTTGTAAATCTTCTAAATCGCCTGTTACATCATATTCTGTTTTAGCTTGACTTATTGCATAGTTAAAATTCATATTGTATTTAATTAGTTACCAGAAGTATATTGCTAGTCATTAGGTAATTTAGGAGCAGCTGCTTGTCTATAATAATAAAGTTTCTCTTTAGTTAATTTGTCTTTAATTAACTAATCAATAAAACTGTTATTTACATCGGGACCATTTAAATCATCTAAATTACAACACTTATATTTATTTAATTGTCTTGGATCTTTAAATACTGCAACTATAGACACTTGCCTTACAAAAGGAGCGTTAAATAAAAAACAATCTAACATTCCATCTGCATTAGGAGCAAGGTCAATCCACACATAAGGTTTAGTTAATCCCCTTCTTCTATATTTTATAGTTTGTAATTCAGACAATGATGTAACAATAGTAAATTTATTCTATCTATCAGTAGCCCCTAGATATTTAATAGCCTAAGTTCCGTATGTTGTGACAATTTGTGGTATTTGAAAATGTGCTGTAATGGTGTCGCCATCACTCTTTTTACCACAAGAGCATCTCTCTAAAGATTCACAATCAACATCTACACAATTAATAGCCATTAATAAGTCATCTATAGGAGCAATTCCTTTAGAATGTAATTCATTTATTATTGATAATCGACAAGCTACTATTTCATCCTAGAGCTAGTCTACATTCATAGATAAATTCTAGTGATAACCTCTTAAACCTGATACTACATCATTTCGTATCTAACTAGCTAATTTCTCTATGTACATTTATACTTATTATTTAGATTTATTTTCCTCAGGATTCTGTTTAATTCTATGCTAACATGTAAAATTATAACAACGTATACCCTTTAAATAAGTAACTTTCGATTTTAGTTCTGCAATTTCTGTGCATTTATCTGCAATAGCTTTAGATTTTTCAAAAGAAACTTTATCAATTTCTCCTCTTAATCCTTGTAGCTGTTTTCTAAAATCACTCTCTAATTCATGATAGTCTTTGATATACTTGTCACAAGTCTTCTACAGGAAATCATACTAATCCTATTTTAAATCTTCTTTCTTATGTTCTACTTCTACTAAACTTTGTTCGGCTTCAGCATCTGCTTGTTTCTTTCTACTATTAAAAGTAAAAATATAGGTAATGGCGGCACCCAGACCGCCACTACCTATTATTGGTAAAATCCATTCAAGCAACACTTGTTCCATTAACCCTTAACAGTTTTTACTCCTTTAGTTAATTCTGATTCTGGGTGGGAATCCACACCAGGATCTGTGGAAACTCCTGTATTAGTATCTGAATCTACAATAGTGCCAACTGTCTTCAAAGCAGTTTCCCAAGCACTAACTAAGTCAGCATCATTCTTAACCCAGAATACATGAGTTGTATAAGAGTTTAAGCGTCCACCAACAACACTCAATGGATGACTGTTAGCAGGAGCATGATATTCAATGATATACTGATTGTATGTAGCACCTACAATAGGAGTTTCTACCTGACGAATAGCAGACCATTGATAATTTGCAGCAGTAGGAAGTCTCAAATCTTTAATAATCTGAGAATAAGTACCAAATGCATTCTTACCAAACTTAACTAATGCAATAGGGTCAGTAGCTTGTACCTTATTAGGATTCATTGTTGCTACTTCATCATCATAATCAGCTGCTTCCTCAAAGATATTGATAGTTACCTTTCTAAATCTCTGATACTCTGTAGCACCAGTAAGAGTAATCTTACCTTTACCATCATTAGCTACCTTGATAAGGTCTTTATCTACTTGGAACATATGATTGGACTTAATTGTCTTCTCAAGTCTGTCTGCAAGAGCCTTAGCACTATCACCCTTCTTAGCAATAAATTCTACCCAGAAAGGTTTGCCCTTATGATACCAAGGAGTTGAATAGATATAAGGTTCAGCACCATCTACTCCTAAATAAATATCAAGTCTCAAATAATTAACTGCATGGTCTGTAGGTACAACAGAAGTTAACTTAGTAAAGTCAATTGTTGCTTCACACAACTCTGCTGCATAACCTTTACGTCTACGAATACAATCAACATTATCCTTTACAAAGAGAAAATCTCTCTTAATCTTGAGAACATCTTTCTCAACTCCATCAACTTTCTCTTTCTTACCTTCAAAGAGAACTACTCCTTTACCTGAATCTGGATCCAGATTACTATTAATAATAGTTTGTGTCTAAAAATTTAAACCTGCCATAATTAGTTATAATTTAATTAAAATTACTACTGTTGAGCTGCCTACTATTGAGGTGCAGCCTACTACTGTCCAGTTGGTCGGGCAATAGTATTAGTCATCTAAATATTATTTGCCAGTCTTGGATCATTTGAATGCTCCATAACTAAGTGTACCAACTCATTTATAATCTCCTGGTTTACATAATCTGGGAACTCCATAATCTGAGAAGTATCTTCAGTTAAATCAATCTATTCTTGTGTCAAACGAATAAATTGAGGACTCTTTACATAATCAATTTGTACTTCTACTAACTAAAAAAGTGAATCGTCTTTACCATAGCGAATTTCACAACGAACATTACTTGGATTTGCAACTCTTACTGCTGTAGGCTTTTCTACTAAAGAAATTGTTTGCTCAAGCTTTTCGCCACCATCAAGTGGCTATGATAATTTAAAGGTTCTCTAAAAATTAGAGCTTTGTTTATCTTTATCAGTACTAACTTTCCCACTGTCAGTAGTGTCCCCCTTTGCATCAATTCCATTATCTGTTACTTTATAAGGTCTTGCAGGCATATCTGTTCCGGTATATCCTGCTGGGTTAATATCAGAAGGTTCTCCATTACCAGTTACTGGGGAAGTCGGAATGGTGATACTAGAAGCTTGGTTATGTATATAATAATATGGACGCATTGGAGAAGGTCTATTGTAAATATCAGTTACAATCTAACTCCAAGAATCCGCTGTAAGTCGAGTTGCAGGAATCTAAATATATGAACCTGCATCCCAACAGTCTTTTTGTTTTGCAACATAATAGATACATACGCAATTAAGCATATGTAAATAATCAATAGGCATAAATACCTCATAAGTAGCACCATTCAAAGATTGAATCTAAGAATGTACATTACTTAAATAAGAACTAGCTTTAGCATACTATGTATCTGTAGAAGGACTTTTTCCACTATATTCAGGATTAGTACCATCTCCAGTATAATTATTATATGGCTTAATCTCACCGGATTTAGTCACACCATACTTATGAGGTTTTAAATAAGCCGTAGATTTTAATACTCTTAAATCATCAGTAGTCTACTAATTAATATCATATACATTGTATACTTTATTAATATACTAATTGATCGCCTTGTTAAAAAGGTAATTAAATTCATACAGTTTAAGAGCTGGAGCTTGAATCTTACTCAATTCTATTAAAGTTGCTTCAAATATCTACCTAGCTGTCATTTAAAACGATTAATTTTGTTTATTATTTCTTATCTGAGAGTTCTTCATCTACGAACATTTCAGGATAAGTATCTTTACGAATCATAGCCATGACTTTACTATTCTTAGGACTTTGCATCCATTCAATAGCAGCATCATCTGTTGCTCCTAAGATACATTTTCCATCGTCACCGAAAACATAGAGACCTTGTTTCTTTCTAATTACTCCATGTTCACGAGCTTCAATAAATAACATACGGAATTGCATGTCTCCTCCAGTGTAGCAATTAATAATTTTCTCTGGAGTCTTTTCTGCAATAGAAATTAAATAATCCTCAACATCTGCATTAGGTTGATTCTTCATATTTCTACCCAATACTCTAGCTACAAGCAATCTGCCATCATAACCTCTTTCATCATCAAGAATGAAGTTAATAGCTTGGTGAATGAGTTTCTTTCTAGTAACTCTACGAGATGCATCAAGACCAGGTCTATCAACATATAACTCAGCAGCACCATAACGAGGTCTTGTAGAGTGTTTGTCTACAGTACCGTCAATTAAATAGTCACCCTTATCATTCTTAGCATATCTATCTACAGCAATAAGGTCACAATTTTTAATTGCTTCCCATTCAGCAGCTTGATAAATATCGTCCAAGTTAAAAGATTTACCATCAGTAATAGTAAACACTTCAGTTACTGGAATAAAGTGTACTAAACCTTGTGCTTCTCTATTTCTTTCATCTTCTGTGAGAATAATATCTCCATATGAATTTACCTACTTTACACATTCCGGAAAACGTCCAGTTTTAGGATCTCTTTGTGGTTGAATAAAATATTTCTATCCAACCTTACCATAAACACTTCTAAGAACAACAACATTACTTTTTAAGTCGCCGTCTTTTACATCATTAACTTTTTTTGCCATAATTCATTATAAATTTCTATGAATAGGTAGGAGAGCACCTCGTCTCCTACCGTATCTTAATATTATTAGATAATCTTTTTAAATCTATTAATTAAATCAATATTCCTTAGCTTTAAGGATAAATGATTTATAAGGGTTAAATACAGCAATACCTGCATATCCCCAAATTGTCATAAGACCACCAGCTACAGGTGAACTTACAACACCACTTTCGCCTCCTGAGCGACCACCTACACCAAGAACTTCATTAAAGATATAATCCTTACCTTTCAATGAGAACATTTGAATAGGAGGTTGTGTAGATGTCTTACCTGTTGTCAAATCAATACACAAGAAGTATGGGTCCTGATATTCTCTAGACAATGTTCTATCAACCTTGAAGCTAATAGTATTACCACCCCACTCATATGCATCGAATGTAGCACCTACTTTAATATATTTTCCTTCACCTTGCTTAGACCAGAGATAAGCTCCATCAGTTTTTCTAGTAGAAAGATACTCACCAAGTACTCTCTGTACAATAGCCCAAGCTTTTTCATTACACATAAAGCAGAAATGATTACCTGTTGGCTTATCTGCTTTTGATACCATATCAGAAATTATTGTATGGAATGTACCTATTGTAATTCTGTTTGCAGAATACTTACTTGCAAATCTCTCAATTTGAGGGATAGCACCATCACCAATAAAGATAGGTCTTCCTGTAGCTTTATCAGCCAATGTGGTCTTACCGTCAACACCTACAGTACCCTTAGCAAGCAAAATCATATTCTCTCTTGCATACAAGAAGTTCTCAATAAGATTCTTCTTCATAGGATCCAACTTATAAATCTTTTCAGTAAGACATCCTTGATTCTCTCCTTTACCAATCTTGATAAATGTATCCTCCATCAATGCATACTTAGCACTATATGTATCCTATACACGAATAGTACTCATATAATTACGCATCTTTTCTACATTACTCTGATACTTAACCCAACCAGTCTCATGCAATTCTGGTTTAGCATTACCAATAAAATAAGTGTAATCACCAATATGTGTACCATCAGTATCCAATACAGAAGAATAATCATCATCAAGCAAGCGAACCATTACTGACCACATATTATCTGCCTTTCTAACACTGTCAGAAACAACAAAACACTATTGACCAGTGCTTTCAATCTTGAAGATTTCATGCAAACGATAGTAATTCTCTGGGAAAATCATTTCAATCTCAGAACCATTTGCTCCATCACCAACTGGTTCAGCTGCAAATGGGACACGCTTAATATAATTAGTTTCTACTTCCCACTCAAAGTAAGTAGAATCAATACTCTGATACTTACTTGGTTTAGAATCACCATAATAAACATTTCGCAGTGCCTCTGTCAAGAATGTAGCTGTCAATTCTGGATAGAGTCTTGACACTACTCCGAGTCGGTGAGGTCTTTCACCTAAAAACTTACTAAAATCTTCGTAAGTTCTTGTATCTCCCATGGTTGCATGGTTTGTTACAAAATTTGCTACTAACATAAATAAAATTAAATTTAAAAATTAATCCCAATCGTCTGAATCCCAAATAGATTCATCCTTTTTACTCGTAGCTTGCTTTGTGGGTTTAAATACGAACTTAGATTTGTTAAGAATATCTCCTTTACCTGCATTATAACCACGAGTATACGCATCTTGTTGTTGCTTCTATAATTCTGCAATTAAATCCTATTCATTAAGCAGCCAAAAGGCAGCTTTAGTTAAAAGCTTAGGATCTTGTAATGCCTTACCTAAGGCACTAGAACCATCTTCATCTAAAGCTAACATAAATTCAGACAAATTGTCCTTATCTTGATTAGATAATTGAATAGGTTGTCCTGCAAAACTATTAAAGTTGTCAATCTAATTGTTAACCACATTAGCAAATGCCTAATATCTCTGCTGAGCCGCAGCCTATTGTTGATTTGCAATGTTTTGTTTTTGTTCTTCTTGTAATCTATTATATTGTTGTCTTAATCCGTCTACTGTTTTCTTAAATAAAGTTTCATTAGCTTTAGCAGCTTCTAAGGCTGCATCAAGTTCCTCATCTGTAATGTTATCATTACCAACTTTATTTAATATGTCGAAAGCATATAAATCCTCATCTGACATAGCATCAAACTAATTTGTATCCTATGGCTGATTAATCTGTGGAGTAATAGTTTGCATATAATCCTGAACACTCATTCCACTATTTCTAATAGCGTTAATAAGGTCAGCTTCGTCTTCTGCCAAGTCATTATTAGTTTCCTAATGCTCTCTCTAATCTGCTAAGATATTTATCTGCTCCTCTTTAGTCAGAGAATCCCAAGAGCGTTCTGTAACAGCACCACTCTCATCTTCAAATTTAATCTTGTCTGGATTACTAATACCTCTAAGTCTTAATACTTCAGTAGTTAAATCATCTTCCTAATCTCCTTCACTTGGAGGAGTAGAATCAGTCTCCTAATTACCTGTTTTTTCTGGCTTTGGATCTGGTTCTTGCTTTTCTTGAGTAGGAGTTTCATCAAACTCATCTACATCAAACATTGAGTCATCAAAATTACTTTCCATATTCATTATTTCATTTTCATTATAAATATTAAAGAATAAGCATCAAGCTTATATTTATTATCTTCTTTAGGTTGTTCTGGAGTTGTTTCTCCAGGTGTAGTTTCAGTAGTACCTCCTTCAGAAGTAGTTTCCTCTGGAGGAGTTGTTCCTGTTGTAGAATTAGTATATTTAGTTAATTCTATAGATTCCTCTTTAAGAGTCATTCCAGCTTTTATAAATTTGTCAATTAAATTAGGAGTTCCATTAGTTCCATCACAAATCTACCATTTATCAGGTATTTTATCAGCATTATTAAACATTACAATAGAACCTTTAGGTAAAGCATTCTTATTAATCAGAGCTAAATTAGTATCACCTGCATCATCAACAGCTTTCTTTATTTTTTCATTAACTATTTCCATGGTTGGAAACTAATTATTTGCCACTGTATCTGGCTTAGTTTCAGTAAAATTAGGTAATTGTCCAGAAAACTAAGCCCCACTTAATGAAATTCCTGTAACCTTAATATCATCACTATAAAATCCAAATTTATTACTAGTATCATCAGATATTCCAAAATTAGATTCCTTATAAGTGCCCATAATAGTGTGATAAACATATTTATTATTTTCAGAATCCCATTTACGTAATGCTAAAAATCCCTCTCCCTAAATAAATTGAGGAACTCTTGCCTAATATATTTTTAACTAGTTAGAATTTAATAAATCAGATGCTAATAGAGTATTTTGAAGCTTAATAATTATATAATACTTATCTACTTTACGAATTTCAAATTCTAAGGGAATTATATCATGCTTTTGTGTATTATCTATATCAACTATATATTTAGTATCAATACCATTATTATATAAATAAGCTTCAGCTACTGATAAATTAACGTCAAATAATTTAACATCATTTCTAGAATAAAGTTTAGTAGAAGAATCTGAAAATTTCACATATAGCTAGTGTGTTTCCGGAATGTTTTTATTTAATACTATTTGATTATAACTTATATCATCCTATACCTACACTTTTGTAGTTAAAAGAAATACATTGTAAGTAGTTTCCAACTCTGCTAGTATATAATTAGACAACTATAAAGATATAGTATTTGGATATTTCAATTGTAATTTATATAAAGACTCAGTCTCTGAAGATTCGTCTGTAACTTCAGTAACTATATTAAAATTACCTAAAATAGTATAAGTACTATAAGTTTTCTAGTTTTTAGGTAATTCAGAATCTATATTTCTCCAGTTAATACTATCTATGTCAAGAACAGATTTACCATTATCTTGATATAAAGCAAATCCTGATTTGTTATAATTATAATTTATTGATTGTAATTTATCAACTAAAAAGGGAACACTACAAAGGACATTATCATTTAACTATAAATATGGTATATTATTAATTGTAAGTATTAACTAACTAGAGTTTATAGTATCATTTTTAATAGTTAAATTACTAATAGTTAAATCATCGAATTTACCTGAAGTAGGTAAAGCTGATGCCACCTAATATTCTGAAACTACTTTGTTTTGAATTAAATATAATTTATTGGATTCAACTACATAAGCTAAGCCAGTTACGAGATTTGCTTTATTTAAGGCATCTATATTTTCATATATTAAGCCTAAATTAGTTAAAGCTTGCTATTTCTATTCGGGAGTTGTTTCCTATTCTGTTAAAAATGACACATAAGTAGTATTAGTATCATTTAATTTAGTTTTAGTACCTTCTACATTTATCCAAATAGAACTATCTTCTGTAACTAAATATATTCCATTTGCTTTAATTTCATCAGAAGTATCTACAGTGAATATATAATCTTTAGCTTCTGAATTTATTTTTCCATTTTTAACTAAATCTATAAATTTATTTCCCCACTATAATTTAATTTCTCCATTACTTCTTAGTAATAGTGGGGAGGAAGAGGAACCTGCCTCCTAATAATTTTTACCAAAAAGTTGTGCCATTATTTAATATTAAGAATTTGTCTTCTATTTCTATTAGAATAACTAACATGTACCCAAGAATAATTATACTCATTAATTAACTAATCAAAAGGAAGTTTTAACTATTTAATAAGTTCAAATAATTGTTTATTACTTTCTTTAGAATTAGATTTAGTATGAATATCTGCAGCCTAACCGAGTGTATGCTAACTAGTTCTAGCACCTCCAACTGCCTTATTTAATTCAGGGCATCTATATCCACTTGACACAATAATTGGCTATCCATAAGCTTCTCTCAGTGGATCTAAAATATGATCTATTAACTAATTAAGACAATTCTCTACTTCTTTAGTAGGTTTATTGCTAATTTTTCTTTTATTTGCAGTTTCACTCTTAGTTAATTCTGCAATGCTAAAATATTTTCCCATAGTATTTATATATTTATTACTTTATGGTCTATATATATTTAATAGAAATATTGCCACAAAACAAAAATAGAGGAACTCCTCAAAATTAAGAAATTCCTCTATTACTACTTTTTAATTATTTAATTAGCTATACTATATATGGATTTATTAACTATTCTGTAATATCCCCACTTAGAATAGCAGCATCTTCTGATTCTGGATTTATATTTAATAACTTACACAGATATATCTCTAGGTGATTCTTTTCATGTGCTAATGTATTTGCAGCTTCATAAATAGAATCTGATTCTCCTACAAATATAATACTGTGGTTAGTTTTGTCACAATTATAAATAAATCCGGAATTAATATAATTAGTTAGTCTATTTGTTAATTTATCATAAATTTTGTTAGGCAAATTATATTTATTAGCTATACAGTCTAAGTATTTTAAATCGTGTTTATACTGTATTACATAAATATCAACTGACCAATTATATTTTTCTAAACAAGCTTTGTAATGTATCATATGAACTCTTCCCAATCTACCATTGTCCCATTAGCTACCATAGTTGCATACCATCTTCTCATAGTAGTACCATCGCCTGCATCTTCATCATCTATTGTGTCTTTAATATAAAGAGCAAAGTGTTTTTCATCGGTTATACTACTACCATAGTAATCTGCTTTACACATATTAGCTACGAATACATAGTCACAACCTACATTCTTTTCTAATTGGATATTGTATTGTTCTAAAGTCTTATCTACATATTCTTTAGATACTGGTTCAAGTTTTTGACCTCCTTTTTTCATCAGAGATACTGCATAATTACATAAAGCTTTATTGAAATGCCAACCATAATTACGTAAATACTACTTCATATATTTAGGCATATCGTCATAAGTATCTAAAGCTTGTCTCATAATTAGAAATATCTACTATAGTCAGGGTCACGATACTCTTCTCTAGGGTATCTGCGTCTTCCATACTTCTCATTGTAATCCTTAGACTACATTTCTTCAATACAGTGCATTACTTTTCCACCATAATTGATCATTTTCTCTACATACTCAGAAAGATTATCCAACTTTGTATCTTGTACTTCGATTATTGTTGCCATGATTTCATAAATTCTTTAAACATTTCTTTTAGAGAATTAACTTCCTCTCTTAAAGCTTTATTCTCTGCTTCCTATCTTTGTCTTTCCTAGATTTCAGGATTTAATTGCATAAGTATTTCATCACATCCTTTAATAATATCTTTATGTAACTAAATACTATTAACTATATCTGTACTTCGCTATTTCATAGAATTAATTTCACTACTCATAGCTTCTTTATTACAAGATATAACTATATTATTACCAAAATCTGCTATCTCACTATTTGCTGGCAATTTCTAGAAATTAGTCATAGTTCCATTTACGTCAGCAGTAATATCTAAAATCATCTCTGGATTATACATCCCAGTATTACCATACTTAGGAACAGGCGGTGTTATGTTAGACACCTTACCTAATTCCAATGATGGTACATTATCTTTATGTAATATAAATAGTTGATTACCGTTACGTAAATTAGAAAATGCCATATTTATTATAATAATTGTAATGTATTATTTTCGTAATAAGCTAAATATATACCAGCCTAATTTAAAGTTGCAGAGGTAACAGCTGCTCCACCTAATGTAGTTAAATCCTAATCTTTTCCATTTGTACTAAATACAATAGGAACTGCTGTAGTAGGAGCTGTAAATCCAGGTAATTTAAATAAAATTAATCCTGAATAAGCTTTATTTAAAAAACTATGTGGAGTAAAGGTAAATGTTACATTAGTGGTTCCAACATTTACTGAATTAGCTTCTAATCTAGGAATACCATTTCTATTTGCGTAAACATAAGGATTAAGTAATATCATAGATACCTCCTTTCTTATGCCCAAAAGCCTGTATTAGCTCCATATAAATTATATGCTAAAGAAGTAGGAACTGCAGTAGCACAAGAATATGGTAAAGTTACTGTATTTGGAAGTTTACACTGAATACTAGCTATCTCTTGAGTTAAATTACTTACAGCAGCATTAATAGGAGTTGTTGCAGCATTTAACATCTAAGCAAATAATGCGCTTTGTTGAGAATTATTAATAGCTGTAGCCTACTCACTATTCTTTTCACGTAAAGCTTCAATCTTATCCTATAAAGCTGTAGTATTAAGAGCATCTAACTTAGCTAAAATAGCGTTAGTATTAATAGTAGTTGTGTCTTTAATTGTATTCTATAAAGAGCAAGTCTATTGCTGAGTAGCATAATTAGTATCTCTAAATCCATTCTGAATTACATTATTTACACCATTTAACTAACTAGTTAACTAATAAGTCTAATTCTAGTTGTTAATCTGATTTTCATAACCCATTTTAAGAATTTCTTTCTGAGTAGAGCAGCAACAGTTATTAAGAGCCTGGATAATACCACTATCTCCACTATTTACTGCATTAATTATTCTTTCAGAAGAGAATCCTACCTAGCTACCTACATTAGCTATACTAGATTGTACACTCTAAATTGCACTCTAAATAGCATTAGCATCACAACTTAATCTAGTAGATAAATCTTGTAGTGCCTAACTATTACCTTTAATAGCCTACATAACTAAATCTGAATTGTGATTATCTTGCATCTAATCCTAGAGAGTTTGAAGCTGTCTTTGTACTGCAGGATCTCCACCTTGGTCTCCATAACCATTATTCATCCAGCGCATAATGTACATCCATACGAGATACATAAAAGGATTATTCCACATACCTCCTCCAAAACCTCCATTCATCATTGCTATAGTAGCAAGATTATCGTTGTTTCCTGTTAAGTTATCAGGAACAACAAAAGTTTTTGTTTCACTCATTGCTTAAAAATTTAAAGTATTTAATAATTATCTGTTTATGTTCTAGAACTAAACAATTATATACTTCAAATTCTGAAATTTTGGACATTACTAAAAATAAAAAGAGGAAACATAGTTAATGGCATTATCAATTGATAATAATCTCTAACTACGTCTCCTCAAACATCAGAACGTTACTTATTATTTGAATAAGTGTCTAAATAAAAGTCAAGATCAGATTTCATCCAAGACAATTCCTTAAACCCATCCTATTTATATCCTTTTGGAATCCATCCGTTCTTAACATAATTGTCAAAAGTAGCACAACTAACACCTAAATAATCACATGCTTGTATTTTGCTCATTCTCTAATCTTTATCTGTTATATTCTAGATAAGACGAAGAATTTTACACTACTCTTCATATGATATATTAGAATTACCCGTATCAATATCATCTATTATTTGTTTTAATAGTCTTTTTATTAGCTATAACATACTTAGTATATATTATAATAAATATTCCTGTAATAATTAGGTATAAACAAAGTAATTGTTTATCTGAACAAGGAATACCTACATAAGTATCGTATAAACCTATTAAATTACTACATACAACATAATGTAAAGGAATCCTATGTAATTCACAATATTGAAAAGCATAAGATGCAGAATATAAAAAGATTAAACTTAAAATAGATATTCCTCCGAAAAAACTTAGTAATTCAGCAGGAATATCTAAATAAGATAAAATTGTATGTAATATATCTATAATAGCTATTGTTATAGGAGTATACTTAAGAATTATAAGTAATACCTTATGCAGATATTTACTTAGTCTTCTTTCCTCCACCACACTTGCCACCTGTTGAGAGTCCTGCTCTTGGTGAATTAGGTTTCTTTCTTCCCATATTACTTAGAAATTGTTTGGTTAGCGAGATAATCTTTAATTTTTTGAGTTGCGGTCTGAGCATAGTCAATAAAAGTATCTAAACTTTCTGGATTAGATGTAATATTAACATTAGCCATTCCATTTTTAGGAATACTATAATTATAGTAACCTACTTGATTGTTCAACTCTCCATCTTTATTGATATTAAAACTAATTGTTATATAACCATCAACATCCTGAGTTGCTGAACCGGTAATAGTCCAACCTTCAGAAGTTGTGTCATTAATATTAAATGTTTGATTCTGTTTTGTTATTTCCATTACTTAACAAATAATTCATAAAAAGCTTCCATAAGGTCAGCAGCTTTTACCTTCTGACCATTAATCTCATATTCACCATCAGAATTTACATCAAGAATATCACCATACTCATCTTCTGTAAATGTGTCTTCAGGTGCATCCTTAATATTTTCATTACCTTTTTGTACAAGGTATTCTTGATATTCTGCATTAGCTTTATTATTCAGCTCATTAAACTTAGTTTCCTCTTCAGGAGTACGCTCTGTCTTATTAGCTAAATCTCTCAGTTCATCTGAAACAATTTGCTTACTAAATTCTTGTGTATCTTCATCAAACTGTTTTTTAATCTTATTATAAGACATTCTAATTCTCATAATCTTTACTTTCAACTCCTTAGGGAGCTCTTTGCCATTACTGGCTAAAAGAACCTTTGTAATAAGATTCTGTTTTGTCAAAACATCATTTAAAGTCATAAATCATTTATTTTTATTAAAACATATATAATTGTATATTATTTGGGTTAGAGTAAAAGTTAAATAGTGTTAACTACAAAGAAATTCTATCCACGCACTGTACTTAGAGGAATATATGAAAAATCGTGAATCACCATCATCATATGTATTACTTATCTAATTCTAACCTATAAGAATACTACTACTATCTGCTCTTATTATTTTACACCCAGAAGGCATAACCCAAAAATAGCCATTTCCACTTCCATAATTCTACAAATCCTTTAGTAATACTAGCTAACCATCAAAACCTTCCTTAAAATTTAATAAAACTCCTCGTATACTTCCAGGCAAGTATGTTTTATCAGCAATAATACAAGATATTATTGCTGATCTACCTATTTCTAAACATCTATATGTATAACCATCACCAGGGCTAATGGTAGGTAACAATCCTGAATCAGATAGATAATAGGGATTTATTCCAAAGCCGTTAGTGTGAGTATATCCCATTACATATAATTCATGTGAAGGATACCTAGTTCCAATCCCCACCTTACCTCCTCCTGCACATAAACTGACATTACCAGAATTTCGACAATTTAAATTTAAGCTACCATTATTAGTAATATTATTAATTTCGTCAGTATATTCTAACAAAATATTACCCATTTTAATAGAATTAGTTGCAGTCAAATTCGATACTGTAGGAGAAGTAGTTGTGGAGGAAGAGGCAGATATTTTAACATTAGCCCAATAATAATTATTTACATCATTAATTAAAGCTACTGTACCTGAAGCAAGTGGGAATTTAATTTGATATGTAGGTGCATTATTTCCAGAATTATAGTTAGAATCCGTAATATAAGATAATACTGGAATATTATTCCAACCACTTCCTGCATTATATTCTCCGAAATCCCAAGAACCATCTGTAGTTTTTAATGACCATAATGTATGATAACCAGCTACAGAAGTTTCTCTTAATAAAGCTCCATTTCTTCCATTAACCCACGTCTAAGAAGAACCTTCTCTCCTAATCTAAAAATTACCATTATTTATATATATTATTCCATTAATAAGCAAATTTGCACAATCTAGCCTTAAATTATTAGCTGTTTTGATAGTCATACCATAGTAATCACTAATGGTAGTACTATATGCTCCAGTATTTGGATATCTATGATCAAATCCATACCAAGGATGTGTATGAGTACCGTCACTCCATGTATTACTCCAACTACCCCAATTTATATTACCATTAAAAGTTCTACCATCAGTAGCATGGTATCCATCAACCGTATCAGAATTATTTACCTAAGTAATCTCAGCACCATATATATAACCTTTATGATTATTTACATAAGTATTCTAAGTAGTTAATATTGGATAACTATTATGATACAATCTAGCAGCAGCATTAGTTTTAAACTATATAGTATCGTTAGCGTCATTCATCTAACTAAGTACTAATGTAGTACCTCCTGCTACACCTGCTTTAACTAAGGTAATAGAAGCTGCATCACTATCATCTGAAGCTGATTCTACATTAGGATTCCAATAAATACCTCCTCCTATGGCAAGGTCTCTAATAGAACCAGTATTAAACAGACCTATGTCACCATTAACATTTAACTTACGACCGTTTCCCCCGTTAGGCATATTACCTATATATACAGAGCCTCCTCTGGGCTATAATGCTAAAACACAACGTGAGCCCCACTATGTAGGATAGACATGAGTCTGACCATCGGTATTATCAATAGATGTTTGTAATCCTATATGTCCATCGGAAACACCATCCTAAGTTCTTCCACTATATATCTTTAGGGTACTGTCATTACCAGGATGGAAAAAGGCTGTCTATGTGTCTAAGTTAATTGTTCTTAACTTTGTAGCATATAGAGTCTAACTACTAGTTTGCCAAGATAAAACATCGTGTGATTTATAAACAGCTCCAGTAGAATCACTAACGTTATTATGAGAATTTCCTCCCCATATTAAAGGCCACCAAGTGGTATCTGTGTTGGATAAATACTAATGTACAGTCAAATTATTTTTTAATCCTGCAACATCAGAAGTATCTAGCACTCTATATTGACCTTCATTCTACCAAAAATAACCATCAACAGATACATGTATCTAACCTCCTGATTCAGAGATAGATAAATCTCCTCCATTATAATTATAATCAGCTGCTAAATGATAACCTCTAGGATTCCAAGCACCATATGACAGATTTTGTCTATTTAATTTAGCGTCAAGAAGACTATTTACTTCTGTCTCTGTGTAATAGCGAGAATCTAGAGTAGATGAATAATTCTCATTGTCTAAAATAGTTCTCCAAGATTTCCATGGATAATCAGCAACATTTCTATCTGACTAACTCCTCCAATAAAGATTTCTAGCAGTATCATCTCCCCAATTTCCAGCTATTTGAATAGTTCCTCCAGTATTTATAGATAATACTGAACTATAAGGATTAGTTCCTATGGTCTAATTATAACTATTATATATAACTAACCCTGAACTAGCTTTAGTAGTAGCGTTTTTATCAGAAATATTAGTTAAATACCCCTAACTACGGACTATATTTACTGTAATATCCCTAGCAATATTAGATCCATTTTTAGTAAATGTTAATTTATTTACAGAAGTAGTTATATCAGTTATATATTTTATATCAGATTCAGCTTTAGTATAATACCTATCATCATAATTCCAGCTATTTTTATCAGGAATATCAGAAGTTAAGGCTATAACTCCAGGTTTTTTAGGATGCTAAATATCTAAATTAGTAGAACCATTATTATAACGCCAAAAGGGTTTACCTTTCGTAAGATAAAAAACACTTCTTTCACCGCTATGTGTTCCTAAAATAAGTCCTGCATATCCATTAGAAGCAGGTTTGATTATAATTCCTTCATCATCTTCATTTCCATAAAATCTACCACTAAATATGGCAGAAGTTCCAACTAGATTACCCGTTAATGTTCCACCCGTTAATTTTAAATATCTACCATCATGATTATGATCTAAATCAGATTTACCATTAATTAACCCTGCTAAAACTCTACCCTAATTAGCAGAAAGAGAACTAGTAGCGGAATTACTAGTTAAGTTATCCACTACTGGTCTCCAAGTAGAATTGATAGTTACTACACCATTAGTATTAGTTAATGTAGTATTACTACCATTTCGTAAGTCTAGGATATTGGAACCTATACTTACATTATTTATTTTTATATCTCTCCAAGTATTTGTATCTGTACCACAAAATTTAACCCCTCGTGCAAATATATTTCGCCCCCTGAGGTCAAATGTAATATCTTTGTTATTTGGTGGAGTTGTTAAGGCTGCCACCGTAGAGGGATTAAATGCTATTTTCATTATTTATTAAACATGTTCATATTCATTTGTATCTAAATTATACCATGAAATTCCAAAGTCTATTGTTACTGTATCGTCTGTTTCAGCTTTGGCAACATATATATCCCCAGAAGCGTCTATATTTAGAGCTTTACTACCTATAGATACATTACCTATTTTAATATCTCTCCAAGTATTTTCATCGCTTATTGTACCACCATAAGCATTTTCTAAGTTAGCTCTAGTCAAAAAGATTTTACCATTACTATCTACTGATATTGTAGGTTTAGTAGCATTATCAATACTTACACCTCCAATACTAGAAGTTGTAGCAGGGGCTAAATTTATTTTTACAGCAGTAGAGCCATCATAAGAGAATTTTAATAATCCAACACCATTAGTTAAAGCGTTAGCTACTTTAGAAGCAGTTCCTATAACTATACTTGCAGGATTTGCCCAAACAGGAGCACTTCCAGTTCCTCCAGAAACTAAAATATTTCCGGAAGTGCCTGCACTTACTGGGGCAAACATAGTTAAGCCAGAGGTATCATTAGAATATATTTTATGTACTTTACCGTTAATTACAAAATCAATAGTACCATTGATATTAGTCTAAGCTACTGTCCATTCGGCAGCCTTATTAGTACTACTGGCAGTAATGCACATTAACAAGTCTCCTGCTTCACATTGAAATCCTTCATAATTACCTGATTTAGTAATTCGGTAAGTATCACCCACCTATGCAGATGGTATACCTGATTTTACATCATTAACTAAGTATTTATTTGTATCTGAGGTACCATTATATGTAGGATTTAATCCAATAGTACCTTTAAATCGCATTGCAGAATTAATTACGTAACTCTCGTTTATTTTCTAGTTAATAGTTGCAGAATCCCACAAATGCGTATTATCTGGATTGTTACCATCCGTTATAGGCAACTTATCGATAGGAATAGTTCCATTTCCCCAAGGAATATAATCAGTTCCATGAGTGATAATATGTCCATCCTTAGTAAAAATTAATTTAACATAATCATTCTCCTAAGAACCTTCTAAGCTAGGAGAGCTTGCTGTTAAACTCTTGTATTTAACTACATCCTTATATTGTGTTATAAAATTAAGTAGTGCCATTTCCCCAAGTTAATTTAATATTATTATTTTCATTAATAAAATCATCTCCCAAATTTAGATTAGTCTCTGTACTACCATCGTATTTAACCTATTGTACTCCATTTACAAATATGTTTAATTTCTCAACGGGTTCTGTATTAATTATTTCTCCCTATTTATTATATTGAACTTTTAAATTCTAAGGGGTTGAATTAGGAGTAATTACTGTTCTTTCTATATAGTCTCCTAAAGTCTATACTTTATTTTTATAATTAACTAATACAGCCTCCTAAGAAGTTCTTGGAAATATAAGTGTAGTACCATGTTTAAGTTGTTCAATCTGTTGTGACATTACTTCCATCCATTAAGTTATCATATAAATCTTTAGGAATTTCGTAGTTAACTTTAATTATAGTACCACTACTATTAGTTACTGGAATACTAGTTATGTAATCAGATAAATCAATAGTAGTTTTGGACTCTCCTAATTTTTCCCACTTATAAGTTTCACCTACTTTAACACATAGCCATTCTACAAATATATTCATTCCATCTTCAGTATTATCTGAAGTAGTTGGAACTAAATATAAAGTATTAGTTACTTCTGCAGATGCTAGTGGTAATGTAGAAACGATTTTATAAATATCTCCAATATTAGCAGTTGTACTAATTACTCCGTCTTTAATAACTATACCGTTACCAGCTGTTAATTTATCCTATTTGGTATCCTATAAATTTTTAATATTTATAGTGTTAGTACCAACTACTCCTGTTAAACTATATAAGACTCGATCAAGAGTCGTTATCTTTAAGGAATTAAATCCCGGAAGATTATTAGTATTAACTACAACTGCTTCTGCTAAAGAAATAGGAACAAATTCTTTACCCTTTTGAAATAATCTTCTAATTTCTGTCATAAACTAAATAATTGTTCAGGAATTTCATAATCTATATTTGCTTTAATAGCAGAGTTAACAAAATCTAAATTCTCAACCAAATTATATACTTCTTTTTTAGTAATAAAAATAGATGTGTCTAGATTTGCAACTGCATCTGCTAAAACTTTACTTACTTCATCTTTACTATAAACTCCTAAATTATCCCTAGCTAATGCTTTCTCAGATTCTTCCTTAAATTCTCCTAAATAATTTTCTTTACAAAGATGAGTATGTAATTCTGGTTTGGGACAATTTGTAGTTAATTTATCATCACAACTAAACCCACTATCTATAGTTGTCTTTTTAAATTCTACTTTATCAGGAATTTCAATAGGAATAGAAGGAGGTTTTTCAGGCTGTGGTGGAACAAAAATGGACCAGGAGGAATTATCTCCCAGTCCAATCTTTATGTCATTCATTGTAATCTTATTTTCTTAGGATAATTTGCTGTAAAATCATAATTAAGTAATTCTTCTGTAGATTTTAACTAGTTAATAGCTACTCTATGCTTAGCCGTTGCAGAGAAACATTCTCCTGCATAAACTTCTAACTTATTTAAGAATTCTTTTAATTTGTCAGCAGAAATATCTAATAATTCAGAACCTAACTAAACAGTTATAGTCTAAGCTCCGCAATTAATTAAATTCTATAATCCAATTCTGGTATTTTTGTCCAACCACTTCTTATCTTCTTTATAATAAAAAGAATTTACATCAATAGATTTATCATAAGATGTTAATTTAGCTTGTAAAATATCTTTTAACTAAAAGTCAAAACAAGCTCCATCTTTTTCTATTAGTAATTCTTTCCATTTAGAGAGAGGAAGAGCTAATAAGTCCTCCCTCTCCAACAGATTATTTAAAGATAAATTCTTATCAATCATTTTAAGCGCCTTTATTATAAGTAAATTGTGTAAATGGAACTCCCTAATGCTTAGTTACTCTCCAAGCAGCTTCATACTAATACTAATTCTAATCATATGAACCAACTGTAAACTTCTTACCAGGAATCCACTCATATCTATGTGCAACACAGCTATAATCTGTACACATACTCTAATATGAGTAACTATTATAATTAGAAGAGGTGTTTATAGTAGTAGTTGTATTCTAATTATTAGCTATATTAGACCATACTGAAGGGAAATTAGTTCCCATAACCTATTTAGCATTAGAGAATATAGCTTTATTTTTAGCTTCAGTACCAGAACTTTGTTTAGTAATAGTTTCTGCAACAGAAGTGCTAGTTAAGAATTGAATTCCCTTAGCACTATAACCTCTATAATACATAATTCTTGCTAACTACTTAGCAGATGGTACGTACCAATTACCCTATGCAAACTGACTATAAATAGTACCTTCAGTAGATCTTAATGTAGGCTAATATAGAGTTGCTGCGTAATAATAAGGATATAATATACAACTAGATAACTCACTTATAGTTACTGAAGGTAAAGTCAATCCCTTACACAGAGCTATTAACTTATCCATACTCTTAATACTATATCTTTGATTAACACTATCATAAGTAATATAGTTTTTAACTGCAGTGCCAAATGCAGAATAAACTTTACCTAAAACTGAATTATTTATAGTATTAACATAAATAGCTGTATCTTCCTTACCTGTAAATCCTGTTGTAGTGAAATCAGTATATGATGTATAAGTAATCTCATCTACAGGTTTATCAGTAGACACTCCTGACATAGCTATATAGTCATTAGAGTCAGAACTATCCACTTTTGAGATTAAGTTTTGGTTCTTAAGCCAGTTACCCACATAGAATAAGCAATATTCTAAAGTACCTCGGTCTGCCCCACTATTACCTCCATCAGGACTAAATCCAAGATAGAATGAAGCATTTTCAGTCATATTTTCCTTACCTATAACATAAGCTGTTCCACTAGTATCATTAGTGTTCTCTACAGCATATACCATACCTACACAAGTCTTATTAGCATTATAGTTATTAGAATATGAACCATCATAATAAACAAAGTCTCCAATTTGAGGAGCTGTCCACTAGATTTTAACTTTACATGTAAGTTTAGTAGGAGTAGAACTTCCAATTCTATATACTAAGATATTAATTACTGGCTATACAGTAACACTTTCTCTAATTAAAGTAATATTACCTGTCTTTGAGTCTACCTTTAAGTACTAATCATAAGTAGAACTAGCTAACTAATAATCAATATGTAATCTAGGAGTTGGATCACTTACTATTCCCACCTAGTTACTATTAATCTAAAGATTAAATTTACCAGTTCCTTTATCGCCTAATCCAAATACAGTTATTTCAGAATCACAAGTAGCAGAGAAAGCTGAACTAGATGCTTTATAATTAACTTTTGGATTATTAGTTGCACTATCAATATCTCCAAACTATTCTACCAAGTTCTTCTTAGTATCATAACTAATTTCTACCAAATCACCTGTACTATCTACAATATTAATTGTTCCAGTAATATTGTTTTTAACAGAGAGTAACTTAGAGAGAGTCTGCTCGGTTACATTAATAGTTAAGTTACGTAAAGAAACAGATTCGAGACTGTTACAATCAACTAACTATTCTAAGAAGGAATCTACATCAAATTGTCCAACATTAGATAAATCTACTGTCTTTAAATTACTAATTCCTTCTAATCTAAGTTCTTTAACTGGATTATATAATTCTAATGTTTCAATAGTCTCAGGGAGAATTACAGTTTCAGCTTTACTTGGTAATATAACTCTCTTAAATGTGGTTCCACTTAAATTAATCTCTTTTAACTTATTAAAGTCTGTAAGATTAAGAGTTTCAAGAGTAGTCATGTTGTTAAGAGTTAGACTTTCCAATACAGGACCCTTCATACTGAATACATCTAATCTATACTCTGGATAATCTGTACCAAAGAAATCTTTATAAGTCTTTAAGTTATTATTATCAATAGTAAAGTTAGTTAATCTAGTATATTCTTTTTCTGGAGCTATACTATAGTTAACTAAACCAGTAATATTAAGTTTCTTAAATAATACTGTAGATATTAAACCTTCGTTAATAGCTGGACCAGTCTCTTTCAGGTTAACTACATAATCCTAATTGGCTTTAGCTAAATATTTAATTATGTCAGGTCTGTAATCAGTATTACTATTAGGCATCAAATATTTAGTACCATCATAGAAATAGGTAGGATAGAAATCCTAGAAAGGAGTAAACTCTAATCTTAACTACAAAGGTCTTTTATCATTACCGCCTGCAGAAGAGCCAGTTTTATAATCAGGAGTTTCACTCTATTTAGTATATGAAGCTAAGAAATTTCTTCTCTTTTCTATAAACTACTGTTCACCCTCTAAACAAGAACCATGGCTCTATTCAATAGGTTCAATTTGGTTATTATCGTAATGTTCAATAGCTCCTGCATTCTTAATTATCTGAGCATTCTCGTAGTAGATTTGAGCAGTGTGATTATATGCAATAGCTGGATACTTATCTGCCTGAATACTATAGAAGTATTTATAGAAATTAGTGTTTTCTCCGGATGCTGTTCCAAACGCTTGATTAATTACTTTGTAGAGTTTATTTTTAATAATATCCTCAAACTATAAATCAAACATATAGAAGAAAGCATTTAATCCACTATCACCCCATTGAGAAGCTGTCTCAGGAACATAAGATGGCTCAAGTAAATTATAAGGTTTAGACTATAAACCATTATTATCAGTTGCAATAACAGTATCCAAGTCATCACCATATAATCTGATTAAATAGTCACCTTTATCTGAAGGCTACCAATTATCAGCTTCATCAGTCTATGCTTTATTTTCATAGATTTTACCAAATATCTAGAAGTAAGTGTTTTTAGCTCTATTATCAGTACCTGATAAAAATCTAATTACTGCTTGATGCATAGCTACATCATTTACATCAATGTATTTAGTTATGCCCTTCTTAAATAAAGATTTGAGTTCATCAATAGCTATATCAAGCTGATTAATACTAGAATCCATATCGAAGTCTTCATAGATATTAAGTCTTGACCAACCAGTAGCAGGATCATATACAGTACCTCCTCTTACCCAACCTCCAATAGCTTCTCCAGTAGCACTTGTACTTCCCGCGAACTCATCATAACGATAAATATCACCTTCTCTAGAACCAGTAAATGCTGGGATAGGTTTAGTAGCTATATATCTATTTAATGTATTCCATTTAGTAATATCTGTCTCACCAGTCTTAACTAAATTAAAGTTATATTTATAAACAAAGTCTACAAACTCACCAAACTTATTTAATGACTTACGAGCAGGTTCTGTGAAATCAGTAGCTTTATCATTTAATCCGAAGTCTACATCCCAAGAACCACGATTCTAGTAAACAATGGATTCATCAGAAATCCAAAGATTCTTTGAATAATCTCTATTAGGTGATTGCTATTCTGCTACTGTTACTGTAGGGAAATTAGTTAATGTTCTAGAGCCGGCTGCATTTAATCCTGCACGTTGTAAAGCAGCCCAAGGTCTTCTAAAGTTAACATGAGGATCAGAGTTTTCACCACCTTCTATTAAAATATATTCAGGAGTTACATCATCGTCATAACCGAAAGTAGCCTTATCACCTTTGGCTGAACCGAATGTTTGGAATCCCATAAACTAAACATTAGGATTCTTAAGTAAGTCTGCTAATTCATAGTTAGCTACAGACTCTAAATCAGTAATTAAATAGAAGTATAAGAAAGCTTCTTCATGTACTGCTTTACGACCTCCATTAAGTAAACCTTTCTAATCAGTGTCTGCTTTATATGCATCATTATAAAGTTTACAAGCCCCCTCTTTATGAGACTACATAGAAGAGGCAAAATTAACTTTACCTACAAGTTTAGTTACTTTTAAATCCTTTTCAGTGGAATCAGTCTAACCATCATAAGGTGGCATATTATAATAGCCTTTCTTCTCGTGAGCAGGTTTAGCAATAAACTTATTAGTAGCAGTATCTAAGTCTTCATAAGGAGTAAATACACTCTTTACTTTAGTTTCCCCATCCTTAAACTTATTCAACTAGAATGCCGTATTCCAAATTAAATAACGCATAGCAGAAGAACCCTAACCCTTAACAAGACCATTATTTATTCTACCACCATATATTTTATTAATTGCCTAATCAGCATAGTTAATAAATAAAGTACATCTAATTGTCTTAGCTACTTTATCTTGGTCTCCAGGTTTGTTATTTTCACCTTGCCAGGTTCTATTTGGTAACTTACCTCCTTTAGGGAATACATATACTAATGTATTGTATTTACCAAAACTTTTAGCAAATGAAATAGCGCCATCGGTTCCTAAGATATTATTTCTATCGTAGAACTTATCTTTCTATTCTCTAGTAGCTAAGAAGGAAATATAGTTATGCTAAATCTAATCAAAAGTAAGTGCTGTAGAATTATAAACTCTTAACAAATATAAGTCTAAGTCAGAACCCTTAGGATTTATTTGTAACTAAGCTTCCTTCTACAAGGCAAGTAAAGTAGCATCATCAATAGATATTTCTCTATTAATTGTTCCATTAACATAGATTCTTACTAAGTTAAACTTAGCACTGTCCAAATTAGCTTTTAATGTATTATAAGAATCCTATGCTAAGAAATAATTAGGATAATATGGATCATTCTAATTGAGAGTAAATCCTTTTTGTACAGTAATAGTAATATGTGTATCTGCATCTTCTTTAAATTGTGCAAATCTAGCATTGTAAAGCTACTCTGCTGATGTATTCCAACATACTACAGTTGGTTTAATTAACATTTGACCAAATGTAATTACTGGAGACTCTTCATTACTTACATTATATGATTTAAATCCAAATTCAAGAGTAAAGTTATTACTTAATTGTAAATTAACTGGAGTTTCGAATACTTTATTAGTATTAGCCTCAACTCTATAAATTATTTTACCATCTGAAGCCTTCCAGTAGTCTGGACTATCATTAAATAATGTAGTAGTTCTACCACTTATCTAATCAAAGTTAATAGTAGGTCTAGGGCTAGAAGTATATAAGTAATTAATATTTGCTTTAGAGATAGAGAGAGTCTGGTTATTAGACATGAAAGCCTTATCTGAACCAGCTGACTAGAACTAGTAAAGCTAACCATTTACTTCTACTTGTAAATACTATTTAGCATTATCACTATTTACTTCTATATATTTCTTATAAGTAGTTTCATATTTATTATCTGAACCATAGTTCTGGGCATTAACTACAATAGTATCAAGTAAGTTTTGTCTATCCTAAGATGAATCAGAATTTAAATATGTATTAATAGTAACAGAATCCTTAGTAGGACTATAAACTGTAATAGTATATAATTTTACTGTATCGTGATTATTAATAGAACCAGTAATACCATTTACTGCTACTGCTACTCCTGTAAATCCTTCCGATTTAATTACACATGCATTTACATAATCTGTCGCAATATTCTAAGATTTATGTACTGCTCTAACTGTTAATATATTTAAACCAGATCGTAATTCATTATAGGATAAATTACCGTCAGTAGTATTAATACGGTTTGCGTTTAAATAACCCTCAAGATGATAATCTGCAGGAGAACCTCCTTTAAGAGTAAATTCTGCATTATTAGAAATAACATTACCTGTATAAGATAAACTTATCTTTTGACTTTTAATAGATACATTAAGAACACTAGACTTTTGAGGGTAATCTACAAGTGTTGCTGTAATAGTACTCTCCTATGAATCTGTAAATAATTCTGTGATATTAACCCATTTTAATTCACTATCTGCTTTATTAAGATGTTCAATTTTAGTACCTGAAGAATCTAATGTAAAATCTTTTAAGGCATAAGGAGCGACAGTAGTTTCCATACTATTAACCCCATATTGTATCTTAACCTTTACTGCACCAGCTGCATCCTAAACACCAAAAGACTAGGTAGTAGAAGTATGGCTTGTAGCTACTGCTAATTCTACTTTACTCTTAGAATTACACTACATAACTACTTCCCCAGTTTTATAAATAGTGCCATTAATTCTAACTGCGACAACCAATACATCCTAATCATAAGATGGGGTTTCTACAGTAACTCTAGTAGAAGTAATTGCATCTCCATTATAATCTCTTAATGTAAGTGTGCTATCAGCAAAATCCATAGTCTTAACAAGATGGCGAGAGATTAAATCTTCTACCTATTGACCGGTCTTTTCATTCCAAGGTGTCTCAAGTTCAATTTTATTTTCTAAATCTTTAAAGATTGCCATTTTATTTATTTATTTTTCCAATAATCATTATCTAACCAATTTTTATCTGAAAGCCAAGAACCACTACCATAACAGCTCTTTATAGCATTTAGCACAGTTAAAAATACTAACTAGGAACCTTTATATACAGCTCCTATACTTCTCTGTGCTACCTATTCAATTGTGTCGATTAATTCTGAAAGATTTTTATTAATTTCAGAAACTAACTTACCATTTCTATATATCATTTAAAATCTAATATAATTTATTAAGCTTCTATCTAAGTATCAGTTTCAGTATGCTTGGCTTCAAGTGCTGCAATACGTGCTTCAAGTGCTGTAAGAGCTGTAACATCAGCTTTAGTAGCAATCTACTCAGCAATCTCACTTTTCTTAGCATATTCTTCAAGAGATTGGTGCTCTGTAAGATAATTACCCATTGGCTGTTTTGCATCAATAGAAGCCTTTAACATATCAATCTGCTAATTAAGTGCTGTTGTAAGAACATAGTCATTAAGTACAGTAGTGTCTGCCTTCTGTGCAAGCTTTTCTGTAACATCTGATGTAATAGACGCTTCCGCTGTTTTAGCTCTTGTAATCTCCTCATTAAGGGCAGCTGTAGTAGCTTTAGTAGCAATAGTATTACTAATAGCTGTATATAAATCATCATTATTCTTGAGTTTATCTGCAATCTCCTTCAATGTATCATAAGCTTCAGGGGCTCCTCCAATTAAGTCTTTTATAATTTTTCTAAAGGAACCTTTAGTATTGGAATCCCCATTTATAATATTTACAAGGTTAGATAATAGTTTAAAATCTTTATTAGTGACATACCTAATTAAAGGCTAATATTTTCCATTTTTCCAAATTGTTGACATAATAAATAAGTTTTTAGTTTAATAAATAATAGGAAAAGACAACAATATAAGAATATTATTAAACTTTGAATTTATCTATTATTTCATTTACTTTAGAAATACAATCTGCTAAAGTTGCTGAATCTTGTAATTTAGTCACACCTTGCATAATAGACTTTATCTATCTCTCTAATAAGTCTGCAGTTACAAACCCAGAATCATCTGTATTCTTACCATATGTTAAATAATAAGTATCATCCTGTAAAGTGCCATCTGTTTCTAATTGTTTATATTCTTCTTGAGATAAACACATCCACTTAGGCACTTCTGAAACTTTAGCTAATTTCTCTGCACCATAGAATATACCATCAGTTTTAATACTCATAGTATTACCTGAAGTATTCTAAATAGTATTTACCATTAAACTTTCTAAGGTGGCTCTAGAGTTTTTAGTTATTTTAGTGTCTAACTATTCTGTAACTGTAGCCTTGTATTCTTCAAAAGCTGTAGTATTTAAAAACGAAAACTAAGTATTTACATCTTCTACTCCAAAATTTGAAGGCTTTAAATATTTAGAATCAGATGTTTCTGCTGTTTGATACTTATCTGTTACTTCTTTTAAAGTAGTTTCTGTAGTACCCTCTAAAAATGATTTATTTATATAAGTATTTGTAGCATCTCTTTTAGATAAGTAGTTAGTAGTAATATTAGTATTATTACTTTCTACTTTCTTTTGTAAAGCTAAGAAACTAGTGTTATCAGCTTTAGAAGATGCTAAGTTCCAAACACGTTGATACTATTCTTGATTTACATAATATGTGTCTTTATTTTCAATACTATCCTCATAAATATAGTAATAAGTATCATTATGTAAATAGGGTTTTTCAGAATCTATTGCAGTTCCTTGTTCTGTAGTATTTTTCTTCCATTCTGTATATTCAGCTTCTGTGCAACTGATTAACTAAAGAGCCTTATAAGAAGCTACCCATCCATCAGAATTAGTTATATTAGTTTTGTCTACCAACATATAAATATAACCATCTTCAAGATTAGAAACTGACATACCTTCATATGCTATTTCAGCAGGAATAGTATATAATTCCTAAGTAGTATCTACTACAGTTCTACAATCTAATGGTTTAGGAGTCTTTACTGAAAATGAAACTCCTAACAACGAATCACCTGTATATTTCATGCTAATGTGAATTGAATTTGATGAGGTAGTTCAGAAGCATAAGAATCATTCTTAGTCCATACCTAATATGTATAATCATTTATCTATTCAGTAGTTTTAGTCCATCCAGACATATCAACATCTAAGAATCCTAAACCACCATTTACTTTTAGACTATCTAAAGTTGAATTAGTACCTGGTATTTTAATAACAGCTTTGCCCGATAAATTAATTTCCATTATATCAGACTGAGTACCATATTTAACTAAAGTACCTTTATTAGTGTTATAATACCAAGGATATGTTGCTGAGATGGTAGCTACTGTTTTATCTATAGAACCTGCTTCGATTCTTTTATCAGTAGTCTATCCTCTATCATCAATCAAATATTCTCCAGCAGAATAATCAATTGCTACTTTATAAATATAATCTCCTAACTCTGTATATGTAGATTCTGTGTAAGCCTAATTATTGTGAGTTATAGAATCTGTTTTAGAAGTTACATCTCCGGCATCTCCTTTGATAAAAGTTGTACTTGCAGGAATAACTAGACTACCTACTTCTACTAGCTAACTAGATACATTAGATACTACATAAGGTTGAACTAATTCTCTAACTAATACTGGGAATAATAGTTTATCTAATATGGTAGAGAATGCCTTACCTTTTAAGTCAGACACTTTAGTTCCCTATTTAAGTCCTCCTACAGAAGTATTCATTTTAATATTATCTGATAATTCTGACTTATATACAGCTGCAGAAGAATTTTCAACATAAAGACCATCTTCATTAGACTTAATAGCATTACCCTCGGCTTTAGATATAGCAAAATCTAACTTAGATTCCTCATTTAAAGCTACTGAACCTGAATGTGTCCTAATCCATGCTTCTATTTTATCATCTACATTTAAATTAGCTAATTGACCATTTAAGGTTCCTACCTATATATTAATAGTATTAACTAATTCCTATAAATCAGATAACTCCTCTCCCTAATTAGTAACCGTGCTGGTTAACTAATTTATATTAGCTTTAATAGTTTCTATCTATTCTTCTATCTTTTTATCTTGATAAGACTTAGCTAGAGTTAAAGCATAGTCAAGTGCTTCGTATATAGATGTAATCTATTCTATATTTGTTATATGGTCACTATCAGGTTTATATGTATATTTACCTGTAACTGTTACACCTATACTTTCTCTAGCTAATTTCTTTTCTAGTTCTGTTTGAAATTCTCCTAAAAAATTACTCTTTAAAAGAGGTATAAGTTGTTTAGGTCTTTCTTTAGAACATGGTGTTAAACCTACCTTCCCTACCTAATTGTAAATAGAGTGTATCATTCTAATTTAGTAAGTTCTCTTTAATAAATTCTTTATTATCTATATCTATAGGTAAACTAATAAAACAAATAATATTTAACAATAATGAATAATCATCTTGATAACCTTTCTTTGCTCTATTTAATAAATCTCTATAAAGTTCTATTGCTTTACGCTTTAGAACATCCACATCCATGAGCTGTATGCTATCCATATTCATTATTCTAACAGAAACCTCCACAAGTATTAAATTCTTCTACTATTTTTTCAGCTTCCATAAATTGTTCAAACTAGATTAAATAATCTATTATATTAAGAGTCATCCAAATGAAGTCTCTAGCATATAAATCTTCATTATATGCAGAAGTTCGACACTTATTTAATAACGCATTAAATAATTTCTTACAATAATTAATATAACATTGTTGCATATTTCCTGTAAAGAAAGTATTTATATGTTCCTACTAAATAGGAGTTCCTTCTAAATTCATTTCTAGTACTTCTCTAAGAGTAGTTTCTTTTAATACCCCATCTACTTCCTTTTTAATAACTCCTTCATCTATTATATATACTCTATTTATTTTATCTTTATATTCTTGTGAAGCTTCAGTTTTATACCAATTATACCAATCTATATTCGGAAATACATAATGGTCAATAGTATAAAAACCATCTTCCTTAAGGTTGAAAGTACATGCATCATCTTTATATACCCCATTTTCTAACTAATTGTGTTCATGTATTAATGCATCTAAGAATGTTATTTCTGTAGTTCCTATTTTCATTAATACATTTACAGTCACTGATTTACTGTATTTAAATAATAACGTATCTTCATAAGTACTAGCTACTTCTTCCTCTTCAGATAAATATTGATTGTACTCTTTAGATAAATCTAATACAGTTAAATCACCTTGTACTGAATTACATATATCTATTTTAAATTCCATTACTTAACTATTGAAATTAATTGAGGTTCACTCCATATATTCTTATTGTCGTCTAAAACATAATTATTATTATTCTAAGAGGCAGAAATCATCCATAGATAACCAGTAAATTCCTATTCATTAGTATCTGTCCACTAATTGCCGGGATTTATTGCAGTTCTAGTTAATTGAGGTCTTTCAAAAGTACTAGTTACTGTAAATTTAGTAACAAGTCTACTATCATAAGACCATTTAGAATATAGAGCAACTTTAAATAAACTCCAAGCACCACTTACTCTCTATCGTACTGCCATAAATCCATATGGATTAGATGCAGTTATTTCTGATGGATATTTACTCCAATTATTCTTACCTTCTTCACTGGCTTTGATTATTTCATCTATAGAAGCATCTGTATCATCTACATTCTATAATTCTCCACCTACTTCTACAGCTTTCTATGGATATATCACCTTAGGCTACTAAGAATTATCTTTAACCATATATAGAGTCTGACTAATCTCAGCAATATCTGCAGTTACGATTTCATAAAATTTCTAACCATCTTTAAGATTCTGTCCTTCAAAATACACAATAGTTCTTTTCCATGTGTAAGGAGTTTTCACAGAAGGTAATACAAAGTTTTCGCCCCACTAATTAGTTTCAGGCTAACCTTCTAATTCTTTCACTTTATCAACATTTGCAGTATTAGTAGCTAAATAGTCTATTTTAAACTTTAGGGATTTAGCTATCTAATCAGCTCCCTACATGTTTGAAATCTTTTTTGATAGGTCAGCTAAATATATATCAAGAGTAGTATTTGCAGCTAATACTGTAACTGCTTTATCGGCTGTCTCTGGATAAATCTAATCACCAGTTCCAGAGTATACTTTTTCACAACTGATTGCCATTATGATTGTCTAATTTTGTCATTATAAGGATTACCATCATTTAACTAAGCTAATTCAACTTTAGTTCTCTAATCCTCTATATCTAATTGTCTATCTTTGTAAGTTCTATCTGTTTGAGCTTTATACCAATTAACTTGATATTCTAATTGAATCTTCTGCTAATCAAGCTGCATTCTTTGTTCATTAAGAGATTCTGCTTTCTATTGAGCCTTCTGTAACTCTTGCTATGCCTATTGTAACTACTAACTAGTTTCCTCCAACTTCTGCTACAATTGCTATAACTAATTGTTTTCAGCTTTCTATTTTTCTATAGCTTTCTTAACAGTATATTTAAGTTCAGTTAAACTTTTAGCTGTGAGAGCTTCAAATATAATATCAGCACTAACTAATCCTGACTTAATTAAATCAGGTAATGTAGACTTAATTGTCTACATATCCTACATAATTTCAGTACTAGATATTACATGTATATCATAGTCTGTGACTGTAAAGTATTCAGGAAGTGCTGTAAATATTTTCTAATATTTATCTCCTAAAGTGATAGTACCAGTCAGTCCTTTCTTATAAACTATTTTAGCCTAGTTAAGACTATCAAGTAAGACTTCTCTAACAACTAAATCCATTTGCTAATAAATAGGTTTAGTTACAGTATAAGAATTAGTTACTCCCTATTTAACATTAGTTACAGCATCTCTCTATTCAATGCCATTAAGTCGTTCTCTAAATACACCTGTAATAGAAGACACAGTAGATTCAATAGATTGTATAGCTAAATCAATTGCTTGTATTACCTACGCCGGTAAAGATTCATCGTAGCCATTAAATATAGTATTTAAAGGAGCCTATCCATCTTCCATTCTTCCTTCTTGAGAAGAATCAATTAACATTTCTCCTTGTTTCTTATAAGCTCTCCATTTCTTTACTCTGGCTCCAAAATCAGGTCCTAATACTTTAGGAATCATAGAAATGTCAATAATACTACCTTTAACACCACTATTTGCCACAATAGCATCTCTATAATAATGTAAAAGATCATAACGATCCTACAAATGAGCACATTTTAAGATTAAACTATAAGGCTGGCGAGCTCTATTTAAAAAATAAACACCATTTACTGACAATCCACAATAATTAGGATTATCATGACTTCTAATTACCTATTTATCAATTCCCCTAAGAATATAATATTCATCACCGATTCTAATTGTATTATATCTCTACATAATAAATTTATCATCAGTTTCTATCCATTCTACTTCATATACTGGAATCAGATTATATCTATGGGAATCGTCTTCAGGATAACCAGGGAGTAAATCTTGCTCTTCGTCATCATCACTAGCTTCATCTATATCTACAACTGGACCATATGCTCTTCTGTACCTAGCGGTATCATCATCTGTCCAGTTCTATTTAAAATTACGTAAGTCTTCTTTACTTAGTTCATTTCCATATTTAGCTAATATCTAACTTTTAGAAAGCCATTGTCTCACAACTGACCTATAAGATTTCTTAACATAAGGAGACTCAGGATTTCTGTCTACAAAGGTATTTAAAGGATTTAATACCTCTATTTCAATATTAGTTTTACTAAATGATGGTTTTACTCTGTAAAAACAATAACCTGTAACTAATAAGTCTATAAATAATTGTCTAAGTTTAGTTACAAAATCAATTTCTTCAGACTACATAATGTATTGAAGAATATTCTGAGCAGCAATCTCATATTGAGAAACAAATTGCTAGTCTTGCTCTTCAATTATTTTATCTAACTACTATTTAATAGATTTATCAGTAATATCCTAGTTATTAGCAAATTTAAGTAAAGAATTATTTAAATGTGTCTTTAAAAATCCTATTATTTGTGTCTATATTAATAGCTATTTTTCTCTATCCATATTACTGATAGTCCCTGCATCTTTACAGGATATTTTTGGCAATATAGGAGTTCCTAGAAATTCACCAACTAAAGCATCTACATGTTTTCTTAGTAAAGGTGTAAATTCAACAGAAGTAGGACTTCCTATACCAAAATTTTCTTCTAGATAACGAAACTATTCCTTGTCTCTTTTTCCATTATAGTAATTATAAGCCTTCTATAGCTTAGTTTTATCATATACAAGTTCAGAAATAGTTTCGTTAGTCTTATCTATAAGCTCTTTGTCTGTCATAACATAGTTTAGGTTCTGGAGGTTGTATTTTAATTGCTTTAAAATACTTTACTCTATGTAATTTACTTCTTCTTAATTCCTCTTTTATAAAATCTACAAATTTATCATCAGGTAAATCTGCCATTAGTACAAAGGGGTTCTCAGAATGGTCTAGATTAAGAGAAACTTTATATCCTATAGGGTCCAAATCTTCAATACGAATATCTCCTATAAAATCTATCTAAAACTGTGTTCTCATATAATCTAGGATCACTTGTTTCAATTCGGTATGGGTCATTGTTTTCCTCCTATTTAATTACTATTTGATTTGATTGTTTCTTTGGAATAACTCCAAATTCTCTATAACCTTTATCATTTATATAATATCCGTAGTCCTAAAATTCTTCAACTTCTTTGTCAACTTTTGTAGGTTGTCTTCCTGATAATTCCTAATCTGCAAGTTCAACCATTCCAAGAGCAGCTATAATATCAAATTTTGTTTTATTCTCATCATTATAACCATTTAACTATTCTAGCATATCCTCAAACCAGATATTATGTCCATAGTCTTCTACATAATCAGCTATAAGGTCTGTTTGCTATTCTATAATAGTTTTAGTTGCAGGAGTACCATACTATTTAGTAGTACCATATTTAATATCAGTTAAAGTAGCTCTAGGTCTTTTCATAAAGTATTGCAGACATTTATTTTCTCTAGCCCAAGTAATCATACCTACACGGGTAGCCTCTATATTAATTCTGCAATTATAATATCTACACATACACATAGCTATCTTATAAGCTTCTCTAATATTTTGAGGTCTGTCTTTATACATAGCTACATATTGAGGTTCATTAAGACCGAAGGCTCTACGTTTAATTACAATACAAAAATCAGAAGGATCTCTAGTTTCTTTAGAAGTTTGAGCAGCACCAATATCAATACCATCAATACCTGCTACATATAAATCATTCATTTCTGTATATACAGGAGCTTCAAAATCAATTCCCTATTCTTCAGCTTCTTTCTTCTACTTCTCAATCTATTCCTTATATAAATCAGACCATACTGGATGCTCCAATATCTAAACTTTACCAGAATTAAGGAGCCATCTAAATCCATCTATATTTTCTAAAGAATGCTTATTAGATTTGTAAGTATAATCAATAGTTCCTACTTGTGGTCTAGGTCCAATTTTATGAAGACGTATTTTAGCTAACTAATCTGCTATCTTCATTTTATTAAACTTGTTCTAACCTTCAAGAGTAAATGCTTCTTCTGCATTCCAACAACGCTCAGCACACTTTTTAAGGTAGTCTTCAGGAACAGCTAACAGATTATTTCTTTCTTCTTGTAATACTTTTTTATATTCAGTCTAATTACAAACTCCTCTAGAATCCATGTATTCAGGATTCAAAGATTGTAGAAAATAAGGAAGAAAGAATCCACTTTCTACAGTGGTTCCATCTTGTGTCCATTTATGTCTAAATGGTAGAATCTTAAAAGCCTTAGGATTATAATAAATCTTTTTTAATCCTTCAAGAGGAGGACCAAAGTCACCTCCAGTACCACCAAATAACATAATACCTCTAGGAACACCTTGTACTTCACACAATTCTTGTCCTTGTACTACAGCAGTAGTTAAATCAGGCCACGAACCTGCCTCATCATAAATAAGAAGGTCAACACGATCACCACGAATATTAGAAGGCTTGCTTCCATTAATACCTATTACAACAGAACGCCATCCAAAGTCTGTAAACTGACCATCTATTTTGACCTGGTATCCTGATTTCTTTTCTAATGCTTTATCAGTCAATCTAGGTTTAAAAAATCCATCAGCATTTGTATTAATAAATGTGAGAGCATGGTCTAACTTACTAAAGGTACCATTTAAATAGGTATCTTTAAAACAAGTAATCATAGTTCTACTTCTCTTTATAGTAGTGTATAGTCTAGCTGCAAGAGAGGCATTTATTTCACTAAAGCCAATTGAACGTGCCTTCATTAGAGCAGCATTTTTATGTAATACTCTACACATCTATAAATAATGAAAGAACATATATTGAGAAGCAAAGAATACTGGAAAACTTTCATTTGTACCTTCACCCGATGCTTTATCCATATCTACTACTGGTAACTAATAAAAGTTTAAAAAGAAATAGTTATCTCCAGTAATAGTGTATCCATGTGAGGTCATACCATATTTACATCTAGTGTATTGTTCTTTCCAAAATGCATCCCATCTCTTACTTCTAGGTAAATAAGAACAATATCTGCCAGTTCTTAAAAATGTTTCTCTAACTTCAGTAAACCATGAAGGATCAAAATCTAAACCATGAGTTTCATCTATAGGTCTATAACCAGTTAATTCGTAAGATAAAGTAGGATCAAAACATTCTATTTTCATATCCTTAGTAATATCCCAATATGTCTTATCATTAGAACGTTCAATTCTATATTCATCAACTAATTTCTTAGCTTCTTTAGTATCTTCTTCCTACTATTTCTTTTTTACTTCATCTACAATTAACTAGATTTCATCAGGTAATACTTTCTTTTTTCTAGGCATATCAATTAAAAATCACCTGGGTCATATCCAGTATTAACTCCACCTCTAGTTGCAGATTCTTGTGATACAGACTCTTTAACTTCTTTCTCTAAAGTAATTAATTGCTCATGGACATTACTTAACTGAGCCATCTCCTTCATTACTTTTTCTGCAGAGAAAATAGGTTTACCATTAATATCTCGTTCATTTAAATCTACAATAGTCTCAAAATAATCTATAAACTAATCTGCTGCCCTTCGAGCTGCCTCCAATAATTTCACTGATTTATTTGATTCTTGTAATTTCCTATATTTTCGACAAGCTTCTCTAAATATAGGGTCATTAAACTAAGCCTCTGTCAAACCACTATCAGCTAAAGCCTCTTCATGTCTTTCCTATTCCAAATAATTAGAATAAGGAGATTTCCAATCTAAAGCCAAATAAATGTAAGTAAGTTCTTTATTTACTCTAGTCTTAGTTTTTGTTTTATCTCTATCTAGAAGAGCCTTAAATTCTCTAATTAAAAGAATCTCAGGCTCATTTAATTCTAGAACAAGATGGTCACTATCATAATTAAATACATTCATAAATCATTAACATTAAACATCAGTATTTTACTTTTGTAATCTTTTAGATAAACCATTTGCAGGCATACCAGGGAGTGCATCAGAGTTGTTTATATTACTCCAATTTCCAGTATAAATATTTTGGGTTTGAAGCTAACCATTATTTAATCTATAGGAACTTCCAGATTTACTATAAACCCCGGTATTCCAATTATACTTATATCCCATATTCTACATAGTATTCTTAAATCTTCCTAACATATTTGGATGCCATTTTTTAACATATGCAGTCCACTAGTCAAAATACCGTTTTCTTTGGTTATTAGCTCTCTGCTTAGGGCTTATTCTTTTTCCAGTAATTATAACATCATTAACTACTCCTTGCATATTGCCATTATTGTTATGCTTAATCGCAGTAGTTTTATTTGCTCCTGGATTCCATCCTAAATGAGACCCAGCATTATAATCCTTTAAAGCATTAGCCTATTCCTAAAGATTATCTATTGCTCCCTAAAATCCCTAATCAGTAGCTTTATCTCCCTTATAAGCAGCATATACTTTTCCATTCCATGTAAAGTATCTCTATTTACCATAAGCGTTATCAAATGCTTGCTTAAAAGTGCCTCCCTACTAATGTTTATTTACTTTCTTTTTCTTAAATTCTTTAATAGGGTCAGATTTTCCTCCATCTTGCATCTTTTTACCTGCACATATCTTACAGATTTCTCCGCCCTTTTTAAAATATACTACTTCTTGACCTTCAGGGCATTCTCCAATAGACTATTTAATATAATCTAATTTAGCACCAAGTCTTGCTTTACGAGATCCTTTCATTTGCTGAACAATAGCCTGCAATAATTTAGCTACTTGAGCTGCTTGCTAATCACCTTGTTGTGCTGCCTACATAATTTTCTAAATAGTCTAGTTAGCTTGCTAGTCACCCTACATAGCTGCCTAAACTAAAGCTATTGCCTACTATTCCATTCCCTATTGTCCACCAGTCTATTGTGGTTGTACCATTTGTGCTCCTGCTGCGTATTTATACATTTGTCCTCCTTGTTTAAATTTTAAATTAACTAAATTATTAGAAATAGAAGGTTTTGATAGCTGGTATTTATTAGCTAATACAGAATTGTCATTTAAGGAATATTTAACTCCTGCATTTTGATTCCATATCCTTTCTTGCTCTTGTTTAGCTAAGTTTCCATTATGGGTTCCTAGCCAACTAGCCATAGAACGAGACATATCTCCAAAATCACCTCTTCCAAAACTTCTATAAGTTCCGCTAACACCAAGATCATTTTCTATAGTATTTTGATTCCACTTACTTGTGTCAGAGCCATATCTATTTACCATAGCTTTTACAAAGTTGTTATTTGTATTAGCTTGATTTCCTACTGCACTTACTAAACCATTATAATTACGAAATCCTAAAGATCTAATATCATCATTAGTAAACATTTGTAACTAAGTATTCTATTGAACTTGATTACTTGGTGAAACTCCATTAGACTTCTCAGTAACTGGCTTTGGGACTTTATTTATTATATAAGAAGTGTTTATTGGGTTCTACACGTGCCAACCACCCTAACTAGAAGCTATATTTCCTAAGAACTAATCATAGTCAGAATGCTACTGCCTAAAAGTATCCACATTTTCCCCTTTTTTCATAGTATTATACTATTTACCATTCCAAGTAAATAGTCCCTTGCCCTAATTTCTAGCAGTATTAAAGGCATTTTTAAAACTTCCAGAGTTAACTTTCCTCTATGCCATAATTATACAAGTATTAAATCCTTAGTGTTGAATACTGCTTCCTGCATTAAACCTGAGTCAGTAAACCATCTACATCTCAATCCTTTCATTTCATCTTTAAATAATGCTTGCTCTTTTCTAATAACAAGCATAGCCGGACAATGCATTTTGTCACGCTAACGTAACTAAACTACATCTCCCGGCTGCATGTAAACTTTATTACTTGTTTCCATTATTCTTAATTTGATTCTTTCTTTCTGTTAATTTCTCATTAACTATTGCCATAATTCGTGATTCATTAACTACTACAAATCCTTGCTTGAAGAATGGAACAGTAGCTTCACTAGCTTTAGTAAAGAATACTACATCACCTTCTTTTAAGAACTCACATTTGAATCCAGTTTCAATTACAGTACCAACACGAATAAATTGCTCTAATTCGTGAATTTGACCATCCTCTTCACTCTTATATTGAGGAGTAAACCCACCCAGGTCTGTAATAATTCCACTCTCTACTGTTACCTTTTGAAAAGGATTCTCCTCAAAAGGTTTAATCAATGCATAAGAACCCATTGGTAGTATCTCTAAACCATTGATGTCCTTTGAGATTTCTTTAGCATAGTCTTCAAGTGCTTTATTGTGTTTTTCAAATTTATCTACGTATTCATCTACTTTAGTATTAAATTTAGATTTCTTCTCATTAGCTAAAATAACGTCTGCTCTTTGTCCATTAACTACAATAGGAGTTCCTGTGCTTTCCATACCGATAAGTGATTGAGCTACTTTCTCTTTTCCATTTAATTCACTTCTAAAATCCATAGTCATTTACATTTAATTTATGGCAATAATTACCATTTACCTTGTTCACAAAATTCATCTTTAATTCTAGTTTTATTATCTAACACACATCCACATAAATCACATAAACCACCGAAGTTAGTATCTAATTTATGATCACATCTATGACATATATCTAATCTCTTATCTGCTAAATCTTGATGTTTATTCTTAATATTATAATATATGCTTTTTAATATAGTTAATGGCTTAGTTAAAATACCATGTAACCATTTAATTAATATGTTTAATTTCATTCTGCTTCCCATTTATTACAAGGACAATGTGAGTTCTTATTATTAATCTTCCATTTTAGGTGGCATCCGCACCCCTTTAAATATCCCTTCTTAGGTGTTGTACTTACATCATTATTTTCAGGATTTAAATACAAATGTGCATTACAGACTTCATTTTCTTGGTCACAAATAGGACAAGCTCTACATATTTTAGTACGTTTAGTTATATATTCTTCCATATATTAATTTGTATATTAATTCTTAGTTAATTCTATTATAGTGCTATAAATTAAATAAGCTATTAGTAATAATGCTATACATAGTATCATATTAATATTCAATTCGTTTATTCTTTAATCTACGTTCTTGTAGAAGATGTTCCTTTTCATAGTAGGATAACATACGTTCTACTTCTTTTCTAAGATAAGGTAGATGATAAACAGTCATATTGTCATTGTGATCAAAATGTACTAATACTAAATCTTCTATACTAAAGTCAGGATTATATGATTCAATTATATAGGCATAAGTACTAAGCTGAAGACAATAATGATAATAATTACAATCATCTAAATTATTTAGAGGAAACTTCATCTTAACAGAACTTCTTACTTTAGAATCAAAATAGCTCTTGGTATCAATCTTCTTATTAGTTTTCCAGTCTCCGATTATGATGGAATTGCCCTTTTTAACTAATAAATCAATCTGACCCGCAATATGCAATTTACCAGATGGAGAATCCCAATGAATTAAATACTCAGGGTATACTGCATTTTCCAAATCTAAAGAAGTTCTATCTTTTTGGCATTCAAATTTACCTCCTATTTGATATTTATCTAGAGTAATATTCTTTTTCTTAGTATAAAAGGAATTCTCTAATCCTGCATGTATTTTAGTACCTCTTTCACAAGACCTTCTATTCTCTTCATCCCAAGAGTCTAATATTTCTTGCTGTGCTTTATTAAAATCTAGTTCTGTAATATTATGTAACTCTAACAGAACAGGATCAAATTTCTTAGTATTTAAAAGAGATTTCTTCTCAATCTTAAATTCATCAGCAGGTAGTAATTTCTCTAAAGCTTTATACGCTGACCAAAATTCTTTATCAAATGGCTGACCAAATTGTTCAATCATAGTAGTTACAGAAGTAAACTTGATAGAAGGGTCATTAACATCCCAATAGCGATGTACTTCTTCATTAAAAGCTACTGTTCCGTTTTGTTTATCAATACTTAAATTTTCCATATAACATTAACATTTTACATTTATTTTATATTTATCTAAACTAATTTTTAACTTTTCAATAATAATATATAATTAGGTGTATAACAAATTAATTAGTAATATAAACTCTTAAATTTAATTAAAATGGAAGATTTAGAAATATTTGGTATCCCTTATCTAGCTAAGGGTTCGGGAATACACATTAAAAAAGAAAATAGAGGAAAATTTACTGAGACTAAAAAGAGAACAGGTAAAACTACTGAAGAATTAACACATAGTAAAAATCCTCTAACTAGAAAAAGAGCCATCTTTGCTTAGAATGCAAAGAAATGGAAACATGAAGATGGTGGTGAAGTACATAAGCCAAATGGTCATAGATCAATACTAGATAATGGATGGTTTAAAACAAAGGATTTAAAGAAGAATCATCCTCTTACTTATTAGTAGGGTGGAAGTTTTACTACAGGAGCATTAGCTAATACAATTTGGGAATTTCCTAATCAAGTAAAATATGGAAATGGAAATTATAATAATGTTAATAATAAATTATTATCTTAGTTAACTCCTGATTCTAGGGGGCATTATTCTGATAAAGTAAAATTAAGTAATCATCCCACACATCCTTCTAGAGGTAGATTTAATAAGTCAGGAACTAAGTTTTATTTAACTGATTTCGGAATGCAAAATCCAAATCTTACATTATTTGGAACTGCAGACCATAACTAGGATGGTTAGACCACCATGATTTATAAAGAGGGAGTTGTACTGCCTGAAATTACTGTAACTCCTAAATAGGGAAGATATATAGATAATACTTACGATTAGATAAAAATTTATCCTAATACAATTAAAAAACATTAGTAGGGTGGACCTTTTTAGATTAGTAACTCATAGCCTCAAGTATTACAAAGATATATCTCTTTAGTTAATTAGGGCATTCCACAGCAAGCTGCTTTTGACACTTCACATTTATCTATGATAGAAGATGGCAGACCTGGAAAATATTATTCATTCGGAAGAAGAGCATCTAACTTGGGTGGATGGACTAAAAATGCAACTGATAGTCTAACTAATGGTAGATATAGAAATTTATAGAATGCCTAGAATTTTGGACAGTTTAAATAGGGATTAAAATAGAAGAACTATAATACAAGACCCGCCTTCTATAATGTAGAAATGAATAGAGGAAGAAATAGGGATAAATAGATTATTAATTAGTGGAATAAACAATAGAGTTTAAACCCAATTGCTCAAATATATAATTAGAATATTAACTAGGTATGAGAGATATAAATATACAACTGGATGAACTACAAAGATTTTTAGACTTTGTAGATGAAAGAGATAAATAGTTATGGGATAAATATTTAAGAAGATATGAAACAAGTGATTAAAACTGGAAAAGGATTACTATGGAGAATAGAACATCCTGTGGAAATATCATATTCCGAGATTACTCTAGATTCCTTATTAAAACTATGTGAAAAGATATGAAATGGATACCTAAATATTAGAAAGCAGGTAAATTAAATTTTAAAACCTCTGGATTACCTTGGCAACAATCCAAGTAGGATTAGGAAATAACTAGAAACACTCAATCTACAGGAACTCTTAATCCTACTAATTTAAAAAGAAGATTATAGCCAGCTGCTAAAAATTTAAAAGCTAAATATAATAATCTATCAACTAAAGAAAGGGTAGCTTTAGCTAAGAGAAGTATGCCACATAGTGAAATAGTTACAGTAAAGGATTAGTAGGGAAATACTAAAACCAGTACTAATCCTCAAGCAGGAGCTATGTCAGGAGCTGATCCAGTAGGAGAATTTATAGTAGGAACTGCTGCAGGAAATTTAGGATTAGGTTTAGGTAAAATGGCTCTTTCTAAAATGGGTTAGAATGCCGTTTCACATTGGGCAAGAAATAGTTTACTTAATGAAACTGCTGGAAATTTAACTAAAAATGTATCTCAAGGAATTACTAATAACTTAGCTACTAAAGAATATACAACAGGTGATAATCCTATCATGCAGCTATCTTATTATAAACCTACTAGAAAAGCTTGGAATACTGGAAAAGCTGAAGGAAATGAAGCTACTTCTTATTTCTTTAAACAATAGCCTAATCAAAGATTTGAATTAGTAAAGGACGTTGAACCGAATAATTATTCAGTTCATTTTAAAACAGATAGAAATGGCTTAAACTATGGTAATAAAATGTAGCTATTTGCTAAAGTTGCAGATGAGGTACCTGAAGGTGCTAATCTTTCTACTTGGGGCTCTATATCTAAAGGGGGTATTCATGGTATAAATAGATTTGGTAAAGACTTTGGATTTATCTAGAATGGAACTAGACAACTTACCATGAAGGGAACTAAAGAACCTGTTGAAGTAGGAGTATTTTAGAAACCTTTAAACCATCACTTATAGGGAGAAGATGCTATAAAAATGTTTAAAGAATATGGTGGAACTCCTATTCCTGAAGGAAGTCTTAATGGAGACTAGTTACGTAAATATGTAATGGAAGCCAGAGAACGTTATGGTTTAATGGATAACCCTAATATCTCTGATGAAGAAATAGCTTAGGCTTTATATAAACATACTAATGAACTTGGTAAAGGCAGCGCTGCTATAAATAGTCAGGGCGAACCATAGCTTTTATTTAGGGGAGATACAAAAGCTTATACTTAGCTAAAAGACCACCCTTCTCCTACTGACTTAGCTACTAAATCTGGAACTATGGATAATTCTTTAGGAACACTATTTCTAGGAGAATTACCAGGAACGGGTCAGAAAGGACAAGGATTAGAAAGATATTTAGTAAGAGGTTAGGAATTTAATGGTGACCCAAAATTAATTGGTAGTGGTACAGGAGCAAAAGTTTTAGGTGGTGATGGTAAATATCATACTGAAATTAGATAGATAATTCCTAAAGATGCTAGACCTTTAGTAACTTACCCTACGCGATTTGGAGATAATGCAGTATATAAGCTTCCAGCAAAATATTCTGAATCAAAAACTAATAATATTAATGCTTTTGTAGTTAGGACTCCAGCTGTTAGAGACGCTTCTAAAGAAATAAGTGTACTTAATGATGATTGGTTAATAAAGGGAGGCAGTAAAGTAAATTATCATGGTCCATTAAATCCTACTAATGAGAGAAATGCTATGGCAGAACATTATAACTATATTTTAAAAGATGCCTAGAAAAAATAGTAGGGATTACTTAAATCTAATCCAAATAGTCCACTAAGAGATGAACATGATGATTATTCTTATTTTGCTTTGCCTAATTTTAATAAATAGAACGCTAAACATATATTACCTTATGATTTACGTATTCCTAGAAATTGGTCAGACCCTAATATATTTAGAATAGCAGCACCTGTAGGTATGAGTTTACCATTCTTAAATAATTCTTAGAAATGAAATAGTTTTTAATTAAATTAATAACAGCACATACTGGAATAAGCAGTAAAAGAGTGTGTGGAATATTAGGATGGATAGTTAGTTTAATTATTCTAATATACTGTTCTATTAGTTAGATACAAGCTCCTGATATGGTAGATACAGTTTTATATTGTTGTATGGGATTACTAGGTATAGATAGCATAACTAGTATATGGAGAAAATAATTATAGTAATTAATAGATACAATAAAAGGCGGCTTAGCTTAATTGCTAGGTCGCCTTAAATATTTTATAATTAAATTGAAGAATTAACTTCATTGTCTTTACGTTTTTTAACTACATCGGTACAATTTACTGAATTACATGTAGTATGGTCTGTTTCTAATTGCAGAGAATATAATGCATCTGAAACAGAAGGAGATTTCAATTTTGAAGTTAACAAAACATTATCCATACTAGGATACGTATAACCTCCGCTATTAATGTGTACAGAATTATTATAACTAGGAATCTCTTTAATACAATCAAGTATGATTAATAATTCATCTATATTTAAATCAGACAATGCTGAGTGTATATTCTTAATAGTTGCTTTATAATCAATCATTTATTATTTAATTAGTTACAATTTAATACTGAGTACTATATGTATTTAATTCATCTAAATAATCTAAGTACCATTGATTATCTTTAAATTGTGTAACTAAAGTATCTTGATTTAAAGTTGCGCAATTACCAGCTAACATTGCAGCTTTACGACTTAGATAGTTAGCCATTATATTATTTTTAGGTTTAATTAGTCTGTTAAAAACATCAGTCGATTTGTTCATATCCTTCTAAAATTTCATTATCATATATACTAGTGTGCGTATAACCAGTTTGTCTATTGACATAATGATGTAAAACCACATTACTAGTATCATCTACATTGTCATCTATTACATAGTTCTTTTTAATTATGTAATCTAAATAATTCTCAGCCTCTTTTAAATCCCCCTCATAATCCTCCTGAAAAAGAATTTGTACTTTACTATCTAATTTAGACTTTTTCAACTTTTTAAGTTTCTTTTCTAAATTAGTGGTTTTTAAAAGCTTGTCATTTAGTCTATAAATTGCTATAATCATAATACATATCTTTTATAATTAAATTGTTCTCTCACAAGGATTCGAACCCTGACTAAAAGATTTAGAGTCTTCTGTGCTGACCATTACACCATAAGAGAATATTAGCTAGTTATCAAAACTAGCTAAATGTGTATTTAAGTTATTAGTTAAATTTAACTAATTGCTCATTCAAATAGTTAGTTTTATCTTTGATAAACTTTCGTGCATGTGCTTTAAAATAAGAAACTGCAGAGCGGACAGATTCAATATTTTCAGAGTCTAAACAATTCTGAATCTTTTGTAAACCATCATTACCAATCTGCTCACAAATGTCTACAAACAATTCATCATCCAAACCATTTAAAAAATCTGTAAACTTCTCTACTTCAGATTGTACTGGATTAGTGTATTTAACACTAAGTTCAAAACCATTATCTGAACTATTCATTGAAATATCTAAACCATTTTTATTAAATTTATAATCTTTGTTATTTTCAGAAGCTTTCATAAGCTCTTGAAATTCTTCATTTGTCATTATTCCTTCTAACAAGTTTTCAACCATATTAATTAATATTTTAAAATTGTTTTAATTTAGTTCTTTTTTAATCACATTCTACAATAGATTAATTGTTGAAAATATAAAAGTTAAAATAATTTAAAATGTGGCAATTAGAACTTTATACCCAAATTATTGCCAAAAAATCACCATTTTAATCCCCCCCTGGATTTAGTCTAGTGCTAAAAATTTAGAGAGTTATTTAAGCTACGGTAGACACCCACTTTAGTCCCCCCCTCATATTTGAATAAAAAAAGAAACATATAATATTAATTTTAAAAATTGAGAATTATGAAAGATTTTAAAATGACAGCAGAGAGCTTGAAAAAGCAGTTGACCGAGTTAAACAAGATTCGCAAAGATGCAGGTCTTGCCGAACTTACAGATGAGGCGTGGAAGCAGATGCAAAGTCGCCAAGAAGGCGGTAATGGTTTCACCATTGGTGAGACTATCCACCTCACAGGCGAAGTGGAAATTATTGTCGTTTACGCAAATGTAAATGGCACACAAGTTCCACAGAACACCTTCTTCGGTGCTAAACTGACAGATGGTCGTAACATTTCACTTCGCAACCTAATTAAGCCATCTTTGGCTGGTTACAAGTGGGAAGGCACGTTCAAAGAGGACAACGGCAAAGAGGGCAAATCTCGCACAGAGACAGAGCATACAGCTCAGCATATCGAAGGTTTCGACCCTGCAAACGTCGATTTCTTCGATGCAGAGACTCGCAACGTATTGGAACTCTTTATGGCAATAAAAGCCGGTAAAAAGCAGTTACCAAACGAACTTACATTGGTGGCACAGGGTTGCCGCCCAATCGTGGCAACTCGTGGTGTTAGTCAGGGAAATCTTGACTACGCAAAGGGAGCGCACAGAGTAATGCGTGTAAACGTATGGTCACTCTAAATTAATAGGTAGGGAGAAATCCCTACTTATTAATTATTACCTTTGTAAGCTAGTGCTGATAGTACAATGTTCATTTTGTACTAGTGTATATTTTATAATTTGTAAGCAAGTGCCGATAATGTAATTATTTTAGTGTATGAAAAAAATAAGAACAAAAAAGGTTATTTGTCTTAAAGGAACCTATTCAGGTAGTACATTTGTAAGTGATGATGGTAGAAAGTTTACATTATGTGGACAATTTACACCTCATCCTCAATATGGCTACTTTGAATTACATGATTTAGACGACGGTTGGTACCGAATAAGTCGACGGGTGGTACTGTAACTGTCGTAAACAACAAAATCACAACAAAACAATAAAACAATAAAAATAAGAGTTAGTTAACAATGTTTCTATTTTTTATTCTGGCAAGCTGGAAAGACAGCTAAATTTAACAACAAAATTAAAAATAACGCAAATTGTAGTAGCTCTCTAATACACTGGAGAGGTAAGCGCGCAACGGCAGTGGTATGGGAGGGCACATTTAGTGTATTTTCATTTCATTTGCTATTTTGCCAATTTGGTGTATGGAGAGCTGTTACTTTGTATTATTTGAAAAAACAAAAATGACAAAATTAAAACAACACTAAGTCCTTTATTTAGTTAGACGGTTAAACTAAAAATAAGTTTTAGCTAAAAAACACAGCTCACTTCCTTATCTAGAGTGGAGTTGCTTCTTAGTATATAATTAATTAACATTATTATAAAGCTAAGTTGTATGAGAAGTAGATAAGCAGTCGTAACACATTGAGAGTATTTGAGTATATTCTGTAAATATACAAAAAGAAAGCTGAATGAAAATAAGTGTAGGGGATAGTGAGTGTTGAAGAACTACACATTTTTAAAGCAATAACCTCGGTGCTTAAAGAGAGGCTTCCCTTGAACAAGGAGTAAGAGAAAATTGTTTAGTCAGCCAAGGAGACTATAAAATTCATACTGATGAGACTTGGACGAAATAGCTAATAACAGTTGTACGTTATTAGCTATTTATGAACAATAACACATTAACAATATGGAAAAGAATTTAAAAAACTTTATTACTACTGCAATTAATACAGTAGACATGTTTGAAGAAGCAAAGAAAGCCCTTCTAACAAATAACGAGTGGATGAACTGTGCTATTACACAAATATCCAATAGACTCCCAAAGGAGAACACAAAGAAGCATTTAACAAATATTATCAACAATATTGCTAATTACTCTAGAGAGAATTATCCGTATCCGGGATACTTAGATATATTAGACACTCCAAATAAAGTGGCTATTATAGTGGCAACTAATTATATTAACTATGTAGTAAGTTTGAGAGTTCCAGAATTTGTACAATAAAGTTTCAGTTCAACTCCAGTAAATAAAAGCATTGTATCAGGGTTGTAACCCGACTGGAGTTCTATTTATTAACTCTTTAACAAAGTAAATTATGACATTCCAAATTATTAACACAACAACAAAACAGCCAATTAATTTGGCAGAGTTTGACAGTAAGTATTGTACAATTACAGGTACTCCTGAACTTTCCAAAGAGTTTGGGCTATGGTTTCACTGGTTAGAAGGTGTATTTAATACTTATGCGGATATTGCTGACAAGGCTAAAGATTCCATAATATATGAACAAGTAGTACATGATCACAGTAATCGTATGATGACTTGTGATCAGGTAGTGAAGTGTCTCATTATTTATGAGGGTAAATTAGTATTACCTACTGATGATTTTGAGACACTTAACTATGAACTTGAACAGGTAAAAACACTCATTAAGTTCTTTTTATCAGAGGGTATTCGTAAAGAGTACTATTTTGAGTTTCATTATTAACACATTAACAACAAAATTATGAATAAGGTAAATAAAATAACAGCACTTATTATGTTAGTATTAGTAAGTGCAGTAGTTGTATTGTCAATTAATTTAGTTAATTGTCACACAGCCAACAAACAGCTGAGAAAAGTTGTATCTATACAGGCTAATCAGTTGGACGAAAAAGATTCAGTATTTTATAATTACAATGTTTCAGTTAAGTAACAATATTCGCACATAGTTTTTAGACGAGCTCCTGAGCATGAGTTTAAACTGCTCACTTTTATTAGTTAACAATTTAAATAACAATAAGGGATAGAGTTGTAAAATAAATATGGTTGCAGTATCACCCGATGTGGCAACTAGTAGTATTACGCAATAAAATACTAATTAAGGTAGTGGGTTATCAGCTCTATCCCAATTACACACTTAACAGAAAATGATTACAGGTAGTTCAACACTTATTCAGGTATTCCAGTTTTATCAGAATAAGATAAAAGAGAAAGAACATAGAAACTGGAAATTCAATGCTGCTAAATATCGTAATATAGCAATAGCTAATAGAAAAGCTCATAATTACGCAGTAAATCAGCTTATTAAAGAATCCGGATTAGAATATACTCCAGAGATATTTAAGTTGATGTCTCTCGTAATTAATGAGAAATTCTCAATTAGAAAGATGTCTATTGTTAAAGTAGATATTGCTCTATTTAAATTAGCTAATAATGTATCGATCTGACAGCTGGTAACAAAATAATTAAACACATTAACAAATGAAAAGATTTTATTTTTACTTTACAGTATTCTATATCATTGTTTATATATGTGGTATAGATTACATTGCCCATATGTCACTCTTTGTGGCACTCTTTATGGGTTTTGGGGTGTTCGCCCTCTGTATTCTTTGTTCTACCTTTATGAATGAAGAATTGTTTAAGGAATATACAGGTTGGAATTGGCTTATTAAATGGGCTAATTCCTAGTTATTAACAATATAAATAGTAATAAAATGAAACAATTTAAGAAAAGTCGTGAGCCTACTAGTTTTAAAACTAACGTAAGGATTTTGCCGTAAATAAGTTAAAGGCATTCAATAAAGTTAGTCTAATTAAGCGTAGTTAGATTGTATTTAGGTATCAATTCACAATTATAATGAGACAGACATTATGTCTGTTTATAGATTCACAATTTTTTAGATTACAACAAAATGAAAAATGGAATTTTTTCTTGGACATCTGAGGGTGTCAAAGTGACTACCGAAACAGAGGTAGCTAACGGAGTGCAAAGAACTGAGATCATCTTGAACTCAAATGGTGATTACAAGCCACATGAGTTTGATGATGTTGAATTGTTGCACTTATTCAAAGATGACATTATCTATGCGCTTAAGGAACGTATAGATAAATGTGAACATGAGCTCGTTAACGCTAAAGAGCGTGGTGAGCGTAAGGAAGACTCTTGGGACTATCGTACCAAGGGAGATTGTGATGATACCTTTGAGTTGAAATCTCATCAGGCTATGCTTGATGCTATTAAGTTGGCAGAAGAAGAGAAGTTTGATGAGTTTACAGCTCATATGTGGTGCCAACTGGAGAAAGCACTTGCTTATGTTCCTAAGAAGTGGCATCGTAAGCCATACACATTTGGCACGTTGTTTGGCTTTGTAATGGAGAAGGCACAATATGCTATGCATCTTCTCTATAATGAGAAGAAATAATTTTTTCTGTTAAGTTCCATAATCAAAAGACCTAATTAGACTTTAATTATTTATATAGTTATTGTTTAGTTAGGTCTTTACTATTTAGTAAGATTGTGGGATTCTCTAATTATGGAACAATTATGACAACGGCAGAAGCAGAAAAAATTGCAGAGCAGGTAGAAACTATGTTAATGGGTGTAGATATTAAGCCAGATACAATGACTATCGAACCTAACATTACAGTTTCTATTCAGTATGACAAAAAGGGAGTAAATCGATACGTAATATCTGATTTACAAGGTACATGTGCAGTAAATGGACGTTCTTTGAAATGCCCTAAATAACAGAAATACGAATAAAGATAAATAGGACTCTAGTACTATAGAGTATAATAAATAGTTGGCATCTTGGAAAGTAAATTGGTTAATCATAAGACAAGACTTATGTATTTTTTAGATAATTAATTAAACAGATAAGATTATGGATTTTACAAAGAAAGTAAACGATTTTGGTTTGTTCGGTAACGTATTGGTAGTTAACAATGACATCATGGAGAGTGTCAGTATTACCAAGACTGAAGAGAATAAAGAAGTCCTTATGATGGCTGCTCACATCACTAGTAAGGCTATTGAAAATAAGGTTAAGAGCGGTGACCTTAATGCCTTTGAAGGTCTGATTGCTGGCATTGGTGCTACAGATTCAACAAAGATTACTCTTGTCACTCCAAATCTCAAGGACATTAAGATTTTCACTGAAGCAGTAATTAAGACTGCTGAGGATGGCAATATGTGTCATATGAAAGACTATGTGCATGAGACAGGCAACAATATTCCTCAAGACATCTGGGATTATATCTACAAGTTAACTAACGACAAATAGTTATGACACTATTAAATATAATTTGTGGAGCAATTCCTATTATTATTATTTTAGTATTAAAAAGTAAAGAATAATGGAGTTTCTTAGAATTGTTTGGGCTATAGTATTTGGATTAATATTTGTAGCCATTATAGGTTCTGAAATGAGTAAGTAAACAATGATTATCGATAAAGATAATTTCGAATTACTAATTGAAGCTTTAGATTTCTGGGTTAAGGATAGTGTCCTTCCAGTAATTCCTAAAAATAGAATAAGTGTTAGAAAAACCAATACTTGGACTACTAGCTATTTATGCTGTACTAAGGAATGGAAGAAGAGATACAAAACTAACCCAGCTAAGGCTTTGTGCGAGTTAGTAATAGACCATTATAAATATATTTATATTAGAAACTATCCAATTATTGAATTAGTTAATAACTATAAGTATCTTTACTATTGGTTAATAGGAAATGAGTATAAACAAAATAGAGAAGCACCTCTATTGTAGTAATTAATTAGATTATGGTAATAACAGTATTAGCCTTACTAGCTTTAATTATATTTATTATAGTTGGGGTTATGGCTCGAAAAAATCAGGAGAAGAAGGATAAAAAGCATGTGATAGAACATCAAATCCTTCAGCTAACTAAATTTAAGGGTGAATTGATGTCTCATCACACTCTTGAAGACACTTTTAAAATTCACAGACAGTTAGGAACAATGCATTTAGCATGGAATTCTGCAATATGTCCGGATAAATATGGTATGTTTAGAACTTCTAACATAGCAACTATGGATCCTAGTGAAGTATTCTTAGGTGATATTTATGGATTGTGGACACATTCTCTTAGTTACTGGCTTACTTGTTGTGATGAAGATGCAGTCTCTAAAATAACTAATCAATATTATCAACAGGTGCTCAGTGGTATTAAAGCCGAGATGAAAGAATTAAATAAGAAAATTAATTCCCTATAATCATTCTATGCCTATAAAAGAATTGGTAAGTTTTTAAGTGTTGATTATAAATTAACATTTATTAACTACCAATTCTAAATAACTGACTATATAGTTAGTTCACTTGGCAAGGTTAATGAAAAAAGGCTAATTATTAGCAGCTCCCATAGCTCAACTGAATAGAGCAACAGCCTTCTAAGCTGTGGGTTTCCAGTTTGAATCTGGATGGGAGCACAACTACAAGTTACAACAAAGATATTTAAAATATTTTCAAGTTGTAATAATTGTGAATTAAAATAGGTCGACAAAATATTGTTCTACAATGGTTTGTGATAAATAGTTGTAGGTTTCTTCAGAGATAAGTTTAGTGGATAACTAGAGTATTATTTAGGATGTACTATTTAATATATCTAGCACTCAAAGTCCACTAAACTTTCTTTTAAATTGATATTTATTTTAAGTTATATTGATACTCTCCTCCCAGAGGAAGTATAGGACATTATCTAACTAATCTATCAGCTGTGAGAGATTGATTAGAGGAGAAGTTTAGTTTCAAAATATTGCGCAAGCTTACTTAGGTAAGATTAATATGAAATAACTGTTAGTTAAGATAGCTAATTAATTAACAGCCTGCAATCAGTATGACTATTTTAAATATAGTGATAGAAACAGGGGTTCGAATCCTTTAATTTTTGTAATTAGTTAGCTATCTAATTATGGAGATTTCGTCCAAATTTGGGAAGTAACAGGAGAAAAATGATTCTCTTAGTGCCTCACGTATGTAGAGTTTCTACAATCACCAGCCATGATGTGAGAAGACGCTATCACTTTAATTTGAATTTATTGTAATTAATTATATTTTGTTAGTGTGTTATGCCTATTTGGGCAAAGTTCTTACCACTATTCTACTTATAGAAATGTGGGCTATGGAGATATAGCTTAGAAGGTCAAAGCGCGGGACTGAAAATCCCGAGATTGTGGTTCGATTCCACGTATCTCCACTACGTACGGATGCCTGAGTGGTCGAAAGGGTAGGTCTCCAAAACCTATAGAGACGAAAGTTGAACAGCGTGGGTTCGAATCCTACTCCGTGTGCAAATAAAGTTAAATATTAACTAGTTCCCTTAGCTCAGTTGGTTCTTAGAGCATTGGATTTTTAATCCAAGAGTCACGAGTTCGAATCTCGTAGGGAACACCGCTTCTCTTAAAAGAATATTCGTTTTAAATTGGTGCTTCACTGGTTTGTGATAAATAGGTGAAGATTTGTATCCTTAGTTCAGTTGGTTAGAACGCAAAACTGTTAATTTTGATGTCGCAGGTTCGAATCCTGCAGGATGCGCACAGAATTTATCTTAATATTAAACATTTTTGAGATTCTTGGTTTGTGATAAATAGAGAATCTACTTGGCACTATCGTCTAGCTGGTTAGGACGTAACTCTTTCAAGGTTAAAAGGCGATTTCGAGCATCGCTAGTGCTACCCTTTCATATTATTTGATAAAACTAATACGATTAATGTTTAAAATATAGAGTCAGCGGACTTTATAACGTTAAAGAGTTGTTATGCTTCTGGTCTGTGAAGATAGGAAGCTTTTATGGTCCGTCTAGTGTAACTGGTAACATGGTAGTTTGTGAGACTACAGTACAGGGTTCGAATCCCTAGCGTGACCCTATTGGAGAAATGGCTGAGTGGTCTAAAGCGGCACCCTGCTAAGGTGTTAGTCATATTACATGGCTCGAAGGTTCGAATCCCTCTTTCTCCGCAACATTTATGACAAATTGTGAACTTGTAGTTGGAAAATATGGTTCGTGAGAATAGTATTTTATTGGACTATGGTGTAATGGTAGCACTACAGATTTTGGTTCTGTCAGCCCCAGTTCGAATCTGGGTAGTCCAACAATTTTAATAGGTACTAAACAACTCTCAGTAACTCTATTAAATAGCGTAATTACCTTAAAATTAATCATTTGGGTTAGAAAGAGAAAGAACGTTAGATAGCTGAGGACAATGGAATAGTTTAAATATAACCAGTGAAAATCGCCTATTATTTAAATAGATTATTAACACATTAACAGATAAAATTATGACAAGAGAAGAACATTTTATTAAAAAGACCAAACTATTGGCACAAATAGATAGTGCTGAGAAGTTAGGTTGCAAGAATGTACTTAAATGTGCTAAGCTAAAATTAGCTAAGTTAGAGAAGAAGTATAAGAAGGAACATCTTTCTAACCGTTTATTTAGTTATATGGTAACTAGAGAAGAAACGGATAAACTCATAGAAAATGGAGTAGATCCCACTTTTCAAATACGTGTAACCTTTAAGAATGGTGAGGTATATGATTTAATGTATTATCACGAAATTGCTCCAGGTGTTAAACATTCTGCTATTGAGAAATGGGCAAAAGATGAATTAGCTAAAACTATTCATCATCCTGAGGATATTGTGAGTACTCACTTTATTATGGATTAATTAAATTAGTAATATGGAAATAAAAACAATACAAATTGATTCTGACACATTTCTTGTATTTAAAGGTATTGAGTACAGACAAATAAATATAGAAGATATAGTCAGTTTAGAGGCACTGAATAAATATGTCCTAATAGTAACTAAAGATTGCAGAAAATTTATTATTGGTTGCTCTTTAACTGCTGTTATTAAGAAATTGTGTATAGAATATATAGTAGTAACTAAAGGTTTATTAATTAATAAAAAGTATTTACTCGAATTAACTAAGAAAACTGATGATAAAGATAAATATCTTCTAGTACTTAATGATTCTGAGCATACTACTAGAGAAGTATCCTCATATATTGCAAAGAATATTTTAGAACAATTATAATATGAAGAAAATAGTATTAAAAGTAACAGTAGAGGTCCCAGATGACTATATACTGGATGATCCATCTTGGTTATTAGAAAACATTGGTATTGGATATGACTATGATGTTGAATGTATTTAATTTGTTTGAAAAATAAGAATACCAACCCCCATAAATTACATGTTGGTTTTTTCCCAAATATTGTTGGCAACTAGCAGATAATTAGTTGCTCCGTTTTTGTCTAAAGGTTGGCAGTATATTCCACTAGACGTTAAAGACTAAAACTGCCAAATGGCTCAGTGGTGGAATTGGTAGACACGAGGGACTTAGAAATTAATTTTATTCATAATTTGAGTGCTCTGATACGAAAGTTCAGAAGTAGAATCTCCCTAATTAAACAACTTATACAAGTTGCGACAGAAGCCTCATCTATGGTGACGTAGATTTTGGTGATGACGAGCTAAATTGTGATAGAACCCTAATCTATCTTAAATGTAAATTGGAGTGTTACAGCATAAATGTGTAGAGACTATATAGGAGATACCTAAGTTAGAAATTGTATATTTAAAATTAAACTGGCAAGATTCGCAGAAATAAGGGGAGCAGACTGCTATTAGAGGTTAGATTAAACCTTATATACTTACTTGCAAGATTTCTAATATGGTAGTAAAATAGTCCAGACCACAATAACTTAAATATGGCGGAATTGGTATACGGCAGTAGATTGACGGAAGCGCCTTTAAAGTCGTCATTAAATATCTCTTGAGGATTAAGGGTTCGAGCCCCTTTATTTAAGTTAGCTTGTGTAAAAGCAAGTGTGGCAGGAAAATCCCTTGGTCAGGAATGACTGTACGGGTTCGAGTCCCGTCTGAGCTACATAATCAGTTATTTATTTATTAATCAATATTATCTATAATTACTATGAATTTGTGAAAATTTATAAGTAATGTAAAATTTTCGGATTTGTTGAAGATTTTTATCTTTCATTTTAAACTCATATTGCTTGTGAAAGTAGTATGAGTTTTTAAATAAGGCTATATAGCAATACTAGTATAAAAGCATGTCCAGATGCTTAATCCCTGGAATAGGCTGTCTGACTGAATAGTATGGCAGTATGTGGTGGCACATAATCAACTAACTAGAATTAGCTATTGTGTATACTAGAATAGCATCTACGTGAGATTCGTAGTGGAATGCGTAGCTCAATTGGATAGAGCAACGGACATTAATCCGGAGGTTGGCAGTTCGAGTCTGTCCGTATTTACCCCATTATTATTCATATTCGATGTTTTATACTCATAAGTTTTGAAAATTTTCTAAGTTTTCGGTAAAGGGTTCTGTTTGTGAAAATGGAATTATTTATCTGTTTTTGGTTATGAATATATGTGAGAACTTTAATAAGTCGGAGGACTTACAAAACTCAAAAGCAGTGTGTCTTAGTGGCAAGTTGCAACGTTCTCTTGATTGAGAAAGGAGAGGATTAACGACCCTCAGGCACATCTTCGGACTTGTAGCTCAATTGGTTAGAGCGCTACACTAATAATGTAGAGGTTATAGGTTCAAGTCCTATCTTGTCCACAGTATCGCAGAGAGGAGTAGTTACCGTAAATAACTGGATTATCGTAGGTAATGGGGTATGGGTAATATAAAATTTATGTGTCTTAGTGGTAAGAATGCAAGAATTTTATATAAGGAGAGCCAAATCCAGTTTGGTTCGAGTATCTGTGATTTGGGCTCGTAGTTCAATCGGTTAAAACGGGAGACTCATAATCTCTTATTCTCGGTTCAATCCCGGGCGAGCCCACTATTTCTTTTATCATATTATTTAGAGAGTCTAATTAGTTAGTCTAGTTAGGCTCTTTTATTGTTTAATTAAATAACACATTAACATATGGAAAATATAAAGAAAATTATTGATTCATTAAGTCCAGTAGAACAAAATTTAATGTATAATGCATTACAAAAGAGGCTTAATAGAGGTCTTGAGTATACTATTAGCCGTGACAAAAGTGGGTATTATGTTAAGTGCGATAGTCCTCAGTTAAATGCTTTTAGATTTGAAGAAGAGAAATATGCTGAATTAGCTTATCATATTTATAATAATATTTATGGTACAGGCACTCCTCTTAGTGATATTATTAAATACACCTTTAGACTTCTTAATATTGATTCAGAATGGACAAAGTAATATTACAGGTAAATGACATCTTTTCCCAAGCGTGGAAAGGATGTCAGAAACCTATGTGGTTTAAAGTTCTTAATATAGATAGAACTAGTAACAGCATAGAAGTAGAGTGTCATTCATTTGATGGTCTAAATGTATTTCCTGAAGTTTGGTCTTTGGATTCTACAGAAATGGGATTTGAAATTGGTGACTATAAATTAGTTAAATAATTATGTGCTGGATAGGTAGATGTGATGTAAAAATAGCTAAACGAGATTTTTACGTTTACAAAATAGGTCGTGCATCTGATAAAGGTTTTAAGAGTTTATATCAAAACTTTATTTATGAACCAAAAGAAATAAATAAAAAAGTTGAACTAAACCCTATTCAATTCTTTCTAGATGAATCCTCTTATGTAATTTATGAGGGGTATCATTCTTATAAAGATATAGCTATGCCTTACTCTGATTTACGCCCATATTATAGAACAATTTATTTAGGTAAGATTGCAGAGGATATTAGATTATATAATATTTATTCTATTGCAACATTCATTGTACCTAAAGGTTCTGAATATTACGAGAATGGTGGAGGAGAAATAGTTTCTTCTAATATCATTTACACAGGTAAGTATGTAAAAATAGGTAATTCTGAAGAATAATTATGTGTTGGAACGGTCATAGTGGGCAGAAAAAAGTTGCTGAAAGAGATATTGAAGTTTACAAAATAGGTCGAGTACAAGATAATAGATTTATCTGTGAATTTCGAAATTTCTCTTATAAGAAAGGAGTCCTTAATGAAGAACTTGCATTAAGAGAAAATCGTTGGATGGGCAGCATATCTATAAATGAGGGTTATCATTCTTATAAAAGAGTATCTTTTGAATTCAATTCTTTATCAGATACAATTAAATTCATATATAGAGGTTACACACTACATCCTTATCGAGATGGTCTCTACGATTTGGCAACATTTATAATTCCAAAGGGATCTATCTATTATGAAAATATTAATGGTGAAATTGTGTCCTCTAATATACTTTATACAGGTAAATATTTAGAATTGTAGATTATGTGTTGGGTAGAAAGACTGATGAATGTAAATATACAAATCACTGATAAAGACATTGAAGTTTACAAAATAGTTTGTAAGGCTGATAAAAAATCTTGTAAATCATGTGTTCAAGGTTTTATATATGAAGCTAATACTTTATATAAAATACCTTCTATAGAGCTTAAGAAATCTTATATGTATAGAACATATAGTGTTCTTAGTATAATTTTCGTACAAAAAGCATATCACAGTTATACTAAAATACAACAAACCCTTAGTAGAATTTATTCAAAAGGCTCAATTTATGAGAATAGGGGAATTATTGCTGGCAATCAACTAATGTCAATAAGATTAGATAATCCCTATTACGTAGCTACGTTTGTAATTCCTAAGGGTTCTCAGTATGCTGTAAATTGGAGAGGCGAAATTATCTCAAATCAAATAATATATACTGGTAAGCATTTAAAATTATAAGACTATGTGTTGGATTGAAATTAAAAATAATATAAATGTTCAAATTGCTGATAGGGATTTTAAGGTTTATAAAATAGTATTAGATGCTAATAAGCAATCTTGTAAATCTATTGTTAGGGGATTTAATTATACAGTAGATACTCTGTATGATATACCTACTATAGAATCTGAAGTAATTGGTCCTTATTGTGAGAAAATCAAAATAGAAAAGGCATACCACAGTTATACTGGGATACATTTTATATGTGACTCCTCTTATTATATTCATGACGGAGCAACTAGATGTAAAGACTTGTTATTTGGAAAGCGACCAGTGTGTATTCCTTTTGAGAATATAGGTTATGTAGCAACTTTTATAATCCCTAAAGGTGCTACATATATTATAAATGCCCAAGGTGAAGTTGTATCTGATAAAATCATTTATACTGGCAAATATATAAAATTATGAAGAAAGTATTATTAATTATAGGATTACTGTTGACTGTTACTTTAGTTAATAGTTACAATTATCCTACTAGAAGTGGCTCTAAAGCACCAGCTTATGAGTATAAAACATTAGAAATAATGTATGATTCTAAGAAAAGACCTCATAAGATAGTTATCTATAGCGAATATAGAACAGGTATGTCTGCTATTGATTTAGATGCAAATACATACAAATGATTATACTTGAGGTATTGTTAGGAATAGTTACAATTGTATTATATATAATACTTAGAGCGCAATTACTAAATGAAACTCGAACTATATATAAAGCAGGGTATCTCGCTGTAGGATTAGGAGTCTTTGCTATGATTTGGGCTACAGTTTGGACACTAAATATAGCTAAGTATAATACAATTATTTATTATCCAATTATAGAGTTATTTAAATAATGATTATACGTATATATGATTATAACGGTAAGGGTAAACTAGTTAAAATCCCGGACGATTGTGAGTATATTGAATTTGATATACTTAATGGAGATATGGTTCTAACTTATCCTATACAAGTTGATGCTTGTGATGAACCCCGTAAATGGATAGAGAATGAGGGTCACTATAAATTAACTAAGGATAAGTTTAATAAGTTATGGCATTTAAAAAGGGATGTTTTAACATTTCAAAGAGTTATCTGTTTAGCTAGAAACAGAACTTTTAGAGAAGAGGATTATTCTCCTCTACTTAATTTATTTCTTAAATAGTAGAAAACAATTTAATAATTAAGGTATGTGTTGGACAAATACTATTGCAATTCCATTGGTATTGAAGAAACCCTTAATAGTTTATAAAGTAGGTACATCATCGATTTTCGGTGGCTTTATAAGTTTATACCGAGATTTTATGTATCGCGAATCCCAGACTATGCCTACAGTAGAGATAAATCCTGAATTTGTATTTGGGCCTCGAGATGAACTTTGGAGTTACGATAATTTTTATATATATGAAGGTTATCATTCATACTTAACTGAAGAGATGGCTAAATGCAGTAGGGAGGAATATGATGAAATAGGAATATTTGAAATTCCAGCTGGTGCTACTATATATGTCAACTATAAACGCAGAGAAGTAGTTAGTACTGATATTAAATATTTAGGGTTATTAGAAGCAATTTGGGGGATACCTATGTAGTTGCAAATGCATAGGACAGATTGATAAGGAAACGGAAACAATGAATGGGTAATTCTAGTAACCCCCAGGAATTTGTAAACGAAAGTTTCGAAGTACGTTTAATTCGTAAGTCCCCCACTGCGAAGTTTCAATCGTTGTATCTAATTAGGGATTTGTGTACTTAATTAGAGAAAAGAGGAGTTATCTACATAATCCGGAGTGTGTAGGACAGGTGATAAGGCGAAAAGGTAACGTCAGAATAATAATGACAGGTGAATTCTTTTTTGTTATTAGCTATGTAATGTTTTTAGCAAGTAAAATAGTAGCAATAAAAGTTTGTACATCAAGTAGCCAAAGTACGTTCGATTCGTATTACTTCTCCAAAGTCTTTGATAGACTGAAATGCCAGGTTTCATAGGAGTATATTAGCTAATTAGTTAGTATACTCCTTTTTATATTTAATACATTAACAAATAAATTATGGACAATCAAGAAATTTTTAATCAAATTAGAGAATTGCAAAAGCAACGAACTCTATTAAGTGCGCAAGATACAGCTTTAGTAAATAAGATTAATGAGCTAAGAGATAAAATAGCATTAAAGAATATCAAGAAGGGCTATTATACTGATAATAATGGTTTATTCTGTAAAGTCTATGATATTAAAGAAGATGTTATATTTGTGTATGAAGTTAATACATCTGAGCTGTATATTAACCCGATAGTTTATCCTTATCATAGAGCTTTTAATAATGCATATTGTAAAGAGTGCACTAAAGAAGAGTATGATAAAGCTTTAGATTATATAGTTAAACATTTTAAAGATTAAGCTATGGAACAAAGTTTAGTAATGTATAGAATTACAAAACCAGGACATAGATTAGATATGTATATTGGTGTGCAGCCTCTAAGTAATGATGATGGAAAAGTTACAGCACTTACAATATGGAGGTGGGAAGGAGAGATAGCTGACAATCTTAAAGAATTTGATATAAAAGCGGATGATGTAAGTGTATTATCTTTTCAAAAGCTGGATGATGTAGTTGTAGATGAACATTCTAAAAATTAGGCTTATGTGTTTCTGTAAAACTAGACAAAGCAAAGTGTTAAGAGCTAAAAGAGATATAGTGGTTTATAAAATAGGTGTGAAGGCTAATAAAGCCATCTTCACACCCTACTTTATAACTAAATTCTCTTATATAGCAGGTATTAAAAATACAACTGATCCAAATTTCAATATATCTCATATAAATGAGGGATTTCATGGATATATAAATATAGCTTTAACCATTACTGTTGTTACTCCAGTATCTGTTGTTATACAAAAAAATACTAAGGATAAACCTGTAATTAGTATCTATCCAACAAATAATGAGCTTCTGTATTTAGGTAAATTTATAGTACCTAAAGGAGCAATTTACTGTGTTAATGAATTAAATGAGATTGTATCTAATCAGATAATTTATACAGGACAATATTCTAATGTGTGGAGAATTTTTGACACTGATTTGAAAGAATCTTTTAATTCAATTTAATATCGAGCTTATGTGTTTCATTAGAACAAAAGAAAGTAAGGTACTAGTAGCTAAAAGAGGTATTAAAGTGTACAAAATAGGTGCTTATGCTGATGAGGATACTTTTATACCATTTTTCTATAGTAATTTTGACTATCCTGTAAATCAATTAGTAGTTGAACCAGTTATATTTGCAGATTCAATAGAATATGGACTACATAGTTATCTTAACTGTATATTATACCCACTATATCCAGCTGCTGTAGATTTATATACTCAAGGAAATCTTCGGTATACTTTATCTCTATCACTGTATTCAATATTTTTAGGAGAATTTCTTATTCCTGCAGGTACTCTGTATTGTTTAAATAGTAGTGGTGAAGTAGTATCAAATAGGCTTATATATACTGGTAACTATATAAAAGTACAGCCAGATACAAAATATGATACAAGAAAATTATGGAAAGAAAAATAGGTGAAGTATTTACTTATGATGGTAAAACCTATCAAGTAGTAAAATCTATTTTATGTGCACATTGTGCATTTAGGGGTAAACTATGTGGTCTTATTGGACCATCTGCAGGTAATTGTATGCCTAATAGCAGATCTGATAACACTAGTGTAATATTTAAAGAAATAAAAGATATGGAAATAAAGAATAATCAATTAACTATTGATATTCCTGAAGGAATGGAGATAGATTTAGAAAATAGTGATTTGGCTAAGGGTATAGTTAAATTCAAAAAGAAAGATATTACTTACAAGAATATCGAAGATGCTTTAAGTTCCGAGAATTATGCAGGCGCAGTTATCAATACAAGCAATGGTATTAAGTTGGAAGCTTTAAACAAACTTATGAATATTGCTAAATATTATAATGGAGATTGGAAGCCAGACTGGAGTGATTCAAATGAATATAAATATTCTATTATATATAATAGGAATACCTATAAAGTAGATCATAATTGGACATCTATTTCTAGTAACATCTATTTTAAAAATAAAGATGATGCTCAATATGTAATAGATAATCCTAATTTTAGAGTTATTCTTGACACAATTTATAAAAATTGAGTATGGAAACATTGGAGGAGTTAAAAGAAAAATTTAATAAGCTTGATAAAGAAAGAGGTATTCTTTTTAAGAGGATTCTTGAATTAGAGGATCAAGAAACACTTAAAAAATTTACTGTTGGTAATTGTTATCTAGATATTTGTAAGAATCATTTTGCAAAGGTTATTGCAATAGATAATGATGAGCTTTGTGCTATAATAATTGATGAGCGCTCTATTAAAAGAGATTGGTTTACCGCAGAAGATGTTAAAATTTGGGAAAAGATTACTTCTCAACAATTTAAAAATATTTATCTTGCTGTAATGAAGGATATTCGAGACCCAGATTTAGATTTAGGGGATAAAGAATCTAATTGGAGTATAGTTTATAACTCTATTGTAACTAGTGTTAATAAAGAAAGTAATGAAGATAAAGATTAATACTGTGAAGATTCTCAAGGATAAATCACAGTGGACTAAACTATACTCTAATACTGTTCGCAGAACTCAGCTACGGACTCTTGAAAGAGAATCTATAGAAAATATTAAGATTTCAATCGATGAACTACGCAATAATGGTTATAAAACTCGATAAATGAATACTAGATTATCGGATTTAAAGCAACTAGTTTCTGAAATAAAAGAATTTAGACCTGATTGTACAGTAGCTATCAATTACTTGAATAAAGTAATAGACAAACTTAAATATGAAGATATAATATACAATATATTTCGTTAAAATTAAGTAGATTATGGAACAGAAACTTAACATAGCAGAAATCCTAAAGGATAAGCCCGTCGAGCTTAAATTGTATAGTTCCACTTTTGGCTATATAAAATTTAATGGTGTTCACAAAGATAAAGTATACTTCTCTTCAGAAGACACTAATATGCATTCAGTCAAGACAAATGGGAAAATGTATGATGGTGGAGAATGCATCATCTTCCCATCAAAGAAAATGCGAGACTGGAGTAAATTTGCTTGGAAAAGGGGTGATGTATTGACAAATAGTTCAGGTTTCAAGGTATTCTTTGATAAATGGGTGAATGAAGATTACACGAAGTTCCTTGGCAAGATTAAAGTCTTAGGGGATTCGCATTATTATTATTATGATACAGCTTATTATACCTTAGCATCAAAGAAAGAAGCTCTTGAATTTATCAAAAGCGTAGAAGAAATAAATAACGGTAAACCCAATCGTGAGACTTTGGAAATAGAAAAGTCTGAGTTCAAGGACGGAGATATTGTTTGTATCTCAGGCATGGGGTATTTTGCTTATGGTATAGTCAAGAGCATTGATTATTCTTCAAAGAAGCTAGAATACTATGTGTTAAATGATATGAGTACCTTGAAATTTGAAGATTGGTTATCATTTGAAGACAAGCAGATACAGCCTATCACAGAGACTCAACAAATAATTCTCTTCGACACTCTCGCAAAAAGAGGCAAGGCTTGGGATGCTGAGAAGAAACAGATTGTTGATTTAAAGCTAAAGTGGACTCCAAAGCCATTCGATAAAGTTGTAGTAAGATGTGGTAAAGCTGATAAATGGTCTATAGATTTCTTTAGTTATAAAGTATCTAACGGGTATATATGTACAGGAGACGCTTGGTTTGGATATTGTCTTCCTTACAATGAAGAGACAGCACATCTACTAGGAACGACTGATGATTGGGAAGGAGGTGAGCAATGAAAGAGCTTAAAGTTGGAGAAAGAATCACTCTTGAAGCAGTTGAGCAAAATGGTTGTAGAGGTTGCTTCTTTGAGGATAATCCAGTATGTATAAAATTTGCATGTTGTGAAGGTGTACGCTCAGATGGAAAATCGGTAATTTTTAAAGAAGTTAAGGAGTAAAGCATATGAAACAGAAGTTAAGAATGATATGGCGAATCCTCCGTGACAGACAGGTTGTAGTAATAACCGAAGACCACGGAAGAATGTATTGTGATTGGAATACAAGGAGTCTTGAAGATGTTTGTCAAATGTGTCGCAAAGTGCACGATATAGCTCTTGCGATGGATAATAAGTAAAGTATATGGAGCAAGAATATATCAAAGGTGATATTGTTATGTATGATAATAAAATACATACAATTATGGATACGCTTGGGGTAAATAATTATGAGCTATCTTATGTAGAACATCCAGTACACCAATTAGAATTATCAGGTGTTCCTGTTACTCCAGAGATTCTAGAGAAGAATGGATGGGAAAAAGATGAAGAAGCTTCTTTTAAAACACAGCTTTATTATAGAAAGAAAAGTATAAGTAAATTTATAGTTATTATAATTAGAAAAGATACTCTAAGAATTGTATATAATAGTGAGTGTTTAAACATTATACAATATATTCATGAACTACAGCATCTTCTCTTTGGTCTAAATCTTAATCATGAGATAGAAGTATGAATATAGTATTGTTAATAATAACAACACTTTTCGGTTACATTATGTCTTATTCCGGAATAGAAATGACTAAGAATATATGGTTTGCTGCCGTAGGTGTCCCTCTTTTTATATTCGGAGTAGTCATTATGTTGATATCCTCTTTAAGTTTAATATGTCTGATGTTTAACACTTTTGGACATAATAGATATTAGTATGAAACATATTAAATTCACAATAAATATAACATTGCCTCCCGATGAAAAGTTTCTCACCAAGAACGATTTCATAGAGGCAGTATACACTTGTTATGGAAATATCAGGGATGTTTCCTCTATGGCAATAATAAAAATTGATTAATCATCCTATAAAGGATTAAATAATATGACAGAAGTAGATGAAGCATTGGGATGGGTTATATTAATACTTATAACTACAGCTACTATTATAGGTTGTGCAATTCTATAAATATATTATTAATTAATGAACGTTGGTAAAATAGTAAAAACAGAGTTCTTTGTATATTTAAATAAAGAACTGTACAGAATAGTTCATTCTTGGGAAGAACTTGAAGATACAGAGAAGGAGATATTTACTAAATATTCAGGTTATAATTTACTTTATGGAAGTACAGTAGACTTTTCTGTATATATTAATAAGAAAACTAAGGATGTTCTAACTTATTGGTTTAAAATAAGGAGAACTACAAATCTTAAAGATAGTCAAGGAAACGTTGTCTGCATAGATGATGAATTAGTAGATCCTACAGGTCGTAAATGCTGGTTACTTTGTGACGATGAATTGTATATAAGATTTGATTACTGGCTTAGTCCAAAGGGAAGACCCGATATAAAAGATGTTAAGGATTTATCCAAATTCACTATAACTAAAAGACACTCAATATATTAATAATAAACTTGAATTAATAGATGAGTAAGATTACAGCTATAAATAAAATCATCGAATTTCGAAGAGACTTATATTACAGAGCCCGTCATCCTGATCTTGATTCTAATTTATCTATAGATGAGGTTTCAGAGATGTTAGATGATATTCAAAAAGAATTAGAAGAATAAAATATTTAACAATGAGAAAATATTTAGTAAACTATCGAGTAGACATATCAGCAACATCAACAATTCCTTATCTTGAGTATACAGCCATCTATGAAGTAGAATCTATGATGACTCAAGAAGATGTTGAAGCTTTTGAAGAAGCTAAGACTAAGGAACATAGAAATACTGCAACAATGGTAAGTTTCTGTGAACTTAAATCCTCAACACCGACGTTGGAAGACTATATTGAAGTGCTTCCTTACTTCACCTTTAAGAATGGTAAACTTGAAACAACAGATAATGACTGGGCTTATATTCCCACTTTATACAAGTTTGAAGGAACATGGGCTATTGATTGGATAGATGCAGAGGAGAGTGATTCTATAGAAGTAATAAAAGGAGCGACTCCCTTTGAAGCTGCTAAGAATGCCTATAATTGGTGTGTTAAAGAAGGCTATATTAAAGATACATTAAATAATAAATAGATTATGATTAAAGAAGTTCCAGATCCTACTTTGATGTGTGAGGGATGTGTGTATGACGGTAAGTTTGAATGTATTCAGCACGCATGTTGTGCAGACCCAAACCATCCAGTTAAGTATATTGAAGTAGAAGAGTAATCAGTCCTTATAAGACATAAATAAAAATAATATGAAACAAATTTCATTAGAAGAAAAGGTTAATAATACTTTGAAATGGCTAGCAAATCAAATTGCAAGCATTCAAGTATATCATTGGGATGAAGAATATAAAAAGAAAAGTTTCAATGATGCTTGGCAAAAAGTCCAAAAGCAGTTCAAGAAAGACATTGATTGGAATGCTCTTACGGAAAGCCAGTGTAAGGCTTTGCATTTTGGAAGTTGGCAATCTGATGAAGATGTTGAAGAAGAGATTTCTCTCATTCGGTCTGAATTTGGGAAGGGGCACCTCACAAAGGAGGAATTTGAGAAGAAAGTTACCAAGGAGAAAAATACTCTCGGACTTCGTCTGATTCCTCTCTATCTTTATCCTTCATTGCCAATTGGCATTACTTTAACGTCTATTGGTGGAGAAGAAATTGTATTTGACGGTTCAAATATTGACACAGACACTAGATTTGGATGTCTTGCATGGGGTATTAAGCCTAAAAAAGACTAACCATCCTCTATAAGAATATAAAATAATTTGTAATATGACAGAAAATAATGAGTATTTAGCAAATGGACATTTCGGTTTTGGAAATGTCATTCAGTTTTTGAAAGAGGGCAAAGCTTGCCGTCGTAGTGGTTGGAATGGTAAAGGATTGTTTATTGTTAAGCAGGTTCCTTCACACATTGAAGGTGACATCATTCCTAAGATGCAGTCACTTCCTCAGTCAGCTAAGAATATCTTGATGAAGCGTGAAAATCCTCACATTGACTACACCAACCAAATGTTGATTATCAATCCGAATGGTCGTGCTGATTCATGGGTTCCTTCTTCATCTGATGTATTTGCGGAAGATTGGGAAGTTGTAACAGATTAACTACTATCCTCTCCTTGGCAGCAGGGAGAGGGTAAAAATAGGAAAATATGTATATAGATGTTTTTGAACTTGTGCCAGACAATGATAGACCGAGAAAAGATTGCTACGATTGTTTGGGTTGTCCACATTTAGTTGCTATTAGTGTTGATAGTACACATAATGCGTCTATTGAATGCGATATTGATAATGAGGATATATTTGGACTACAGTAATAAGGAGGATAGATATGTGTAAAATAAATGTCAAAAAGTCAATTCTAGAGATTGTCGAAAAAAACAATCTAGAAATTCTTAAAATAGACTTATACAATGATGAAGAATCTTTTGTTAAATTTGATGAATATTGTAAATTTTATGCTACTCTAGAAGACTTAGATTTTGAGGTAGAATCAATCTTTATGTATGATAAAGTTCGTGGTATGGTTTATTGCCGAGATAAAGATACTAAAGAACCAGTATGGATAGTGTCTTGTGGTGATGAAGGAGGTTCTTGGTGGGAAGTCAATAGAGTTCCAGACTTTTATAAACGAAAGGCATTAAATGAAATAAAGTCATTATTAATCAGTGCTAGAAACAGGTTTCGTAATGCTATTGATGGTGTGATGATACCTCCTGATGAGAGATACCGAGAAAAGTCAAAAGCATTTGAGGAACTTGAAAAAGCACTTAAAGAGTTAGAGGATTAATTATGATAGGAGACATAATCTTATTCTTAAAGACATGGTGGAAGCAAAATGTTACTTGTCGCCATAAGTATGTTTATAAGGAATATGGCAACATCCACTTTGAAGAATGCCGAAAATGTGGAAGAATAAAAAATTATATAGGTTAGAGTATGGATAGAAATCAAGCTAAAGAATTTTATCCTTTCTTGCGAGCATTTGCAGAAGGAAGGGTGATTGAGTGTAGAACCAAACCAAGTCTCATAGAAGGTACAGATGTTCCGAATGACTGGACTGAAATGAAGGAAATAGAGTACTGGAATAATATAGAGTATCGTATCAAACCAGAACCAAAGTATCGACCTTTTGCTAACACAGAAGAATGCTGGCAGGAAATGCAAAAGCACCAACCAATTGGATGGACTAAACTGAAAGGAGAAATTGAATATAGTTTTATAACGGATGTTGATGATACTATTAATTATTCAGATGCTATTAAAGAATACACATTTGCAGATGGAACTCCATTTGGTATAAAAGAAGAAGAATAGTATGGCTTGGTGTTTTTGTGATATTTGTGATTATAAGGATAAGTGTGAACACTATCGAAAAGTAGTAGTTTGTCCTTATTCAAAAATGAAGAAATAGTTATGAGAAAATTCTATATTGGTAATATTACTCCTGAGACAAATACTATATTTGTATTTGGTAGTAATCCTGAAGGAAGACATGGTGCAGGAGCAGCTAAAGTAGCAAGAAATCAATTTGGTGCTATTTATGGTCAGGGTGAAGGTCTACAAGGTAATTCTTATGCTCTACCTACTAAAGACCTTCGAGTAAAGGAAAATTGGGGTTTGAGAAGTATCTCGAAAGAAGACATTATAAAGTCTATTAAAAAGCTTTATGAAACTGCTAGACAATATTCTGATAAACAGTTTAAAATAGCTTATAGAAATACTTATTCTGCTTCTCTTAATGGATATACTGGATTAGAGATGATAGACATGTTTCTAGAAGCTGGTCCAATTCCAGATAATATCATATTTAGTAAAGAGTGGATAGATACTGGTAAATTATAATAAAAAAATAAAATAGCTATGGATACTCCTTTATTAATTATAATGATTTTGATAGCAGTTATTAGTGTAGTAGCTGCTACAGTAAGTATCTTTTCTATAATTATGTATATTATAAAAAATGATATTCTATAGATTTGATGAAATTCCTAAAAATGAAAAATCATGTATTTGGAGAGGCGACGAAAAAATTGGAGAAGAACCTGGAGTTTCAGTTTATGAAGCACATAAAAACATAAATGGAACATACTCTCCCGTTCTCCCATTTCCGACAAATGAAAAAGCATTTAATGATTTTATACATCATGTAGCATACTTTACTGGCAATAAATATTTAGTAACTGGTGATTTATTAGATGAAACTGGTACTGATGGTGAGCCATTAATTAAAAATGTGAAAATATTAAAGAAACTATAGCTTATGGATATAAAAGATATTAAATTTAAGGCTAAACGTCTTGATACTGGAGAATGGATTGAAGGTGACCTGGTGTGTAATATGTCTCCTATACGCATATGTACTCCACATAGGATATTTCCTGATATACCAATAATACATAAAGTTGACTCAGGTACCGTCTGTATGTTTACAGGATTGAAAGACAAGGAAGGTAATGAAATATATGAACATGACTTTATCTCTATATTTAAAGGTAGAGAACTTTGTGAAGTAATCTTTGAAAAAGGTTGCTTCTTAGCATTTAATCCTAGAACTCATATGCGTATGCCATTAATAACAGGTATTAATGACTATTCCTGGGAATTACATGTAGTTGGAAACAAATTCGATAGATAACTATGGATATTTTATTAGTATTAATAAGCTTAATCATTTGTATATTAATTTTGAATTATAAAATTATAGATAGTATACAATATGATAATTTTCCTTATGAAAAACTAACAAAGGAAGCAGAAGAAGAGAATAGAGGATTAAGACTCTATGATTGGTACCTAATACATGGTAAATAAGTTAAATAAATTATTAAATTAATATGAGTGATTATTCAGAAATGTCTATTGAAGACTTGGAGAAGCTTAAAAAAGATCTTTTAAATCAAAAAAGTAATTTAAATAATACTATAGAAGAAGTAGTAAATAATATAAGATTTAAAAAGACACAAGCTAGTGATAATACTCTTAGATTAAATCCTTATTATAAAGATAAAACCTCTTATATAAAAGTAGTTATTAGTGATGGAGGTGGGTACGTTGTAACTAAAGTCACTCCTAGTGGTAAGTGTCTAGGTATATATCAGTTTCTTTCAAATACTGTTGAATTCTTAAAGTATTATGAAATGTGCTCTAAATTTGATTGGGAATGTGCTCTAAACAAACTCAACATGTGGTTAAAGGACGCCAGTTTAAAAGTCAAAGAGTTATGACAGTAGAAGAATGTACGAAACTTATGATAAATGCCTTAATAGAAGATCATTTATCTACAGCTGACATAGTTGATAAATATTGTGAGTGGGCTTCTCCTGAATTAAGAAATTCATTAATCGCAGATTTAGAGTATTTAAAACATTTATATAAATTTAAAAAAATATTAAATGATTAAAGCAAAAGATGCAAAAGCTATATCTAGGTCTGTCGTATTAGACCAGCATATATTAGACCAAGTAAACTATGCTATAATAGCAGAAGCTAGTAAGGGTAACCGCTGTGCAAATATTACCCTTATACATAAAGAAATGAAGCCTGAAAAAGCTTATTTTGATTATTTTCATAGTTTAGGATTTAAGACATCTTATTTATATAATGGAGATCCTGGACTTTATATAATGTGGTAAAGATATGAATAATATAATTTGGAAAATAATAATGTTTTGTCTAGTAATATCTGTACTAGGCTTAACTGTTAGTAATACATCTCAAAAGATAGAAATTGAAGAGTTACAAGCAACGGTCACTAGACAGGCAAATGCTATTCAGCAACTTGAGAAAGAAAAGAATAATACAGAAGTAACTATTCCTCAATATTTGGATAGTTTGCCTAATGATGATTAAGTATCTATAATATGGATGCAGATATTCAATTTGTAATTCTATTCTTTATTATAATAGGAATATTAATTGTTTCTATGACTTTTTTATTGTATTATATAAGTTAATTAATATGTATTTAGAAGGAGATAAATGGAAAAATTGGCACACTAGATGTTCTGATGCTGCCATTAAAGAGAACAAAGGTGAAGAAGATACCAAACTAAGTACTATATCAGTATCTAAATTACTTGAGTATGTGCATACTGCACTGCATCATTGTGAGATTAATAATTTGGATCCTGATAAAGTCCCAGTATTTCTTACACTAGATCATAATGATACTTTATATTCCTATGTAGGATTATCTATATGTTGTGGTCAGTTAGGTACTTATGTAACTTTAGGTTCTTCAGACTATTATAAAATGTTCTATGTGGCTCCAGACTCTAAGCCTGAAGTAGGTGAATATTGGAGAAGTAGAGGTGTAGGTTATGATTTATCTGGTTTTGTAGTATCTAAACTAGCTGGAGAACGTTTAACTAGATTAGTTAAATATGTATTAAATACAGATAAACCTTTGTCTCATCTAGATTACAGAGAATTTGAACCTAATTGGATTCAATTCAAGTTTCAAAAGGAAGAATTTAATCTAGAGTTGTTAGATAAACTTGCAAGAGAAAATAATAATATAGTTAATGAAGCTATATTAAGACAATGTATGATTAATAAAGAATAATAAAGTCATATTTATGTATAGGTATAGTTTAAGGGAAATCAAGAAACTACATGAGGCTAATGCAGTTATCAGGAATTATCATCGACATCCAGATGATTCCAAAATACCTGCAGTTAAAAGGGCTTTTCGTATATCAAACAGAATTATATTATTTGGAAGATGATTCCGAAAAAGAGACAGATTTATAATTTCTTTGACGATGGTAAATGTTCATTAAGTAGATTATATAAGGCTTATGTAAAGAAAGTAATTCCTTTTAATAAAGCTGATATACATCTAAAGATACATTTAGTTAATAGTGCTCTTGATTGTAGTTGGATATGGAATGGAGATACTGATTATTTTATAGGTTGTTATATTCCTAAGTATGACAATCATCTTATTTGGTTTGCAAGAACTAAATATGGTACATGGTTTAGTATGGATATTCAATCTAATTGGCAGGGAGGATTATTAGATGTCGATAGAGATATTCAATTTAGTTTTTAACATTAATTAATTTTTAGATTATGGGTGACGAAGATAGAATAGATCCAGATGATTGGTATGATATGGGTTCTCCATATAGCCGAAGAATCAGAAGATATTAAGAGTTCTATTAGGACTCTTTTAAATGGGGCATTCGTGGTTTTGATTGTATAGGAGATAAGGAACACAGCAAGACAACTTGGATAGACAAGTAAAAAATTAATTGGCGAAGTAAATAACACTTCTGTTTCTTACGCTATCGCAGCCTAAGAAACCGAGCAGCACTTGCTTGGGAACGGAAAGGTGCACTATTCTTTCATTTCTTATAAGTTCTCTGTATACTTTAGGAACAGAGTGGTGGAAGTTGACAATGTTAATCTTGTCAACCCTAACAGACAAGGATAGTCTTTAAAACCTATGCTGTAAGAACGTTTTGATGCAAATATGCAAGACTGGAGTTCGACTCTCCAATGCTCCACCGGTTCATAGAACTGTTTTTATTATTTAACGTTATTTTAATCCCTGGGCTACTTATATAGTTCAGGGATTTTTGTGTTTAATTATTATGAAAGTAATAGTATTAGTAATTTTATCTTTATTAGTGTCTTGTAGACCCTCTAATCCAATTCAATATAAGGATTCTATATTGAATTATAAGGGAGGTGTAGTAGTATCAAAAACAATACAATTTGATTGTTGTGTTTTTAAGATACGAATGTATAATAAGAAAACTAATCGATATGAAATTAAAACTATTAGTGTGTGTGATGGAGATGAGTATAGAGTAGGTGAAATAATTAAATAATTTTAAATAATGGGTATATTAAGTAGTTTATTTGGGTTAAATTCAAAAGAGGAAGAAAAGCCAGCGGTTGTAAAAGTTTTCACAAAATCTGTAGTAGAACCAACTATTAAAGAATCTTTAGCTAATTTAGCTATAGAAGTAATTGGAGCTTCAGAACGTACTGCCATTATACCTTTAAAGGAAGATAATATAAGTGCTAAGTACTCTGAATTAGTTAAATTAGGATTAAAAAATAGTGCCAATGCTAAAGTTTTAAAGAAACAATTAGATAATATTAATTATTATAATAGCACTATTTTAAAAGCTCAGGAATTATTAAAGTATCTAAAAGATATAAATAATCTTTTAGGAAATTCAGTTATTTTAGTTAACACTAGCACATTTTATGAGTTGTGTCATAAGTATGGATTATTTGTAAGTTTCCTACAAGACTTTACTGGTGTTATACCTGCTCAGAATTTAAATGAACTTATTGACATTAATAATAAGTTACATACTAATAATGCCTCTGAATTACGTATAAACTATCAGACAGTCCAGGTTGATAAGATTTCTAATTACAGCGAAAAAAGTGATTCTTATATTAAAGGGCGTTTAGAATATTATTTTAATATATTACAAATACCTCAATTTACATTTGGTGAGGTTAGACTAAATGATGCTAAAGATTTTATAAAGGAGGAATGGGTACATAATGTTTATATAAGTGTGAATTATGCTACTTCTGAGGATTTCTTTATAGCTTGTCCTAAATCTTATCTTAAGGAAAGACCTGTTATAACATCTAAACCAATAGACCCTATAATATTTCAGTACTGTCCTTATGGAGTACTAATATATACTATGTGGGGAGATGAGGCAGAAGATAAGGTATTTGAGGAATATAAGAAGTTGAATAATCTGGTTTAATTATGGAAAGAATCAAATATATTCCAGGAGATTTGGTTTATATACCAAAATTTGGAAATAATTACACTATTATGAGCAGTGGTAAATATTACTATGAAGCTCTCGATGCAAATTATAATGATGTAGTTATTGAAAATACTGATATAGTCCCAATTCCCCTTACTCCAGAAATATTAGACAATAACAAATGGAAAAGGTTAAAGTCTAAGAGATATACATGGTGGAGGGCAAGATTTGATGGTGTGTATTACTTCATTAAACCAAATAAAGATTATCCTTCTGTATGGGAACTTTGTCGTGGTAAAACTAAGCATCGCTTTAAAAAGATTAGATATGTTCATCAACTTCAACATTTTCTATTTGGTTTAGAGTTAAACTCTGATATGAATTTATAAAGTATAAAATAATTTAATTATGGAACAAAACATTTGGATTCAAGATGGTAATACTTTTGTGAAGGGTAGTGCTACAACAAAAGCACATCCTGAAGGATTGCCTAAAGGAATTTATGAAGTTAAAGAATCAATGACAGGTTATTATTTAAATAGACTTGGAGATTCTTTTGTATTTAATTACAAATTATATGGCATTAATAATGAGTTTATTGACCATTTTGTAAAGACTTACAACAATACTACAGGTAATTTAGGAGTATTATTTAATGGTATCAAGGGAACAGGTAAAACAGTTACTGCAGAAGAGCTTTGTAATCGTATAGAACTTCCAGTTATTATTGTTAAATCCTGTAAAGAAGTAGATGATATGCTTAAATTCTTAGCTACCCAAATTAACTTTGATTGTATCTTCTTCTTTGATGAATACGAAAAAGAATTTAAAGAATCCTCATCAGTGCTCTCTTTTATGGATGGTGTACACAATTCGCAGCATCGTAAAGTATTCCTACTTACCACTAATGAATTGGATATTAATACTAATTTGTTAGGTCGCCCATCACGTATTAGATATGTACGTTCTTTTGGTAATTTACCTGAAGAAACTACACTTGAATTACTTAATGATATTTTAATTGACAAGGATGCAATAGAACCAGTACTAGACTTAATTAGACAGATGCAGATAATTACTGTTGATCTAGTAAAAGCTCTTGCTCAGGAAGTTAATATTCATGGTAAAGACAAGATTGATATGATTCGTAAAAACTTCAATCTTGAGTTTTCTGATTTTACTTATTTAGTAGAATCTATAGAATTAGAAGCTGGTTCTCTTCAGGGTGTTCAGAATATTAATGAGCAGTTATTTGAGAAAATAATTAAAAGTCGTGAGATAGCTCGTAAAATAGGAGGAAAGTCTCCCTCTAAGTTAACTGAGGAGGAACTGGATGCTCAAAGCACTCTGGAGGGTACTTATATTCGTACAGATTCTGTGAGTGTACATAAAGAAATAAAATATCTCAAGGTAGGAGACGAATTTGATGATCGCCCTATATTCTATATAAATGTTAAGAAAGGATATATTGTGACCTGTTACAATAATTTTATTATTTATGTAATTAAATCCGGGTATTCTACAAATGCTTCAGGTAAGTTTAATCAGGTATATTAAATGAAGAAACAGATATTAATATTTTTATTATTATTAAGCTTCATGAGTAGGGCTTTCTGCCAAACAACTACTCATGTAACTCTTACTTGTTATCAACCAGTAAAGAGTCAATGTGACAGTAAACCATTAGTTACAGCTGATGGTTCTAAAATCAATTTGCGTCATTTAAAAAGAGGCAGTATTAAATGGTGTGCAATTTCTCGTGATTTACTTTATTTATTCCCAAAGAATAAGCCTAAAAAAGTATTTATAGAGGGATTTGGAGTATATGAAGTTAGGGATGTTATGAATAAAAGACATAAACATCGTATCGATATATTAATACATCCCAAAAATTCTAAGAGAATTAGTATAAGACATGTAAAAATTAAAATTCTTAAGTAGATTAATTATGGCTAAATTAAATTGTCCAAAATGTCCTGATTTTGATGGCTTTGCTATGTGTACTTCACAGCCCTTATCTAAAGTCGCATCATATGAATGGTGTCGTAAATATTTAGAAGGATTAGAAGAAGTTAATGGTACTATTACTTTATCCACTAATCTATTTTTAGGACTTTTACGAAAAGCTTATTTAGATGCTTATTATGGAGCTACACATATGGAATTTATGAGGGATATTAAGGATAAGGATTATCCATTACATGTAGATATTGATGACACTTCTACATTGGAGGAATTAGGTTTATTAGGTAATGATTAAAAAACTTATAATAATTAGTGGTGGTTTATTACTATTTGGTATAATAGAAAGTGTGCTTGCTGTACAGAATATGGAACTCGTTGAGTTTTGTAAAACGACAGCACTTATTGCACTTATCTTTTTAATTGTAATTGTTCTTATAGAATCTTAATTATGGTAAATGACACTCCAATAAAAGGTATTCAATGTCGTCTTAGAGATGCTTTGAATATAATTAATAACATTAAACTAAGTGATGTTAGTTCTATAGAAGAAATGGGAGAACTAGTAGAACTTAGAAAGGAATTTCAACCTCTTCACGATAAGTTTAACAAATTTTTAATTAAATAATATGAAGAATAATATTAAGCATGGTTTATTATTTTTAGGTGCATCTATTATATGTGCCATTCTGTTCCTATTTTTATGGAATACACAGATATTCGATGATATGATTAGTGACAAGGGATTTCTAACTTTAGAGGGATCCCCTAATGCTATAAGGATGGGTTTTTGCCATTGTGTTATTCAATGGGTTTTATTTATCGCGACTTTTGTCACCGCCATTACTGCTATATGTACATTTGGTGATAGGGAAGGAAACTATTCAAATGTAAATATTAAGAAAAAGTGGATTGTAATTCCTGGAATTATTATATTGTGTTGGTTTATAAGTCCTATTGGTGCTATAATAAAATTGTATAATAAGAATATTGAATATACTAATCAGCTAGACAAGCAACAGTATGCTCGTAAAATGTTCTTCGATAAATTATGGAAAGTGTATCTTCAGAAGTATGAAATTTGTGAATTAAATAAGAATACCTTCTTGGAAGTCACTAGTATGATTATGGAGGGAAGACATGATGGAGCACAAGTTACTTGGAAATGGCTTCAAGAGAATCAAAATATTCCTTATTCCGAATTTACTAAATTTTATGATGATTTATCTGGATTTGTAAATGGACAACGAGAAGAGTATTACAAGTTAGAAGAAGCATGCATGGAAACAGTAAGACAACAGAACTCGATGTTGGATTCTTTTCCTAATGTAATGTATAATAAGATACTTGGTATTCAGAAATTACAATATAATCCAGGATTTACTTCTACCCATACTGAACATGTGTTTAAAACTAAAAAGGAAGATATATAATGAATGAAGATGAGGTAGTAGAGGGTTGTGTTCCCTCAGCAGAAGTGGATTTTTTTGGAAATAATTCCAAAGACTCTATTCCTGATGCTAAATACTATTTAATACGTCCTGAAGATAGTAAGACAGTATATATAATGAAGGAGAAACCTGATTATAACAAGGGGCCTTTTTATAGAGCGTGTGCAAAGAACATGTCATATCTAGATACTTATTGTGTAGGTTTATTTGGCGTTCCATCTCTATGTAACAAAGGATATAATTTTCTATTTGTCATAGGATTAGTGCCAGATGAAAATTCAATAGCTTACATATTTGATGAGCCTAAGGAAAATAAAATGGATCTTAAAAAGGTTCTAGCTCGTACAGATACTTATAAGGTAGATAATGAAGTAGCTATCCATTATGAGCTTTTTGATTGGCATATTCCAACGTTACTTGATTCGAAGCCCTTCAGTACATATATACAAGAACATTATAAGCCTAAGGGTGAAGAGTCTCAAGCACTCCCTGCACCAGGTCCAACTAAGGAATCAAAGGGTACACCAGTAATTTTAAATAAACGTTTATTAATTTAATTAAGAATGAAAAGTATTAAAGAAGTAGTAGGTGCTTCAACTAAGGATTTAAAAGATTCTAGAGTTAGTAGTGCCTTAAAGAACATGGCAAGTGTCTCTGAACAGAATATTCAGAGCAAAGTGGTGGATTTCCGTAACAAGAGAATGAAGTTTGATTCTCTGTTAGACCTCGGAGACGACACTACTATGGATATTGCTTCCAAGATTAGAAGTATTGATCCAGTTAAATTCACTACAGATGTTAATGCTGCAGCTGAAGAATTAGTTATTCTTGCTCGCTCCATTAGTATTGACGTAGCAATTCATAATCAGCTATTCAGTGATAAGCCTATTAGTGGTCTTGATGCTGATGATATTGATGGTTTCGAGGACGCTATTTATCCAGTAAGACCTGAAGCATGAGCATAGAAACAAGGGTCATTAATATAATTAATGAAGAACTAGGTGTAGATGCTAAGAGTGAAGATACTTTCGATGATTTGTATGCAGACAGTCTTGATTTAGTAGAGATTATTACTGAGTGTGAACAGGAGTTTGGTTATCCTATCACAGATGATAAGGTTCAGAATCTAAAGACTGTTGGAGACTTAGTTAATCTTATTACTGATTTAGATAATAAAGATTATATAGAAAGTACTCAGGCTGATTTACAAGTAGATGAATAAATCTTATTTATATGATGATAAGTTAACTAAAGAACAAAAATACTTATTCTCTGAAATGAATGCCGCAATTGAGAAAATAGTAGATTCTTATATTATAGAAGGTTATTCTGAGAAGGAAGCTAAAAAGTTAACTTATGATAAAGTTATGACTATAATTAGCCGTAAATTTTGCGGTAAATATTAATTCAATTCACAATTATGATTCAATTAAGTAAAGGAGGTAACATCAACCTCGCTAAAGAAGCAAATGGTGTAACAGAGTTTTCAATTGGTTTGGGTTGGGATGTAGCATCCCAGGCAGGTGTAGAATTTGACTTGGATGTAGCTACTATTCCTTTGAATGCTCAGGATAAAGCAGTAGATCCTGACAATGGTTTCATTTTCTACAATAACCCAAATTGGAAAGATGCTATTAAGCATTCAGGTGATAACCGTACAGGTGCTGGTGCTGGAGATGATGAGACAATTGTAGTAGATACCACTAAGGTTCCTGCAGATGTTCAGAAAATTATCATCTTAGTTAATATTCATGATGCTAAGAATCGTCAGCAGAACTTTGGTATGGTTAACAATGCTTATTGCAACTTGTATGCTAAAGGTAATACTACTCCTCTGGCTAAGTTTGACCTCACTGAGGATGCAAGTATGTCTCGCTGTATTGTATTCTGTCAACTTTATCGCCACAATGGTGATTGGAAGTTCAAGGCTCTTGGAGAAGACAAGGGTAGCTATCAGAACGTTATCTATCGTGACATTCTTCGTGGCTATGGACTTATCTTGCCAGATGCCCCTGCTATTTAATTATTAATAATTAATTCGGTTTTAATTCTTGATTCTATAAGGGAGTATCTTTAATTAGGTACTCCCATTTTTAGTTAATTAGTAATTCACAATTATTTAATAAAGCTTTATGATTAATTTAAGTAAAGGTGGCAGAATCAATCTGTCTAAAGAGTCTAACAATGGTTTGAGTAAATTATTCTTTGGTTCAAACTGGGGAGCTATCAGACGTAAGGGTTTATTTGGCATTGGCGGTTCTATCGAGAAGGTAGATTTGGATTCTACTGTTCTTCTGTATGATGCCAATAAGAATTGTATTGGCGAAGTAGCTTATTACAATTTAAGTGCTCCAGGTATTCGTCATAGTGGTGATGATCGCTCAGGTGATACTAATGGTAATGATGGTCTTGATAATGAGACTATTGAGGTATGCTTGAATGAACTTGACCCACGTGTTGAGTATATTGCATTTACCCTCAATAACTTTACACATCAGACATTTGGTGAGATTCCTTATATGGGTCTTCGTATTTATACAGGTGACCGAGTACAGAGAAACACTAACACTCCTGTAAATGTCTTAGCTAAGTTTAACCTTGAAGACGGTAAGGAAGGTACTAAGATTTCTGATAAGCAGGCAGTTATCCTTGGTGTTGCCTATAAGAAGGATGGCGAATGGCGCTTTAAGGCAGTTGGTGAGTTCGGAGGTTGGACTTCAATTGATGCTATGAAGCGTCCAACAATTGCATTTCTTTAATTAATTATAATAACAGAAAAAATGACAGATATAAATTACGGTCTTAGCTTAACAGAAGTAGAAGATTCACGTGCTAGACATGGCATTAATGTATTGACACCTCCGAAGAGAGATGCTTGGTATGTAATGTTACTTGATGGATTTAAAGACCCACTTATTGTAATATTACTTATTGCAGCTGCAGTATCTATTGCCTTAGGATTTGTAAAGGGTGAATTTACAGAGCCTATTGGTATTATTGTAGCCATTGCTTTAGCTGTAGGTATTGGTTTTTGGAATACCTGGTCAGCAGCTAAAAAGTTTGACCTTCTTTTAACTAGTAGTGATGATACTCTAGTTAAGGTAAGACGAGATAATGGAGTAATTCAAGTAGCTCGTAAAGACTTAGTTGTGGGGGATATTGTAATACTTGAAGCTGGTGAAGAAGTTCCTGCCGATATTATTGTTAGGGAATATAGCAATTTGAAAGTAAGTGAAGCTTCTTTAACTGGAGAAACAAATCCTGTAACTAAAACTAATTTTGAATCAGAGACTGCTACCTATCCTACAAATAGAATTTATAAAAGCACTATTGTAGCTGAGGGTACTTGTGTAGGTGAAGTATTTGCAGTAGGAGATGAAACAGAAGTAGGTAAGACTGCTAGAGAAGCATCTTCTATTACTGATGTAGAAACACCTCTTAATAAACAGCTTAATGGATTAGCTAGCTTAATTAATAAGATAGCATTCACAGCTGCAGGTATCCTTATTGTATCCCTTGCTATACGTTATATATTTATAGAGCAGGGATATGTAGGCAAAGACACTATTGATATTGTAAATGATTGCTTACAATTCTTAATGATTGCAGTAGCTCTTATTGTAGTAGCAGTACCAGAAGGTTTACCTATGGCGGTAACTCTTGCCCTTGCTTATTCTATGAAGAGAATGGCTAAAGCTAATAATCTTATTAGAAAGATGCATGCTTGTGAAACTCTCGGTGCTACAACTCTTATTCTTACTGATAAGACAGGAACTCTTACAGAGAATAAAATGAAAGTAGTATTCCAGGACTTTACAGATAGAAATGCTGTCATAAATAATATTGTACTTAATTCTACTGCTAATCTTAGTCCTGCAGGAGAAGTAGTAGGAAATCCTACAGAGGGTGCTTGTCTGCAATATGTACAAAAATCAGTTGATATCACTGATAAAAGAAATAAAACTCATATAACAGGTAGAGTAGAATTTAATTCTAAGAATAAATATATGATTACTAGTGATGGAGCAGTTACTTATATTAAGGGAGCTCCAGAAATAGTAATGAATTTCTGCTCTAATGAGAACATACCTAATTTTGCAGAACAACAATCTAAAGGCAGAAGATGTATTGCTTTTGCACACAAGATTGGTTCTGATATAAATACCCTCTCAGACTTCATATGGGATGGCTACGTAGCTATCGAAGACCCAGTAAGAAGTAATGTACCTGATGCAATTCAGGCTGCTAGAAACGCAGGAATTAAAGTTAAGATTGTGACAGGTGATAATCCTGAAACAGCTGCTTCTATCGCTGCTCAAGCTAATATCTCTCAGACTCCTAACACAATGCTTGGTAAGGAAGTCGAAGCTCAGACAGATACTAATTTACGTAAAGTAGATGTATTTGCCAGAACTAAACCTGAAGACAAGCAGACACTTGTTAAGAGATTCCAGAGAATGGGAGAAGTAGTAGCTGTAACTGGTGATGGAACTAATGATTCAGCTGCTCTTAACCAAGCTGAAGTAGGTGTAGCTATGAATAATGGTACTGATATTGCTAAGAATGCAGCTGATGTTATTCTTCTTGATAATTCATTCCCTTCTGTTATCTTAGGAGTTAAGTGGGGAAGAAGCTTGTATAAGAATATTCAGCACTTTATTCTCTTCCAGCTTACTGTAAATGTTGTAGCTATTGGTATTGCTTGTGTAGGTCCATTTATTGGGGTAGACTTACCATTTACTGTTATCCAAATGCTATGGGTTAACTTAATTATGGATACTTTTGCTGCTCTAGCATTAGCTACAGAACCAGCTAATGAAGCAGTAATGTCTGAACAGCCACGTGATCCTAAGGCATTTATTATCACAAAGAGAATGTGGTATGAAATCTTTGGTGTAGGTATTTTGTATTTCGGCATATTATTATATTTGCTGATTAGTAATACATGTAGCCTTACAGAGTTCTTCACTATCTTTGTTATGTTACAATTCTGGAACTTGTTTAATGCAAGAGTATTTGGACAAGACAGAAGTATCTTTAATGGTTTGTTAAGTAATCCTGCATTTATTGGAATATGTTTGGTTATATTTATTGGTCAAATTTTGATAGTTCAATTTGGTGGCGATGTGTTCAGAACAGAGCCATTAAGTATTGAAACATGGTTGGAGATTGTAGGTCTTACTGCAATTGTACCAGTTTGTAGAGAACTCCTGTATTGGGCTAAAAAGTTATTCAAGTAATTAACGAGAGAGGACTGGTTAATAGCTAGCCCTCTCTATAAATATTAGATTATGATTGTACTTAATATTGGAACCTTTATTATTACAATACTAGTTTGGTTTATAATTGGTATTGTATTAGGTTTATGGTTTCGATGGAAAAAGAAACATAAATGATTAAATTTAAGCCATTAAGTAGTCGAAACGAGAATTGGATTTATCAGCCTGATTTTTATTTGCATGGTAAATTGTCTACTAATTATGAAACTGATGCAGTAGTTATGCAGGATGATGTATTTCATACTCGAATATCTAAATATTATCGAGAGGGAGTAGGTTTAGCTCCAACATTCCTAGATATTCCAGAAGGCAAACATTTATGTGAAGTTGATGGGATATTATGTGCTATTTTTGTTTGGAAGAAGATAGTATTTTGTAAAGGAGGTTGGGTTGGTGACCTAGGATACAGTGGTCCATTTGATGTTTGGTTGCGACAAATAGGACTTATTGTAGATATTACAGATAAAGAAGGAGTACTTGATGCTCAAAATAAATTTAATAATAGAGAATCTTTTATATGAAATTTGAAGTAACTTATTTTGATTCTTTAAAAAACAAAGAACAAACCATTAGACTTACAGGTATTAATGAAGCTAAAGTAAAAGAAAACTTCATTAGTAGCTATGATCAGAAACGTTATCCATTTAAATCTATTAGAGCTATTTGAATGTTTATAGATATTCTAGGAGTAGCTTTGGTCTTTTTATTAGTATATTTAGTTATATTTAAACTTGACTGAAGATAAAGCTAAGGCAGCTGGTGAAATATTAAATAAAATGGCACTAGCTAGGAACTTAATGCAACATGAATGTAGATCTGATATACCTGATTATTATATAAAGAGCATAAAACAATTAGTTAGTTCTGATGATGGATTTAGGTCAGGATTTTATAAAATAATGTCTGCATTAGGTTCTAAATATTTAGATAGATATAAAAGCATACTTAATAGTTTATAATTATGGTAATTAGAGGTATATTTACAAATACTAAATTAAGTCCTACTAGAATGAATTCAGAAACTACTGTACCTTATATAGTAGCTAATGAGTGTCCTGGGCTTAAAAGAGGTGATTTAGTACAACTTGTAGGTTATGACAGTAAGTTTCAAGTTGTCTGGACTTATGCAAGTTCTAGAGAACAAGAAAGTTATGAGACGGTAACAATTTCTGAGATTAATGGTAAACAAATTAATACTATAGGTAAAAATATTTCAAGTATGGAACAATTTGGAAATATGAATGTTGATAATGTCTTTGGAGATTTAACTAAAGACATGTATAATGAGTTTATGCCACAAGCTGAGGAGAGTGCTAGAATCAGTATCACTGATGGTGTTCTTTGTTTTAAGAATAGCGATGGTGCATACGTAGGCGTCTCTCCAGCAGGTAAACTCAAGAAGTATAAGATGACTTTCCCTATGCCTTGTATTTACAATATTAGCAAGAACTCTGATCAGATTGTAATCGGAGATATTGTAAAGTCAGGCAGGTCTTATGGTGTAGTTAAGACTAAGGCAGAAGATGGTTCTATCAAGATTATGAACTTTAATGGCAATATTAATAATAAGATTGCTATTGAAGATGAATTGATGGGTTCTGCAACATTTAGAGTTATTGTCAATCCATTTAACTTTGATTCTTCTAATGGATTTAATCCACTCGCTCTTGCTTATATGAGTGGAAATAAATTTGATGTTAAGAATCTGCTTATGATGTCTGCTATGAATGGTGGTGGACTATTTAATAATGCAGGTAAGGGGTTCAATCCTATGATGCTTATGGCTCTCGCTGATAATAATAGTTCTGACTTTATGACTATGATGATGATGAGTCAGCTTATGGGAGGTGGTAATATGTTTGGCAATATGTTTGGTGCGGCAAACAAACCTGCTACTGAAACTTCAGAACCATCGGAATTAGATAAAATTAATGCTAAGGTAGATGCACTTACAGATAATGTAAATGCTTTAGTTAGTGCATTAGCTAGTAATATTAAATCACAAGCAAAGGAGGAAGCATAATGGGATGTGGTAGTTATTCGTATAATGATGCTTTAACTAGAAGTCGTAGTTATAAAAGCCAGTCTATTGAGAAAACCTTTAGCCAGAAGAAGTTAGACCCTGAAATGAATCCTCTTAACATTAATTTCAGAGAGTCTTGTGATTCTGAAGAACACCCAGAATCATTCCCTATCATTATTGCTTTGGATGAGACTGGTTCTATGGGTAAAGTGCCTAAATACCTTATTGATAATACTTTACCAGATTGTGTAGCTAGTATTATGAAGGCAGGTATTGATAATCCTCAAATCTGTTTTATGGCATTTGGCGATGTAGAGGACTGTTATGAAGAGGCTCCTTTACAAGTAGGACAGTTTGAATCAAGTGATGAGCTTATGGAGAAATGGCTTCGTAAAGTTGATCTTGAAGGTAAAGGAGGTGGCAACGGAGGAGAAGACCCTCATATGTGTTGGTACTTCGCTGCTAATCACATTAAGACTGATGCCTTAGAGAAAAGAGGTATTAAAGGCTGTTTAATCACAATTAGTGATGAGCCAATTCATAAAACTCTTCCTAAAGAAGCGGTAACTCATTATATAGGTGATGAGTGTGGTGAAGATTTAGCTACCTCTTTCATTTACAGAGAGTGCGCTGAGAAGTGGGATATTTATCACATTCATGTAGAACATGATGGTTATTATAGTGTAGAAAGGGTTTCAGATAGTTGGAAGCCTTATGTAGGAGACAATCTTATTATTTCAGATAAAGAGCATGTAGGTGAATCTATTGCTCGTATTGTTTCTAACAGTTATGGACAGCAAACAAATTCGTAATCAAATAGTACTTGGATCTCTATTTGGTGATGAGGGTAAGGGTAATGTAGTACAGTGGCTATGTATGAATAGTTACAAACCTGTTGTCATCAGATTTAGTGGAGGTCCACAAGCCGGTCATCGTGTGGTTTATAAAGGTAAATCACACGTATGTTCTTCTTGGGGAAGCGGTGTTTTGCTAGGAGTACCAACTTGCTTATATAAGGAAGTATTCATTGACCCAATATGTATTTATAATGAATATAAAGTCTTAGTTAGTGAGGGTATTGAAGTTCCTAAGTTATATATAAATCCTAACTGTAGAGTTATTACACCTTATGATGTATTAGCTGACTCTATGGATGGACGAGTGAAGTATAATGGAACTTGTGGTAAAGGTATACATGCTTGTTTTAAAAGAAACAAAGATAATGTAACTTATAGTGCTCGTATGTGTCCTTATACAGATGAATATGCAGATGTAGCTTTACAGACTGTAAGAGATTATCATAATCTAGAACGGGACACTAAACTAGATGATCTTTTTAAAGAGGCTTGTACCTTTATTAAAGAACATCCTGAGACTTTTATAATCGGAACTTATTATCCTGATGAGGTTGATACTGTTATTTGGGAGGGTTCACAAGGTCTTCTTCTAGATATGGAAAGAGGATTTATGCCTCACTGTACTCCTAGTAAAGTAGGATTAAATGGAATCCCAGAGAAGTGTCTAGAAAATGCAGAAGTATACTTAGTTATGCGTCCATATTTAACTAGACATGGAAATGGATATAATCCTTATTCTATGGACTTAGGAATGTATTTTACTCTAGAAGAACCATCAAATACTAATGATGGACCACAAGGAGAGTTTAAAACAGGTCCTTTTGACTATCCTTTGTTTAAAAGAGCTGTAGAAAGACATTGTTTAGATAATTACCATGAAACTTATCATTGTAAATTTAACATTGTCATAACTCATTGGGATTGCCTTAAGACTAAGTACATTCCTACTATATGTGATTATCAAGATAAATCTCCAAGAATTATCGGTATAATACGTTTTATAGAACAATTGCGTACAAGTAATTGTATTATAAATGATATATATCTAGGAAAGTCTGAAGATTCTGATATTAAAGAATTATGAGTTTTGGAGAGTTACTTATTATAGGACTTATTTGCATAGTAATATATCTTGCAAGTTGCTTCTACATTAGTTATCGCATGGACTTTAAGAAAGTAGAAATAAATTTGCTAACTTTATTTATAGTATTATGCCCTCTAATAAATACTATATGTGCTCTGTATTTCGTACATAAGAATTCAGATTATAAGAAATCTATTGAAAAATTATTTAATGACTGATTCTGAAACTTTAAAAGACATAAGTAAACAGATAGCTGATCTATTAGTTAAACAAAGTGAGATACAAGATACAATATTGAAGGCTGAATTATCCAAAAATAGATATAGATATTGTGATTATGGTGAAGACATGTATTGGTATAAAATCATTTCGGTTAATGAATGTAACTGTACTGTTCTAGAATTACACTTGAGAGAATCTAACAAATTTGGTTCTATTTCATATTGCGAAGAATCTTTAACTTTGGCTAGTAGAGGAGATATAATTACAGAGCAAGAATTTATTGATAAATATAATGAATTTATTAACAAGATTAAATTATGAATACAGATAATTATTTTAGTGAGACAACACCTACAAATAGTCATCCATCTGTAAAGTAGTGTGATTATTTAGGTAGAGAGCATTTCTTAATCTCTGTTTAGAATTTTTAACATTTCTTAACTTGGAGAGAAGGAAATGCTCTTATATTGTTCTCGTAGAGAACTTGCCGTTTAAGGCAAAGACTATCTATATGGGTAGTACTATAAATATATATTTAATATTTATTAACTATTTAAATTCAGTAATTCAATATACTGTTGACTTGTTAAGTTAATAAATAATTAATTAAAGAATTATATTCAATTTGGGCTCGTAGTTCAGCTGGCTAGAACGCTACTTTTGCAAGGTAGATGTCGTGGGTTCGAGTCCCACCGTGGTCCACTAATAAATATGCGAGATTAGTGTAGCTGAAGGCGCATATCTGGCTTCCAACCAGAAGGCTTGCGTGGGTTTGATTCCCACATCTCGCACGATGTTTACTTCTTCTTCCTTCTATACAATTAGATTATTTAATTAACAATTAAATTTTAAACTGTATGAAAAGAATTATCAAATCATGGTGGAAAGGAATGAAAACTGTAGCAGCTTGGTATGATGTTAGAGATTATCGAGTATTGCCTTTTACAGTAATCTAATTAGATTTCTACTAGTAAGTGCCAAATGGGTACTTACTGATGTTGGGAGAGTAAATTTAAATATATGCCTCTTATTTCTAAGGTTCATTGCCTTCTCGAAAAGAAATGTGTACACAAGAGGCGCCTGGAGTATTAAGCCCTGTTGGTAAGGGAACTAGACTGTCACTCTAGTAAAACTAAGGGTTCGAGTCCCTTATATTCCGCAAATAATGGAGAGGACCTAGCATTTAACTAGGCGGTTGTTAGAGGTAGCGGTGGCAATCCACGTGTATGCCTGATAGCTCAATGTATTATTAGAATATGGTCACGATAGTTTGCCCGTCTAATGCCATATTCGCCTTTATTCTAGCTTCAATAGCACAGTGGTAGTGCAGCTCACTTGTAATGAGCAGGTCGTGGGTTCAAATCCTACTTGAAGCTCTTTATTTATATTTGGGGTGAGTGAAACGGCTTACACGTCTGTCTCATAAGCAGAAAATAGTGGGTTCAACTCCCACACCCCGAACAAAATTGTCTAGTATGTGAAGTGGTCAACCACAGCAAACTGTAAATTTGCCGCTATTTAGCTTCGGGAGTTCGAATCTCTCCTAGACAACTAATTAATAAAGTAGAGAACTAGTAATGGTAGAGAATAAGATCCTATTACAAAGTCAACCTACTTATAGTATATAGCTCATCTATTAATTTAGGTGAGCTATTTTTGTATAGATTAATACTTAACAGATTAAAAGAAATGAACAAACTTGAAAAATGGTTATGGACTAATTGTACATTAAAAGACAATGGACAGACTAGTAATTCTTTATATTTCTATTATAGAAACTTAGAGATTAGATATTCAGACCATATGGCAAAGCAAAGTACTGGAGATTTACAAATAATTAAGTCCTCTGTATTTGATTCTATTAACTATGCTGTATTTATAAGAGGAAGTGCTAAGATTATGATAATTAATGCTTCTAATACTATAGATTTTATAATACACTATGCACAAGTTAATGAATTATTAAATACTTCGGCTATAACATTTACTGATGCTGTTAAGAAAGATGAATTAATTTTACCAGAAACTTTATATATACCAAGACCTATAAGGGATTCTGCAACAAATAAGATATTTAAAAAGAAAGAAGAGTACTGGTCAAATTCAGAAATAAAATGTCTTAAGCAAGCAATCATGCAATATTTTAAGCAATCTTGTGGATTTAATACCGTGTTTACTAAATATCTAAAAGAGAATAAAGTAAGTTTTATACAGGCTATAAATTTATATAAGATATTAATCTTCAGTAATAAAACTCCGTTTAGTGGAGGAAATCTTAGTAAAGTATATAATTATATAAAAAGTTTGGAATCTACTGAAGCACCGGAAATTTCAAAAATAAAATTAAATGATAGTTCAACAAGTTAGATGTGTTAATTATAATCTGTATATTACGGGTTTAGTTCCCACTTCAGAATGGGAAGGTACAATAGTTTATAGAACACATAAAGATGGACAGATAAATAAGTTTGTAGAGAAGTATGTTAAAGACACTCAACATGATAATTGTGTCATTACAGCAACTAGATTTATACCTATTGATTATTTATATAACTTTGTATACAATAATGTAGAAGTTAAGGGAAAATCTTTTAAACTACAAGAAGTTCTTATAGATAATTTAGATACGCCACAAAAACCATTAGGAGGTAATTTCGGATGATATTTAAACTAAATTCAGAGGGATTTATCCTTGATTGGGACGAAGCTACTCTAGAAGAAAAAGATGCAATGATTAAAGCTATTGAATTAGCTAGAACTGCATATATATTTGAAACTCGGAGAATAATAAAGAGTTCAGAGGATGCTAAAGATTGTAGTTCTCAAGTACAAGAATTAATACCTTTTATAGGACACAAATGTAAATCACATGATATAGTAGGTGTGTTTAAGGGTATAGAAGAAACTTGGGAGGACTATTATTATATTATAGAATTAGAAGATGGTAGATTAAAGTATAATACAATGGTAGATACTATTGAATTTATTGATTAACAATTATTAACTACTAAGTAATTAAATATTATATATCATAGGAACATGAATAACGTATTTTTTAAAGATGGGTTTCTTACATCAACAGAAGCCCAAAACATTTGTAATGTAGCTAACGAAATTATTGCAAGATTAACAGAACATCTTAATTCTGTTCAATTTTACAATACTTCCATAACTAGTATTGTATCTTCAGATAATGAAATACATGCAGGTATTGGTATTAGAAATGTGTCTTGGATTCAAGATGAAATAGTAACAATAGGTCAGTATAACTCTTTGATTGCTTGGCTTAAAGAAGCTATTAAAAATAAGGAGGAAGCACTTGGTGAATTATCAAGTACACGTATTCAAGATTGGTCAGAATATGAATATTATCCTGCTCCTGAATCTCCAAGTAAAGAGGCTACAGTGACTAAGGAGGATGTAATTAGAAACTTAGGAGCTACAGAACTTAATAAATATTTTACTTTGCAGTCTAAAGCTGCTGCTATTGGTAAATTTATACATGAAGGTGGTAGCGTTTCTAGAGCTAAGGTAATGTTAGGTAAGGTACTTGCTGAACCAAATAAGATTAGTGGAGCCGGTAGAGATACTGTAGTATACAAATATACACCTTCTGTAAATGTTGATGATGTAGATGGTATGTTCTTATCTTTAATGTCTGAACATAGAAATTTAAATGCTCAACTTAATAGTATTAAAGCTGATGCTATTGAAAAGGCAAATAAACAGAATATAGCTAATGAGCAGGAGTATCAGAAAGCTAGAACTGCTTATTCTAAAGAATATAATGATTGGCTTGACAAAAATGAAGATTTACAGTCAAGATTTAATCAATATATAATTACTGAGAAAGAAAAGATTAGTAAACTTAAAATTAATGTTCCGGATTCTTTGATGGAAACATATAAGTCTATTAAGGCTTTACTTACTGAGTAATTAATAAGAATAGATTAAGGATTAGCATTAAATATATTACAGGAAAATAATATAATTTGTTGCGGGATTGTCGCAATACCACATATTAGGTATGTTTAATGGTCGTTTCCACACATATTTTTATTTATAAGTATCACCTAAAACATAATCAGGTTAAAAGCATTATGTGGTGTTACTTGGTCTAAGTCTAAGTCTAAGTCGTGGGAACGAGTCTAAAGCTAAGACACATTCTAAGTCTATGCTGCTAATCCTTATGATATTCTTTAGTTTGTCCTATGTTTCTTTAAACTGTAGGTGCTTCTATAATTAAGATTATAGTGACTTTTAATTCCTATACTTTTCAAGATGAGAAATCGGGAGGTTGATTTCCTACAATCAAGGGGTGGAGAAACTCTCCACCCTTTATTATTTAATTTAATTTATTTAATTATGAAGAAATTATTTGTTTTTGCTTTCGCAATCATTGCCCTCTGTTCAAGTTGTGGTAATGGTTGTTCTAGGACAACAGGCAGTGTAGATTCTACATCTGTCGATACTTGTGATACAGTAGATTCTGCTAAGGTTGATACTGTAAATTCTGTAGATAGCACATCATTTTCTATGGTGTGTCCTGATTAAGCTACTCTGAAAGGGGTAGCTCTTTTTATTTATTTATGTTAGAACCAAAAGTAATTAATTCGGAAGATGCCTACAGAGGTAGCTTAGAAGACCAAAAAAAGGATATTCTGAGTAATTTTCATTTTGAACAAGTAGCTATGATTATGGCTTCTCCATGTTTGCCTATCTATAAGAATGAAGAGGAGCCAGAAATCATTGGATATGAACCTTGGAAAATACTTACAAAGCATGAATTCAGGGTACCCAATGTTTACGATTTGTATTGCTGTGCAGAAAAATTACTAGATGATGTAATTAAAGAAGTACATAAAAACCCTAAAAGTAATTATCAGGGTATAGCCTCAGGTCCATTTAAAGTAACTTATTTATATGGTAATTTAACTCTTGACTTCGTAGTAGAATCATGGGGAAATTATTAACCATATATACAGATGGAGCTTGTCAAGTGTCTACAGGTAATGGAGGTGTTGGAGTTGTATTTATTAAAGATAATGAAGTAATTTATCAATTTAATAAACACTTCAAAAATGTAACTAATAATCAAATGGAGATAATGGCTGTTATTTATGCTTTACATGCCATTAGTACAAACTTTGATTCCATTACTGTGGTATCTGATTCACAATACGTTCTAGGATGTATAAATAAAGGATGGAGACGCAAGAAGAATCAGAATTATTGGCAGCTGTTTGATAAAGTATATAATAAAGCTAAAGAGTTCTGTTCAGACATAAAATTTGAATGGACAAAAGGACATAACATAGATGAATATAATAATCTAGCAGATAGATTGGCTGTGGAAGCTAGTCATTTTGCAGATTAGTTAGATTACAATTAAATATTCTAATTAATTTGAAAATGAAAGCAAAGCATAAGCGTGAGTGGTTACAGATGAAGCAGAATTGGTGGGCAAAATTGCCAGCTTCAGTACAGAAGGCAACAACTAAACCAGGTTCGGTAAAGACTCGATGATTATCTTAATTATTGTTTTAGTATGTCTTATATTATTAAATCCTTATATAGACGTACAACAAGATAAGATAATTATTTGGTATAATTGGTTTACTGAAAGAAAACACTATATTTTATGGAGACCCCAAAATTCTTGAGAAAGTATAAATTAGTTTTTAAGGTTATTAAATATGTCATTGGTTTTGTAGCCATGATATACTTAATAAGTATGTGTACCTATCTAATTAGTAGTGAGAGTACATTTTGTTGCATTATGGGTATGCTAATATTAGCAACTATGGCTGTGTTAGTAATTACCTTAGTTGTTGAAAGTGTTGATAAATTAAAAAGTTTATTTAAATGAGAAAAGTCTTTTTATTTGCGAGTGCTTTAATGTTGTCATTAAGCTTTACTAGTTGTGAACGTATTGATGCTGGTTGTGAAGGTATCTTAGTTAATCTCTATGGCTCTGAAAGAGGTGTAGATGATGTATCTATGGTAACTGGACGAGTATTCTACAATCCAGCTACTCAGGAAGTATATGAGTATCCTACTTATGTTCAGACTATTGACTATGAGCCATTTACAATTAATGCTAAGGATGGTTCTGAATTTAAAGTTGATCCAAATGTCAATCTTAAAGTTAAAGACGGTGCCGCCCCAAAGGTATTTCGTAAGTATCGCAAAGAATTAACTGATGTAATTAATGGTCCTGTATTTAAGTATGTAAAGGATGCTTGCCGCATTGAGATTAATAAATTTACTACAGACCAGATTGTGTCAAATCGTGAAGCTGTAGAACAAGCGATTGAGAAGCGTCTTTCTAAACTTCTTGACAAGGAAGGATTTGTACTTGACCAGTTTACTAGTGGTTTGCAATATCCTAAGACTATTGTAGAAGCTGTAGATGCTAAGAACAGAGCTATTCAGTTAGCACAGAAAGCAGCTAATGAAGTACAAGTAGCTGAGGCAGAGGCAAAGAAGAAGATTGTAGTAGCTGAAGCAGAAGCTAAAGCTAATGCCATTGTAAATGCCTCTCTTACACCATTGCTTGTTAAGAAACAGTGGATTGAAGCTTGGGACGGACATCTTCCTAAAGTTACAGGTAACGCATCAACATTAGTAGGACTTGATAATTAATTTATTATGTTTGGTTTATTTATATTCTGTTTAGTTGTAGCAGCTATTGAATTTATGCTTGTCATAGATTTAAAGCCAAAGGTAGGGATTCCTCTTTATGCATTTATAATAGCATTATTACTGTTATTTGTTCCTGTACTTAACATCATAGAAGTAATAGTATTTGGTGTATTATTAACTATTTGGTGTCATGATGGGCGGAGCCTTGCAGGTTCTAATCCAGTTTCTAAATTCTTCAAAATGCTTAACCGAGATATTTAAATGATAATTCAAGGTAATTTTTATCGAATTGAACCAATAAATGATAATTCTCCACTATGGGATTTGTATTTGCTTAGAAAAGTAAATAGTAAAACTAATCCTAGAGAAGAATTTCAATTAGAGGGCTACGGTATGCCTTTAGATTCTGCTATTGGTAGAATAATTAGATATGCTATTAATAGCAAATATGGAAAAGATGAGATTACGACCTTGAAAGAATATTTAAATGTTTTCAAGCAAATTCAAGAGGAGATCTATAAAGAAGTCGGAAGATAACTATTCAGACCTATTTAATAAAATAAATAGTTTGTGTGATTGTTTAAATACAATATATCATACAAATTCTGGAGGTTGTTGTTATGTAGCCTATGTAATAGCGGAAATACTTGAAAGAGAAGGTATCCCGTTTGAAGTATTAGTTTCCGAACCTTGCTATGAAGATGATGACTATCCTGATGATTTTGAAGATTTAAATGATTCAGTATACCATATATGTCTAGAGGCTAAACCTATTAAGGATACATATAAAATTAATGTGGGTGAATATAGTGATGAAGAATATTTTCACTATAGTAATGTCACTTCACAAGATATATACAACTTCTATACTGATAATATTTGGAACTCTTTTTATGAAATTGCTAAAAATAAGTTTATTAAATATATAATTAATTTAATATATGACAACTTCAGTAGCGATTTACGAGAAGGAAGGTCAGATAGTTCAAACACATAATTCTTTTATTTATGAAGATTCTATCTATAAGGTATTTAAAGGTGGAATTTCTTTATTTGAAGAAAAACAATATAGTACTAATAAACCTTTGAAACTTAAAAAGAAAGACTTTATAAATAGGAAGAAAAAAGC